TCCTGTGTCGCCTGTAGCTCCTGTATCACCAGTTGCTCCAGTGTCTCCTGTTGCTCCTGTGTCTCCAGTAGCACCTGTGTCTCCAGTAGCACCTGTATCTCCTGTTGCTCCTGTGTCTCCAGTAGCACCTGTATCGCCTGTAGCTCCAGTATCGCCTGTTACACCAGTGTCGCCTGTTACACCAGTTGCTCCTGTATCACCTGTTGCTCCTGTGTCTCCTGTTGCTCCTGTATCGCCTGTAGCTCCTGTATCACCAGTTGCTCCTGTGTCTCCTGTTGCTCCTGTATCGCCTGTAGCTCCTGTATCACCTGTTGCTCCTGTATCACCAGTTGCTCCCGTGTCTCCTGTTGCTCCTGTATCACCAGTTGCTCCCGTGTCTCCTGTTGCTCCTGTATCGCCTGTTGCTCCTGTTGCTCCAGTGTCTCCTGTGGCACCTGTATCGCCAGTTGCTCCCGTGTCGCCTGTAGCACCTGTATCGCCAGTTGCTCCTGTTGCTCCTGTATCACCTGTTGCTCCTGTGTCTCCTGTTGCTCCTGTATCACCAGTTGATCCTGTATCACCCGTATCCCCTGTTGCTCCTGTATCACCCGTAGCCCCAGTATCACCCGTTGCTCCTGTATCACCTGTTGCTCCAGTTGCTCCTGTGTCTCCTGTGGCACCTGTATCGCCAGTTGCTCCCGTGTCGCCTGTAGCACCTGTATCGCCAGTTGCTCCTGTAGCACCAGTATCACCAGTTGCTCCTGTAGCACCAGTATCACCAGTTGCTCCAGTATCACCAGTTGCTCCAGTATCACCAGTTACTCCAGTGTCTCCTGTTGCTCCTGTATCTCCAGTTGCTCCTGTATCGCCAGTTGCTCCTGTGTCTCCCGTTGCTCCTGTATCACCAGTTACCCCAGTGTCTCCTGTTGCTCCTGTATCGCCAGTTGCTCCTGTGTCTCCCGTTGCTCCAGTATCACCTGTTGCTCCAGTGTCGCCAGTTGCTCCTGTGTCACCTGTAGCTCCAGTATCACCAGTAGCACCCGTATCACCAGTTGCTCCCGTATTACCAATTCCACCAGTCTGGTAGATTCTGATATTATCAACTAGAACTGGCGGTGAGGATACAGTTACAGAATACATGTCCAGTCCAAATCCAGCATAGGAAGGATATCCAGTATAATAGTCACCTGCTAAAAGGATAGATACCACGACTCCATTAATATAGAAATACCCCTGTTGGGTATTTGCGTAGATTGCAAAGATGTCTCCTGGACTGAAAGAGACTGATGGAACGGTTGGAGTTCCATTGTCTGTTGAAAAATAGATAGTATTTCCACCATAAATCTCACCTTTCATAAAAGAATTACCAATGCCAAAAGCAAATACAAAATCACCTGATGAAACAGAACCTACATCAGGAAGCGTACATTGACAATAGAGGCCATTACTATACATATCGTATTTTTCAACTGTGGTAACACTTTCACCACCCGCATTGAGAAGAACAGATGTAGGTGATACAATGGTAGGACTTCCTCCACTGGGTATTAAGGTCATAACTGTTGATCCTGTAGGTCCTGTAGATCCAGTATCGCCTGTAGATCCAGTATTGCCTGTTGCTCCCGTGTATCCTGTTGGTCCTGTTGGTCCTGTAGATCCAGTATTTCCTGTTGCTCCCGTGTATCCTGTTGGCCCAGTTGGTCCTGTATCACCAGTGTCTCCTGTTACTCCTGTTGCTCCTGTTGCTCCTGTTACTCCTGTAGCACCTGTTGGGCCAGTAGAACCAGTAGCTCCTGTATATCCAGTTGGACCAGTTGGACCAACAATCCTCCCTACATTATTAAATATTCCATGGCCAGACGAAAAGGGGTTGATATTTTGAAAGAATGCGACTGGAGTTCCATGAGCTGTCGCCGTCTGAATTCCTCTAGTATCTGCTAAATATGCTGAAGGACTTGCTACATTAAAGAGTGCCTGGGTATAAGGTATAACCGAATAGGGTTGCGTTGGAATAGGAATATTCGATACATCAACAGGATAAACTACTGAATTTGTAACTCGAACATTTGTCATATATCCGTCTAAAAAATTACCAGCAGAACCTGGCGTTGAATACCAGGCTCCAATGGTATCAACCGCATTTGAAAAATTAAAAGGAATACCATAACTATCTATATCATTATATTCAGTCAAACACTTTACTCCATTGATCCACATTGTAAAATTATTCGATGAAACTGAACTATCACGCGATAATACGACATTATACCACTTGCCAGGTATAAATTTATTAATACCAATAGGCATTTCAGGTGAATGGGGCAAAAGGAAATAAATTGCTCCAGAATTATAGGCCCTGAGTTCAATTGTATCTTGATTCGTTGGAAAATCCAAGTAAGTAAATAATTGAAGAGGAGCGTAAGAACTAGGAGGAGTTCCTGAAAAACTCGAACCAATTAATCCTTCTTGATTCGTCACTGTATTAAAATTAACCCAAAACTCTACAGTAAAATTTTGTATTCCCAATGAAACACCTGGACTAAAAGAGACATATTCACCGCTCGCAGTTGTAAATCCTATACTCCCACCTGCCGGCCCTTGATACACCTGTAAGTCCCCAATATCTTCCTGAATAATACCATCGCCATAAATCAGACCAGATACATCATAATTCGCAAGACCTGACGCATCTGGAACAGATCCAACTATGATAGTTCCATGAAGACCCATTTGGCCTGTTGGCCCTGTATAACCTGTTGCCCCTGTGTAACCTGTTGCTCCCGTAGGGCCAGTAGACCCTGTATAACCTGTTGCCCCTGTATATCCTGTTGGGCCAGTATCACCAGTAGCACCTGTTGGTCCTGTAGCCCCTGTTGGTCCAGTTGCTCCTGTATATCCAGTGCCTCCTGATCCTCCCCCGCCTCCAGATGCGGCTTGATCATAGATGAATCGACCAAGAATGGAATCAGTGAATGTAATTGTTGGCGGTGAATCAACTGCTGTCAAAGCTGCCAGACCATTGGCATTCAATTCAAAGATATAGCCATTCGCAAATTGAACAGGCCTCCCCCCTCCCCCAGTTGGATCAATGACCGCATTGTATCCACTCACATCTTCCATTTTAACGGTAGCACTTTGCCCATCGCCTGCTACAGAATCGATACTATAGATACGAAATACATATCCGTCAATCGCATCTGTCGTCCACATTCCAACATTTATGGATGTCAAATCATAATAATTTGCTGTACCATTGTAGTATTGGCCGGGATAATTCGCAGCTGGAATTGAAATATCTACCGTGTATACATTTGGAATCCCAGAGTCACTTACTGCCCCGTAGTACACCAATAAACATAAAGGTGGACTTAGGGGCGGCGTTATTGGCATATCTAATTAAAAACACTTAAATAAAGAATACTTGAATTCGCATTAAGATTAGGGCTTTGAAAAGGGCTTCCAACAATTGTTATTGAAAGCCTCCAATTTGACCCATTACGATCAAGAACAGTTTGAAAATAATTACTAAGATAAACACCAGGTGAAATTGGAACTACATTTAAATTTCCTGAACCAGCAGTTGTCGCCCATTGCATAGTACCATTTATATTTGGTGGAACATTTGGCATATTATACGAGGCATCAAAGGTTAAAATTAAATAGCTAGCACCAATGGACCATGATCCAATAGAACTAGGAAAATTTGTAAAATTATATTTGCTAGGTGTAGTATCAAAAGCCCCAGCACCTGCGAATGCGAACGTTATATAGCCAGATGTTACAGTCGCACCTTTACTTCCTGTTTGTCCAGTTGGACCAGTTGTATATGGACCAGCAGGTCCTGTTATAGAACTTATAGGTCCTGTAAGTCCTATATATCCTACACCAGCTGGCCCTGTGGGCCCAGTCACACCAGTAAATCCCAATGGTCCAGTTAATCCTGCTGGACCAATAGATCCTGTTGCTCCTGTGGGTCCTGTAGTTGCGATAGAACCTGTCGTACCTCTTGCTCCTGTAGGCCCTGTTAGACCTGTTGAACCTGTAGGTCCCGTTTGTCCTGATCCTGCTGGTCCTGTTGGACCAGTAACTGTTATGCCGGTAGGCCCAGTATTTCCAGTACCACTTGTTATACCTGAGCCAGTAGGCCCTGTAGGACCTAACACACCAGCATAAGGGAGAAGATTCCATGGCGTAATTCCATCTCCTATCTTAAACTGATAGGTATCTAAATTAACTCCAAATTCACCGCTTGCTAGAACTGTATTTTGTGCCGCCCAATTACTGGTCGTATCACGTCGTAATTGTAATTGAATATATGGCATACACTCTGTTATTATATTGTAAATATAATAACAGAGTTTAACCTTGTTATACCAGTACTATCTACTTAAATGCGGTTATATATAAAATGTAGTTATAGGTATTTGGACCCGTTAATGCTCTAGGTGTAAAGGTTGTATTTAATACGACTGAAAGTGTCATTATCCATTTTCCACCCGTATATGACAATGTAACCTGCGGATATTGATTTGCTGCCGCAGCAACATACATAGGAGAATATATACCAGGATATACCATTCTCGTCCTCCATCCATTTACTACAGTACTACCAGTAGATGTGCTGATCGTGTAACTTCCATACCAATACATAATACCTGTTATATTCGGGGGTATAGTAGATGTATTATTAAAATAGTCACTAAATGTTAATTGAATATTTGATCCATCTAAAATTGCCCAAGTTCCAAGAGAAGACGGAAAGGTGGTTGTAATGTCATAGGATCCTGGTGTTGTGGAAAATGTGGAAGAGGTTACTGGCCCAGTGAATGACAATTGAATATATCCTGCTTGAATTGTACCTGTTCCTAATCCAGGGCCGACTGGCCCTGTAATGGAAATACCTGCTGGTCCTGTGGGACCTGTTCCACCAGTAGCACCTGTAGGACCCGTCACATTTATAGAGCCTGTTGCTCCAGTTGGCCCAGTTAGGCCTAGACCAGTAGGTCCTGTAGGTCCAGTGACAGTACTTGCCAATCCTTGTCGACCTGTCGGTCCAGTAACACTTAATCCGTCAGGACCAGTTGGACCTGAGTTTCCTGTATTACCTCTATAGCCTGTGTAGCCTGTTGTATTAGACCCAGTGGGCCCTGTAATTCCTGTGTCACCAGGTGGTCCCCTCGGACCTACATATCCAGCAGTTCCTGTACCCGTAGATCCAGCAGGCCCAGTTGAACCAGTAGAACCCTGATAGGGAAGATTTATCCATGTATTTACACCATCGCCGAATTTAAATTGTCGTAATGATAAATCAACCCCTAATTCTCCACTCTGTAGAACTGGATTATATACAAGATTCCAATTGCCAGAGGTGTCATGTCTTGGTTGAAACTGAACAAGCGGCATACTCTGATAAATGTCCCATTTAATTCTTATTCATGGTCACACGATCACCTTGAATAAGAATTCTGCCGTAAAACTATTTAATTAAATACAGTCATGTGTAAGACAAAACCATAAGTCCCATTGTTTGTACTAGTTTGATATCCACTGCCAGAATTTACTGTCAAAATCCAATTTAAACTTATCGCGTTCCAAACTATTTGAATATTCGCACCAGCACTAATTAACGTATTTCCTACCATTTGACATAACCAATTTGTTCCATTCCACCAGTTAATAATACCACTAAAATTAGGCGACACTGCTGAATTATTATAATAGGAATTATTAAATGTCAGTGTAAGATTATTTGTACCAGGAGGAATAGTCCAAGATCCAATAGACGACGGAAATTGTGAGAAGTCAAATGTAGTTGTACTAAATGGAAAAGATCCTCCAAGCATAGCAACTTGAATGTATCCTGATGTAACAATTGTTCCTGCTCCTGCCGGACCCGTTGGACCAGTATAATATCCACCTGTTTGACCTACAGGTCCTATTAAACCTTGAGGTCCCGTCGGACCAGTCCCACTTATACCATCAGGACCTGTAAATCCAGTACCACTAAGACCTTGAGGACCCGTTAATCCAGTAGTTGTACCTTGAGGGCCAGTAGGACCACTATGGCCAGTATTTGAAAATCCTGTTGGTCCAGTCAAACCAGTAGGACCCGTGGGTCCAGTAGCACCTGTAGCACTAGTAGGTGAAGCACCAACAGGTCCTTGTGGGCCTGTATTACCTGTTGGACCTGTTGGACCCGTATATCCTGTTCCACCATTTCCCGCTGGACCTGTTGGACCGGGCCCTCCATATAATCCATTATAAGGCAGTCCAGTCCAAACAGTAACTCCATTTCCTATTTTAAACTGGTATGTATCGGTATTAATACCTATTTCCCCATTTAATAACGTAGGATTATAAAATGCCCAATTGGCACCAGTATCTCGTCGCAATTGAAATACAATATGAGACATGCCTCCTCTGATGTAAATCACGGATATTTAGCTTCCTAAATACTATCACATTTACTGAGCTCCACCACAATTAAATACAGGGCCAATTATATAATTAGTAGAAGCATTGCCCCCATCAAATATAGTCGAGTAAATAAGAACAGATCCCGTTGGACCTGTCGGTCCAGTATAGCCTGTTCCACCTCCGCCTCCACCGCCTCCTGCGGGCCCAGTAGGTCCAGTAGGTCCTACATTACCACCACAGGACCCACCGCAAGCACTATTACAATAACAACATAATATGGCCTGGGCTGCGTTATATGTTTGTGATGTGGCTGCTAGGGAATTTAATGCCCGTAGCCTCGTTAAAGCACTAGCATTCATAACCTCTGATTATAGATGCTAATATTTACCATAGATTCACTCAACAGGGAGTGTCGCATTAGGTGCCGCATCTACAGGAATGGTGACTATCACAGACGGACAGATAGTGGGTTTCTGAACCTTCATGGTCATGACTTGGGTCGGCACACAACCATTTACAACGAGACCTTGATTAACTAGGTCCATGTATTCATACGTTGCGTATACTGTTGGATTTGGTCTTGTATAAGCGGGACTAAATTTAGGTAACGGGAAGGAACAAGATGACGGATCAAAGTAACCACAGCATCCATTTCCAGATGTATCTGACGCAGGAAGGCCCTGTTTCTGTAGGACTGAATTGAATCCAGCGAGTGTAGCCTGTGCTTTTCGTTTACGAATTAAATCTCCAGCGTCCATCTACTATATCCGAAGATTCTGCGATCAAAGACCTAAATAGTGAACAAGCCCTTATAATAGAATGTGTGGCATCTGGGGCTGTATAGGGAGGGAGGCGACTACCGATGAAATTGTGGATTGTCAATTGGCATTAAAAAATCGAGGACCTGAAGACGTGGGACTTTATAATCTTGCCTCTCTGACGCTCGGCTTTAGTAGGCTTGCCTTGAACGGTGTCGGACCTGATGGAAATCAGCCTATGGAACAAGGGCGATTCGCCTGGGTCTGTAATGGCGAAATTTATAATTGGAAGGAGCTCGCCGACAGATTAGATCTGTTGTGCCAGTCCACGTCGGACTGTTCCGTTCTAGGACCTCTCTGGTCCAGGTTACGAGATACTCCTGAACAGTTCTTCAGGGCCTTGGATGGTGTCTTTGCCTTGATCTTAGTGGATCTTGATGCCGGCGAAGTCATCGTCGGCAGAGATCCTTACGGTGTTCGACCATTGTTTTATGTAACACAAGATGGAAACACCTGGATCGCCAGTGAAATGAAGGCTCTCAAAGGTAAAATCGCAGGGGCTACCATTCATCATGTGAAGCCCGGGACCTATATGCGAATTCAGATCTCAAGTGGTTTTATTCTTGACGAACAGGCGTGGCATTCGGTTCCTTGGGTCAAGAACCCCGTCCTTCATGAAGCAAGAGCTTGTAATCTGATTCGCGAAGGGCTTGAGCAGGCCGTCAGGAAGCGGCTCATGACCGAGCGGCCTGTGGCCGCCCTCTTATCAGGGGGTCTGGATTCGTCCCTGATCGCTGCCTTAGTTCAACGGGAACTGGTGGCTCTCGGAAAACCACGACTTGAAACCTTTACGGTCGGATTCGAGGGATCACCTGATGTCCTGTTTGCTCGGCAGGTCGCGACCCATATCGGATCAAAACATACCGAAATCATCGTGACTCCCGACCAGTTTTTTGAGGTAATTCCAGAGGTTATTCACGATATTGAGTCCTATGATATCACATCTGTTCGGGCGTCCGTGGGGAACTGGTTCGTCAGTCGGGAGATTCGGGCTAGAAGCGACGCAAAGGTTGTATTTAATGGGGATGGGGCCGACGAGCTGTTCGGGAGTTACCTCTATTTCTTTAGGTCCCCTGATGACGAGTCGTATGAGGCAGAGGTCGGCCGGCTGCTGAAAGATATTCATAAGTACGATGTGTTACGGTCCGATCGCTGTATTAGCAGCCATGGACTGGAGCCCAGGACGCCCTTTCTGGATAAACAGTTCGTGGCTCTTGTCCGATCTGTTCCAACAGAGTTGTTAAGACCGAGGAAGGGCTCCGAAGGCAGGTGTGAAAAGTGGATCCTGAGAAAGGCCTTTGAATCGCTTGGACTACTCCCTGATTCGGTTCTGTGGCGACAGAAGGAGGCCTTCAGTGACGGGGTATCAGGTAAGACCAAGTCCTGGTACCAGGAGATCCAGGAACGCATCCCTGATTCAGAGCCAAAACAGACCTTTTCGCATCTGCCGCCCCAGACAGAAGAGGCCTATTACTACAGATCGATCTTCCATGAATACTATGGTGTGGAGGGCGAACAGGTGATTTTCTATTTTTGGATGCCCAAATGGTCAGGGGAAACAAAGGATCCAAGTGCCAGAACGCTCAGTCTTTATTAGAAAGTCTCTATAGAGAGATGGACAGGACTGTATCCAGTATGATAACAAAGATTCCTATTGTTCAGATTTTATGGATTGCCCTCATGGTTCTTGTGGTATACACGGTTATTAACATTGGTTCCAACTATCTGTCTGTTAGTAAGCTCAGAGAGTTGGAGGGATTTGATGGGGCTGTGAGGGGCACGGGACACCCCGATTGTCTCCGGACTTTGGATAAGGCGGCGGAAGTCCTGGGGCTCGTGGATCGTGCGTCCTCAAGCCCCGACTTTGCCGAATTCCAGCTGATCCTGTCCAAGCTCGCGTGCTTCAAGAAGGATGTCATGAGCCCCAGTGGAATCATCATGGCCACACGATACCAGCCCTATGAGACGGCCCATGACCGTGAGCCCATTGCGGAAGTGGCTGCCACCTGTATCAAGCAGACCATTCCCCAGAGGGATTTGGACATCATCTTCAAGACCTATTTGAACAGGGGCAATGTGCTTCTGAAACGCCTGTGTACCACGGCAAATCTCACAGAAGAAGCAGTTTGCCAGGCGGAACAGTTGTTTAGTGATGCCTGGACAGATGTGTACAGTGTAGCCCAGCAGCGTTGTATTGCCACCCCTGCGGATACCTATGACGGGGTTCTCAGGACGACACCCTTTGAGCCCCAGGAGGTCAAGGAACTCGGCGAATACAATGGGTACTTCTCGGGATGGTCAGGTGGAAATGTATAAATGAATTTATATAATATTTAGACAACTAATCAAATAATTGTCTAAATAATGAGTTTCATTGTCTTCTAAAGATCCAGTCCTAAAAATGTACGCCCAATCTTACTAGTTACGAACATGCCAAATCCAGAAGCAATCTGGGCATAAAATAATGAAGTCCTTTTTGTACAACATAATAAATATAAGGATAACCCAACAAAAAGCAGAAAACTAAGCCAGAATAACTTTGTAAACAAATCCATTCACTATTATACATGTATAAAAATGTTTATTGATTAATATCTCATACAGCGGCAAGGATTCATATTACACCTGTTACAACGCTTCTTCGGCTTACAGCACTTCTTCTTCTTTTTATCGCATTTATCATCGCACTTCGCCTTTGCTTCCGTCGTTGCCGTAGCCGCAGCAACCGCGTCAGAAATACGCTTGGATGACTTTTCGAGTCCTCCGTAAACGATCATAACTATAATAATGACGAACAGGGTAATAAGGAAGGCTAGGAACCACATCTCTCTATTTGAGTAGGAGAGAAACAAAGACCATAAGGCCCAGAATCTGCCAGATGTTTCGGGCGGGCTTCGCGATGGTAAACAGATCCACGACAACGTTATTCCAGAGCCACTTGCCCACAAACGAAATTATAACCACGGCCAATAAAAACGCAACCAGAGACGACACCACGTCCAAATACATCTCGGACTTACGACTGTCAGAACCGGGCAAGTCCACGAAGCCACTGATAACTGCTTTGACCATAGGTGCTCCAATCATTGTTCTACTGAGAGATGTGAATCTAAACGGGTTATGAACGACCAGCCTAGACTGGTCGTTCATAGGCTAGCCTCTCCACCTCCGTGACCTCGCGGCTCTCATTGATGAACTTCATGGCTTCCGTGGCCTTTTCCTCAGACTTGAAGAACTTAGACAAATACTCCTGAAGAGCCTTCTTGTTCAGACCCGATTGCTTCTTGCTCTTCTTGGTCAGAACACGCCCCCCCGTAGCCTTTAAGTCCAAGGCACCGATATTATGCTTCTTCATAATCGTCAAGATAATCTGATCGAGAGCCTTGGTCTTTGTTTTACGCTCCTTAATCTGATCTTGAAGCTGTTGGATCTCGTCGTGAATTCGCCTCCATTCCTGAATGGACGATGCGAGCATTCCAAGTTCTGTTTCTTGAGGTACGATGACTGTATTAGGGGATGATTCCATTTCACTACTGGAATAACTCGATCAATGTTTAGGTTGTAAATTTGACGTTAGGGTTGGTTGAAAGGATGTCAACAATGGACTATTATCAGATGGCAGAAAAGGTCCTCTATGATCTCTGGTATGAATATGCCGAGAGGCTGGTGGAAGAGGTAATCAAGGCCTGTAATATGACGGGAGACCAGGCACTGGCGTTCCGTCAGATTTATTTGAGACCGAATGAGTTTATGATAGTTGTTAAGTGATTAAGTAAATTGCTACATTAAAAATAGTTTTATACGCTCACGCACAGGCCCTCTACACAAATAGCACTGTGTATTTACACGGCGAATACATTGCGTACAGAAGGTGTGACCGCAAGGAGCAATCGTATGACTAATAGGGTCTGTTAGGCATATAGCACACAAGGGTTCCTTGATGTCCCTGCTGATCTGCTGAAGGCTAATCACCTCCCTTAACACATTCCACATCTTGTAGGCCTGAATAAGGTCCTTGTACGTCGATTCAATACGAGTGGTTTCAAAGGTTTCTTTGACATATTCATGATACGCATCTAGAAGAGGCGGCAGTGCGTCATTCGGCATCAAGGTCATAATGATATTTTGGCGTTGCTGGAGTTTGTCTAGGCTTTCTGTTTTTTGTGAGAGGAGCGATTCTAGTCGCATGACCTCTTCGCCAATGACTTTATATTGATTGAAGACCCACTTGAGCTGTTGAATAAGGACGGAAAGTGGTTGGGGTTCGTTGCCTGATACATCTGCCGTCAGTTTTAGGAGCCCCTCCTCGATCTCCTGAACAATGGGATTCATACTGGTGTCCAGATTGAGTTCTCGGCTAATCGGTCTGTTTTGAACGGGGACATCACGACCATATTTACGAAAGATGGTCTCGGCGATACCGAGTATATTCGGACTGCGTTCAGGATGGGCCAGGAACTGGAAGGTCTCGTTATTCTGTTTGGCAATGAGCTCCCTGATGCGTCGCTTGGCAACCTGATGTAAGGGGGCGACAATGGGATCTGTCTGGGTTCTTACTTCTGCGGAATGTCTGGCAAAAATGTTTTGGACGGCGGCAGAATAGGAGCCCTGCGTCGTCGATGTCGACATAAGACCGTAGTCCAAATGTTGAAAATCGACGTCGTCCAGCTCTGCTAAAGACGCATAGTGATTGGCCATCTATTGAATAATACGTTTCAAACAGCGATAAAGCAACACATATTAGTCTTTCCCCAGCTTTTTGAATTCTGCCACTGACATGATCTGTCCATTGCTCATGGTTACCACGGCGTCATCACGCGTAGGAATTCCCTCCAGAGTTTCCGTCGTTGGAATCTGGTAATTACCGCCTCTCTGTCTGCGTCTGGTCTGTTTTCGACTCTTCTTCCTCTTATCTGTCTTTCGTCGTTGCTTCTTGACCATCCCTATTATAAAAAAGGATTATAATTACTGTCATAACAGTAATTATAATCACATAACTGTAAACAGTTATAATCCAGACTTCAGAAAGCCATATTCGACCCTCTTATTCTGTTTCTTGGCATAGGCTTCCAGGATGTCTCGGAGTCGTTTGTAAGCTCCCTTCGTATCGGGGCGGGGGCATGGAATCCTTCTGTTTCTGAGAAACTGACGGATAACGATATTATCATCTTCGATTTCAATAACACCACATGTGGATCTTTTTGAGATGTTATTCCGAAGCAAAGGGATGCTAGGACGGACGGAAAGGATTGGATTACGTGTCGTTATACTGTGCTTGTCTAAATAGGTGGGTGGAACAAGCTGTTCTTCATAGTTTGGGTGAGCATATTCGGATTCTGGGATCTGGCATGTATCTGCCGTGTGGCCAAATCGGGCACATCGGTTACAGAGAAGTCCCATCTGGAAGGGACAGCGTTCCTTGTGCTCAAAGGCATAGCCTGGAGCAATTTGTTTACAGTGATCGCACATAATGGATTAGATTAGATTGTATTACACAGAGTTTTTTCTGTAGGACTCCAAGTTTCAAATTTTTTTCGGGGACTATTTGTAGAAATGTCAGCAAAAGATGTCCACTTTTTGCTCAATCTACGGAATCAGATAAAGCTCTATCACTGGCAGACAAAGGTCTATGCTCGCCACATTGCGACAGATGGTGCTGTTAACAAACTGGATGAACTGATCGATCAATACGTCGAAGTCTATATCGGCAAATATGGACGACCCAAGCTCACAGGGGACAATGCGATTATAAGGCTCCATAACCTGACTGAGGCGGGGGCTAGTCGTCTTGTAAAGGCAGCGACCACATATTTGCTCGGACCATTTGTAAAGGGTTTGACGCCTGCGGATACGGATTTAATCAATATCCGCGATGAAATTGTCGCACAGTTACACCAATTGTTATATTTATTTACACTCCATTAAGGATTACAGAAGGGCGGAAAGGGCAGATAAAAGAGACAGGTATAAGGGAATATTTCATTTACATTATACAGTTTATTTACAAGGGATAGTGACGCAGTATATTGTTGGAGTTGGGAAGAAGACAGAAATCTATAGTAAATAGGAACAGTTCCATTTTTGGCAGCGTTGTTATATGCTGCCAAATTATAGGCATAAACTTGGCGAAAAAGGGTCAGTTGATCTTCGTATTGTTGCTTTTGTTGCTGCGACATATATTTTACTGTTGTACCAGCACCCTGATAACTGTAGGGGTCAGGATATTGAATTAGATTAGATATGTCTGTATAAACAGAACTCGATTGGATATAGGATTTTAAACTATTGAATGTGACATAATAGGGTTCAATAAATCTCAACGCATAGATCCCGTTGATATTGAAAAAGGAAGGATCGGGTGGTGGTCCCACAACAAAAGGACTGGTAGATGGATATAAAAGAGTCGTACAGGTTGGACTGGGGGGGCTTAGTGGATTATAAAGGATCGGTGTTGGTCCACAAAATGCCATATGTTAATCTAAAGCGAGGTTTAAAAATACTGAGTAATGGCGACTAGTAATAACAGTCATCCTGGGCTAAGTCAAATCATAGAATTAGACCGGATAAGTCCCGATACAGCCCTTCACAACAATACAGTCAATTCCATCTTACTTGCGTCAGGGCATATTGGATCCGATATCCTTTTTAACAATGGTCTTCATCAAAACACCCTTATAATCTATGATATGTTGGAAAGTATGGGCTACGATTGTTATTTATTGACAGACAGGGGGTCTGAAAAGGTATCGGATCTGTCAGGCTATCGCTTCCTGACGCCCGAGACCTGTATGGGGCTCTTTAAGTCCCTTACGATAGCCGCATATATTGAGATCGGTATGACACTGGATGCCGGTTGGAGATCCTTGATAGAGCGTCTAGGAGCTAAGGTAGTCAAGCTATATCTCGGGAATATTTTGAATATTGACGTGGAGACGACAGCGATTACGAAGGGGCTCTATTTTCCCCATCATGTTGGGGGGACAGTTCATGAAATCTGGACAAGTCCTCATTATAAGCAAAATCTGACCTATGCCTGTGCGATCAATGGACTACCAGGGTCCAAAGGCAAAATAGCACCCTATCTATGGACACCTGAGTTTATCCAAGGGGCTCAACGTTGGACACCTCAGTCCTGGACTAAAATGGACATTGTGATCGCCGAGCCGAATCTGTCTTTCCAGAAAACATGTCTGTTTCCACTTTTGTTGGCGAACGAATTTGCTCAGCTCTGCCCTGAATGGAAAGGAAAGGTCTATCTATTGAACACCGAACGCATGTCGAAGAATTCCTATATGTCACAGACAGTTCTGCCGAATCTGTTTCTTCAGAAGCATGGTCGGATCATTCACGAGGGACGAACAGGGATTCGATCGATCATGGAACGTCATCCATCTGCTCTGTTTATTGCCCATCAGTACAATAACGACTATAACTATATGACTCTGGAACTGATGGAATGCGACTTTCCCGTGCTCCACAGCTCCTTAGGATGGAGCCAGTTCGGCTACTACTGGTCAACAGATGAGTGGCGTCTGTCTCTGACCACTTTAGCAAAGGTCTTCCAGCTCCACGGGTCACAGCTCGGTCCCTACCGATCACATGCGAAACAGCTCCAGTGGAAGCACAGTCCCTGGAATCCTGTGAACAGAGCGGGATGGAGTAAATTATTGTCCTAATATTTTGATGGAACAATTAGGTATTAGGGATGGAATTAATTCCAGCCTATGTGATCAGTCTGGAAAAGCCGACAGAGGTATCAGAAAGGCTTTTGACGCAAGGCATTTCGGCAGAATGGATCCAGGGCATAATAGCGACAGACGAACAGGTGCTAAATGAAACGCACTGGAGCTGTCTGGCCCCGAGGTCCGCCATTGGAATCGCCCTATCCCATATTCAGGCCTGGAAGCGGTTTCTGGCAACGGACAGGGACTATGGAATCATTTTCGAGGAGGATGTAGTCCTTACTCCAAACTTCAGGGATCAGTTTGGAAAGGCGATCGCATCTGTGCCAACAGACTACGACATTCTGTATCTGGGCTGCTTCGGCTGTCAGAGCCGATCCAACATTTGGACCTACTGTATGTTTTACACGAGCTGGTTCAAACCCTTTAAACAGATCAATCCGCATATTGTCAGACCTAGCGTTGCCATGGCCCTCCACGGCTATATAGTTAGTCGAAAAGGTGCTGCGAAACTATTGGAACTATTCGATCATAATATCTGGAACCATGTGGACGGCATGATTCAGGCCAGAACCCTGGTCGGATCCCTGACAACCTATGCGTCCTGTCCTCGCATCGCATTCCAGACATCCACCGATTCTGTCATGGTCAAGTCGTCCAATGTGACGAATCAACATCCTTGGCTTGTACATAAGGTCCTGTCCTATATCCATTTTGACGAACATGTGCGGTTTCATTATTTGACGAGCTTCTCCGTCTATCAGGTTTTTGGTATTATTATCACAATCATGTCGCTCGTCATGTTTATATTAGGTCTTGTAGGGGCTGCCTACAATGTATCGCTGCTGTGGCTAACCGTGGGATTCATATGTCTGAGCATACCAGATCTCCTGAATCCGACTCGATCAACCTTCTTTCACTACTTCCTGGTCCTGGCCCCAACCCTGTTCGTCCGTTTTATTAGTTGGCTAGTCTAAAGTGTTTGTGCCTTATCTTCATAAGATTCAACTCATGAAGATAGGAATCCCCTACTATATCCATCCATTGCCTTATCATTCAGGACGTTACAGGGTCGCCTTAGCGTTAGCTGAGGTCATGCGATCCCTGGACCATACAGTAACCCTATTGAACCAAGGAACGGATGAAATGAAGGAGTTTCTCGAGGGATCCGAGGTCCTAGATCTATTGATCGACATTGATGGGATCTGTCAGCCACAGGTGAGAGCAAGAGCTGCCAAGCGTGTAGCAGTCCTGTTCCGTGGAAACCCAGAGTTTCGCTGTTTAGAAACCTCAGCCTACATGAATTCTGTGACACCCTATACGTTAGGACAGGCCCATGAAGTCTGGGTCTGGGACGCCTTCGTGGCCGAGAGCCGGCTTCCTCTTCTACAAAGCCTGTTCGAAGGCCTCCCCGTTCGCCGCGTCCCCTACATCTGGTCCAAAGGGGACTTAAAGGAAATTGGACCTGCTGAAAAGTCCTCGACTGTCCATATTCTGGAAAAGAATACAACAAATACCAGCAGCTGTATTGTGCCGCTGGTCGCTGCGGCGAAGGTCAAATCGGTGTCCAAGATTCGTATATTTAATGGTAAGGCCCTCGTTGATGACAAGTTCTTTCAGAAGAACATTCGTGACAATATTGTGACGGATGCGACAATCACTTACGAGGATCGAGAGGTCTTGGATCAAGGAGGGATTATAGTCGGTCATGTCCGCTTTATCCCTTTTCGTCCTGTCTACCTTGATCTTATGTGGCTCGGAATTCCTCTTATTCATAACTGTCCTGTGTTAAAAGGATGCCCAGGTATGGACCAGACATACTATGAGGAATCGGATGTAGATCAACTTCGTTCTCGTATCGAGACATTTTCATGGAATCAGTGGAACTCTGTTGCTAAGGAGCGAAGGGACTGGGTCGAACAGAAATGGTCTGGACGAACAGGTTGGGCTTTAATCCTGGATCACGGGATACAGCGACAAGATCTGATACCTATAAAGGCTGATGTTGTCCAAATGGCTAAGACCAAGGGTCTGAAGGTTGGCTTTTCGGACATGTGGGAAGGGTTCGATCCTACCGACAATTTCTTTCTGGATCTGATGCGTCAGGGGGGGCAGGAGGTTATAGGAATGGATTTGGGACTGAATCTGGGACTGGATCTGGGACCTAGTCCTAGATCAGATCCTAGATCAGATCTAAACCTTCTGATCTGCGGACCCTTTGGCTCTGCGTGGACAAAGGCAGATCCTCTAGTTCCCAAGGTCTATTTTAGTGGGGAACGTTTGAGAGAGGGAGAAACAACAGATCCCCGAATAAGTCTCTATCTGACACATGATTTGAAAGAGGATGATCGACACATTCGATTCCCCATCTGGCTCCTGTTTGTCCATTGGTTCGGTGTTCCAGGCAACGCTAGCAAAAGAAATCCTGTAGGAATGAGCTTGGATCTGGCTACACAGTCTGGTTCTGTTGGACCAAGGAACCATTTCTGTTCCTTCGTTGTTTCTAATCCTACCAATCCTGATCGTAACCAGGCATTCGATACGCTAAATGCTTATAAACCTATCAGATCTGGAGGCAGATTCAGGAACAACATTGGTGGCCCTCTTCATCATCTGTATGGCGGCGGGGGAGGAGGAGATGTCGCGAAGCATGAATTCTTGAAGGATCATACCTTCAACTTATGCTATGAAAATGGAATGGGTCCAGGCTATGTAACAGAGAAGCTACTTCATGCGAAGATGGCCGGCTGTGTACCATTGTACTGGGGCTCTGAAGCGGCCGCCATAGACTTCGATCCTTCAGGATTCGTCCATATACAGGATGGAACGAGTATTGCGGATATCGTGAGAGAGTTAGAGGCTAATCCTGAGAAGATCGCAGAGATCCAGTCTAAGCCAGCCTTTGATAACGAACGATTGGCAAGGGCCCGTGGCATGTTACACAGGGCCTCAAATGCTCTTCTCACCCTAGCATCAAAGGGATCCTTGGAACCCGATATTTACTTTACGTCCTTTGCGACACTCAAGTACTTGGATTCGTTGAAACAAAATATCCAGGGAATCGCCATGTTGCGACATAAGCTACAGAAGAATATCGGATTTATTGCTTGGCTAGGGTCCGATGTAGGCGAAGAACAGGGTGCTAATTTGTTGAAACAGTTCCCCTGGATTCAAGTTCGATCTGTCCCTGACAGATCGCCAGTGTCTGGATTTCCAGACTTTTTATTACCAAGCCAGTTCGGTTGGAAGCTCTGGCTTTTAAAAGAACTCTGTCACGACAGATCTTTGGCTAGTAAACAGATTTTATATACGGACTCTGCGGCTGTCTGGCTTTCACTACCAGAGGAACTACTGACAACAGTGAAACAGAAGGGGGTCTGTCTGGTAAACGACAAGGAATGGACAAACAGGATGTGGTGTTCCGAAGACATGGTAAAGGGTATGAATGTGACCAAGGAAGAGCTAGATCAGAATCAATTGATGGCAGCATTTATAGGGTTTGAAGCAGGATCTGAATCAGCAACCAGACTATTTGATGAAGCATTCGAATGGGGATCTAAGAAGGACTGTCTGTTTGGTCCTAACTTTGTTGGAAAAGACCCTGTTAAACCCTGGGGCCACCGTCACGACCAGAGTATTTTCAGTATCCTTCGGATTCGTCATGGACTTCCTACTGTGGACGGACAGAGGTTAGCCTGTACTGAAAGCATGCGAAAGGCACATCAGAAAGGGGCCAGTGTCTATCATCATCGTGGGACCTTTACAGTTCACAAGCCAGTTGTACCAGGAATTGATGACGTCTGGATGGTGAGCCTGGATCGAAGGACAGATCGGTGGGGTTCATGGAAAGCGGCATATCCTGGACTGGCAGCAAATCGACTTCCCGCAATTGACGGAAAGATGTTGGAGCTGAGTCAGAATCTGTTTACCCTGTTTGAAAGGAACGACTTTCAGTGGAAGAAGTCCGTGGCAGGCTGTGCTCTCAGTCATATTCTGCTGTGGGCTCAACTTGCGTCAGAACAACCTTTCATTAAGAACTATTTGATCTTAGAGGATGATCAGCGATTCGTGAGACCAGGATGGAAGGAAGAACTGGCTAAGGCGATGGCCTCTGTTCCTCCAGATGCGGAACTATTGTATTTAGGTGGTGTTCTGCCAGGCAATATGCCATCCTATTCGTCCTGCCTGGAACCTGTTAATGATATATGGGCGACCATAAAACCTAACAATATGTTTACAGGAAATGGTTCTTTGGCATCTGTCTTTCATTTCTGTACCTATGCCTATGTGCTAACTAGACAGGGTGCCCAGAAACTACTGAGGAATTTGTTGGAGGGTGGTTGTCGTACCAGTATTGACCATTATCTGGGTCATCCCTTTCACGGTCTCAAGAAATATGTCATGAGAGATCTGATGGCAACCTGCTTCCAAGAATCCGATCCTGCGTACAAGGCGAGTGAGTTTGACAATTTTCAACGTGTCGACACCTTCGATAGTGACATCTGGAATAACAAGGACTGCTTTTCAGAGTTTGACGAATTTGTAAAAGGTCAAGAAGTATCTCTATGGGACAGCATAGCCGACATATTGGTCCAGACCCCCCACAGCATCCAGACACGCAATACGTTACAGAGGTCGGCACTTACTTTTTCAAAAACAGTTAAAGGTCCCATTGTTTACTATTACTATCGTAAGGATGGTTATCCTCACGACGGGACATTTGAGGAGCAGTGGCTGCGGTCTCTGTGGCCAGACTTTGTCTTTGAGCCCCTCAAATCAAATGTGCCCTTTGTCCCGGGGTCTTGGATTCTCATAGCGAGGCCCAATATGGGGTTCTGGCAACAAGTGGCCGAACAGCTCAATAAGGGGAAAGTGCCCTTTCAGATCCTCCATCTTAGCGATGAGTTTGGCAAGGACCCTGTTCAAATGTATAAGTTTCCCATGTGTAAGCGAGTCGTTCGAAATTATTCGAGGACAGATGTAACGGACGAAAAGGTGGTTACGATTCCCCTGGGCTACGCTCATGGTTACCACAGTAACCATGACAGTGATAGCTTTAGCCAGTGGCAAAAGCGAACCTATATCTGGTCCTTCCACGGCACAAACTGGTTTGGTCGAGGCTCTGATCTGAAGCCGTTCCAACGGCTGATCCCTCACAGTCTCAGGCTTCAAGACAATTTTCTCGACAAGGACATGACAAGTCCCGCAGAGTATAGGGACTTATTGAAAAAGTCGCAGTTTATCCCTGTTCCGAGGGGAAATTCACCGGAGACTTATCGCTTCTACGAGGCCCTCGAGAACGGCTGTATTCCCCTGTACGTCAGAACAGACGGCGACGATGTATTTTGGAACTGGATTCGATTAAAGCTGCCTCTTCTGGAGTTTCGGTCCTGGACTGACGCATACACTCAGTGTCAGGCATGGACCACGACAGATGGAGCTGCTGCTCAAACATATAGGGCAGAGCTGCTGAATGCCTGGAACCAGTGGAAAAACGACTGTAAAAAGGCGTTTGTATTATAAACTCATATAGATTGATTCAATCAACTGTTATGAATTTACATGTTCTTCATCTCCCCCTTACGTCTGGACGCATCCTTGAGAGCCGTTGAGAACTTGTAGTCCTTGCTCTTCTTGCGACCCTCGTCAAAAATCTTCTTGACGAACTTATTCCAAGGACTGGCCTTGCGAGTCCCTTTCTTTCCCTTCTTTGCCTTCATTGTCTTACGAGCCATTTGTTCTACTTATGTGTCTAAAAAAAACAGCAGCATAAGCGTTGAAACAGAGTTCGTTTTGTCTGCCCCTGAAATGTGGTAGACCATTCTTGTACTGTGTACAGATTGCTCATAGACGCATTACACCGGTCGCAGATCGGAACCAGATTGTCGATTGTTGTAGCTCCTCCCTTCGACTCAGGAATACAATGACCCGATTGAAAATTAAAGACATTAATCTGATTGGCACACCAGCTGACCGGGCATTTTCCTTCAAAGCGGTGTCCCATCGTCTTGATCCATACCTGCTCTCGGAGGGCCTTCGGAATCGTCGCCTTGGTCACATTCGGTTTGATTAATTTATTGGATTTTGAATGTACTATACGTTTTGGGGGCATTTTATATTATTTTATCAATTGTGTCTTAGACTGGTAACATCACAGCTTAAGTAATAAAAATGATATATATGTATCACTGACCTACACATTAATGGAATCTGGACATTCCAGTGATATTCTTACTCCGTCCTTTATCCGTGAGTGTCCATCGGACCCTGACTATAAAGCCCGTCTTCAGCAAGAATTTCAGCTCATCGATCGTAATCGCTTTACAAAAGTCTTTCTTCAAGTTCAAGTCATTATGGGTCTTTGTCGTCGTCTTGATATACCCCATATTCTTAGGGGCAGTGCGGGATCGTCCCTTGTATGTTATCTAATGGGTATTTCTCATACAGATCCCTTGAAATACAACATGGAAATCGCACGCTTTATGAACGAAGGACGAACAGATATGCCCGATATTGATTTGGACATTCCTTACAATCGCCGCGATGAACTCTATGCTGCGATAGGAGCTCGGTGGCCAGGTCAGGTAGCTCGCATCAGTAATCATGTTCGTTACAAGTATAAATCGGCTTTAAGAGAAGCCCTTCATATACATGCTCCTACTGTCCCTTATCGCAAAGGGGCAAGGCTGGCCTCCATGGTTCCTGATCCTGAACTAGCTGCGACTATTCAAAAGAGCCTCTTTGATATGCTAGGGACTGTTCGAACAGAAAGCCTTCATTGTGGCGGCATTGTGATTTTCGACGGGCCTGTGCCGTCCGAATTAGTTCTCAAGGCCGATGGAATTTTACCCCAGATCAAGCTGGACAAGGATGAAACGGAGCACGCAGGGCTCATTAAAATCGATGTCTTGAGCAATCGTGGACTCGCTCAATGGCGAGAAGCCTCAGGAGCAAAACGATCATTGCTAGACTATCCTGAATATGACAAAGATGTAGCAAAACTCTTTGCGTCAGGAAATACAATTGGTATTACATTTGGTGAAAGTCGGGGTCAACGGTCCATTTATAGGCGTCTTAAACCAAAAAATATACCTGACATAGCCGTCGCATTGGCTCTTATTCGGCCGGCGGCTGCCGCTGCTGGACGGAAATCAGAGTATTTGAGCATGACGGATAAGGAACGTGCTACTAAACAACCCATTGTATACGATGATGACGCCTTAGTCAAAATAAGAACCGTTTATGAACACTGTTATAAGGACTTGGCAAAAGGTAAGCTGGATAGTATGGCAGATCGTGTCAGGAAGGCCTTTGCGAAACAGAAATACAAAGAGTGCGATGCGTTCGAACGTCTCTGTAAGGACCATGGTATAGCCGATGTAGATCGTCTGGTCGATGACCTCGATCAATTACAGTACTACAGTTTCTGTAAGTCCCATGCTCTTAGTTATGCCCAACTTGTCTGGGCTCTTGCTTACGAAAAAATCAACCATCCCCATGAGTTCTGGATTGCGACGTTAAATCATTGCCAGAGTGAGTATAGAACATGGGTCCATTGGCGAGAAGCGAAGTTATCAGGACTGATGCTGACGCGAGGACCCCCACCTTATCATCTGGGTCATACAGGATCTGGTAAACCAATTATTCGATCGTCTAGTATGGAACAAATGCTAATTATACCTGATAATCATCCATCGCAGATTCTACGGGACTATAAAACACTCGGATATTGGTGTGGAGCCGAATTCATACCAGGCTGTTACATGCGTATAAGTCCCATTAAACAGCGAACATTGGCTGTTCGAAATAATACATTGGCTATGGCAAAACCCGAGTACTTGGTGGAATTCTGCGGATTGATTGCGACTGGCCGTGTAGTCCATAGGGATACAGACGGAGAGGAATCATCTGATGTAAATAATGTAACACTAATCTGTATTGGAACAGACAATGGAATCTATGTGGATCTTATTATGAAAGGCAATAAGGGACATTTACTTGGATATGTAGCGGTCAAAGGTACAGCGACTACAACCGATTCCCGTCTTTGCGAACATTTAGAAGTTGATACGATTCGTGGAGTCTCCCTCAAACAACTGTTAGATTCAAGAGTCTAAAAGTTGTTGTATAAGAAGGCATAAATGAATCAAGATCTCAAGCTCAAACTCCTCCTAGTCAGTACCGATATTTATCAGACCTCTGGCTACAGTAAGGTCACATATGGACTCCTCAAGGAACTCGGCAAGTATGAGTGGCTCCAAGTCGTTCATTATGCGATTCAGGGAGATCCTGCCTTGAATCCCGATAGATCCTATCCGTCTAATGTAAGCCCGTATGTGTTCGATAAAACTATAGAAAAGGGATTCGGATTTGGGCAACTGGCGGGGGCGGTTCAAAAAGAGGCTCCCCATATTGTCATGATCTACAATGACCTTGGCGTCGTAACGAAATACTTGGAGGGCTTAAAGGACTATAAGGGAAAAGTCTGGGCCTATCTAGATCAGATCTATGAGAATGGGTCCAGTCTCTTAGTCCTGAACAAGGTCGATCGTGTATTTTGTTTTACGAAGGAATGGAAGGATCAGTTGAAGAAGCAAGGGATTACGAGACCTATTGACGTGCTGCCTCACGGATTTGACAAGGATATGTTTCCTGTAATAAGTCGAGCTGTTGCCAGACAGCAACTGAAGATCCCTGAGGAGGTGTTCCTGTTTTTGAATCTTAATCGCAATCAGCCGCGAAAGCACTACGATCTGCTTATCATGGCCTTCGTCGATTTGATCAGCAGAGTCCCTGAAAAGCCACTCTTTCTCATGTGCGTCTGTGATAATGGTGAAACAGGGGGGTATAATCTGTTCGATATTTTCAGCAACGAACTAGCTAAGCGATCTCTTAATCCTGAACAATTCGGCAATCGTCTTATCCAATCCAATCGGTATCTGGACTTTACGGACGCAGAGGTGGGTGTTCTGTACCAGGCAGCAGATGTGGGAATCACATGTACGGACGGAGAGGGATTTGGATTATGCTCCTTTGAGTCCATGGGTCTTGGCGTGCCTCAGATCCTGACCAATGTGGTCGGTCATCGCACCTTCTGCGACGCCTCCAATTCGATCCTGGTGGAACCTGCTTTGACGATGTACGTGCCAACCACTGTCAGTCAGCTAGGTGGCGAGGCTAGAATCGTGGATCCTATGATTGTGTCGAAGGCCATGGAAACCTACGTAAATGATGCGAGTCTTCGTCAATCACATGGCTTCGCTGCTATGAAGACTGTGGAAGGATTTACCTGGCCCAATGTATCATGGGCCCTGGTGAAACGCCTGGAACTGCTTCACGCAGAGTTGGTATTGGATGGGCTATGAGTAGTATGTCTAAAGACATACCTACCAACTGGTATGTCTAAAGACATACCTACCGGCACAAAATGTACTTATCAACTAGGAAACACTATGATCTTTAAAAATTTACACTTTATCGACACCATTCTAATTACAGCCATTATTGTCACCATCATCATTTCAGGATACATGACCTTTGTACGCCTTGCGTATGGAACTGTTCACACATCTTACGACGCCTGGCTCTTCGGCATGAACCTGGCCCTTCTGCTACAAATCATAGACAATCACGATAATTCCATGAAATAAATTTAGCATGAGTCGGTAGGGTAATGAACGTGACAGAATATCTTTCCATCCTATTTGTGCTTGTAGTGTTGGTGAGCGGAATTATAATGATCATGAAGGTATTAAAAACTAACGAAGGATTCGCCGACTATAAGTCCGAGGCAGGTTATAAAGATCAGCTCGCAAAAGTCGTAGCACTCAGGGATCTTAGGGCCAATGGACGTCAACGCATGAGTCAAATGCTGGACTTCTATGAGTCCGCGTCAACTCAGCAGGATCCACATGAAGTTCTCCCATCCGACCAGGATTCCTTCGTGAACTTTTATACACTGGGTTGCCGATTTGCCGGCTATCTAGGACCGTTCGAAAAAGGATACTTTGATCCCCAGGAAGCCGTTACGTCGGCCCTGAAAATGGGCTGTCGCACCTTCGTTCTCGAAATCGACTACAATGACGAATGTAAGCATAAGACAGATGAAAATGGTCGATACTTTCCCCAACTCGTGGTGCGAAATGATCAGGGGCGTAGGTTCTACGTAACAGCGTCCAATCCCGACTGTCAGAACAGTTCTAGTTCGATTATCCAGAAAACGGCAAAAGTCCTTGCCGACAATGCGTTTGACAATGGCTCAGGACCTTTGATCGTAATCCTCTACGTCCTTCGAACACCTCCCTATGATTCTGGGAGCCCCAAGAGAACCTTGGACTACTTCTCGAACATTGCGAAAGCCATGAATCCCCTGTTAAACAGGAGCGTCGATAACATTACGACTGGCGGGAAGTTCAGTCGACAGCAACAAGAGGCATTGCTTCTAACAAACAGCATCAAGGACTATGACGGACGAGTGATCTTCATGTGTAACGCCAATACTGATGACTTTCGAAAGGCGTCCTATGACACGGATAAGGATCTGGACTACATTGTGAATCTCAGGTTGACCATGGGACAGACACAGCTCGGTGCGACGACCAAGGCAGCTGCGACGCCTTATGGTGTTCTTGATACGACACAGAGCTATCTGTCCATTCCCCAGGATCAGATCACGAATACCATTGAGAAGTCGAAGCTCACATACACGGTCTGCTTTGACAAGAACCCTGCCGTTCAGCCAGACGCCGAAACCGTTCAGAAGCTAACATCGACCTTTGGAATAACCTGTATTCCTATTCAGATCTGGTCGGATGACGCAAACTACCTGTTCGAGAAGCCATCGGGTCTCTTTTCAAAGTTTGGCTTTGTTCCTAAGCCAAAGAACCTCAGATTCATCAAGAAGCCCCTCATGAGAGCAGCATCGGCCCCTGTAACAATGAACGCACAGGGAGGCGAGTTACGAGTCCCGATCACACCATAGTATGCGAATCAATTATTCCTATTTTCCATTGTACCAATAGGGTACCATGGAAAATACGATGAGACATATCGAGGCTCCGCACTTCGATAAGGAGAAATATACCAAACAGATCGAGCGGATCGCTACTATTGCGAATGAAGCCAAGGAAAAGACAGACTTTGAATCGGCCCATGATCCCGAGGTCCTCAAGGCCATCGACATTGTAGAACAGTTTCTGAGAAAGACGCACAGGTTGTGCTACGGAGGTCAGGCGATCAATGCCCACCTCCCTGAGAAATACAAGTTCTACGATCCGAACACGACCATCCCTGACTACGACATGTTCACTCCCGATCGGGCCTCGGACATCAAGCAACTCGTGGGCTTCTTGAGGAAGGCGGGATTCCGAGAAATTAGTGATCGCGAAGGTATGCATGAGGGCACCACCAAGATCTACGTGAACTATATTCCCGTAGCAGATATCACGGAGATCGATCCCAAGCTCTATGAGCTATTGTCTGAACGAGAGTTCGTTGATAATGGGATTTCCTACCTGGATTCCAATACGCTTCGTATGCTGATGTACTTGGAGCTCAGTCGACCCAAAGGGCAGGTGGATCGCTGGGAAAAGGTATACGAACGTTTAACCATGTTAAATGAGTTCGACCGTGTGAAGCCCTGTAAGGTATGGGAGAAACAGCTTCCCACGGGCCTCATGACGGCCCATGATGTGGATGGGATTATGGACTACATTATCCAGGAACAGAGAGTCTTTGCGGGAGCAGATCTGGCAGGGTTTTACAAGCGATCCTTTAGCAAGAAGCCGGCGGCCAAGTGGCTCCTGAAAACCAAGAGGCCCATTCTGTTCTATTCGCCCGATCTGGCAGCAGACACGAAACATTTCGCGTATGAGCTTCAGCATTCATCGACTCATAAGACCACAGTGACCAAGGTGGATGCTATGGGTGGTGATCTGATTCCCCAGATGGCGATCTTCATGCGAGACAAGGTACCCTTCCTAATTATCATGGCCCAGACGGCCTGTCATTCGTATTATTCGCTTCCTGTGAAAAAGGGACAGACACTCAGGGTCGCGTCCCTAGATACGCTGATCACCCTATTTTTTGCGATTTCTCTGCTCAAGTACAAGTTTCTGACTTTGACTGGGCTCGACTGTTTGGCCAAGGAACTGGTGAGCATATCCTATAAGGCTAGGCTAAAACCCGACACCTTTCCCTTTCCGTTCATTTCCCTAGAATGTACAGGGCACCAGAAACGGTTGCCCAGTCTGATCAGGGAAAAGGTGATGCGTATTCGGGCCACCAAGAAGAAGATGAAGAAGTTAATTCTAGCTGGTGTTGAAAATGCCAGGAATGGATATCAGAGTCTGAAGAATAACAGTCGAAGCGGTAAAAGCAGGAAGACTAGTCGGCAAACGAGTCGAAAAGGTAGCTTAGAGATAAACCCTGTATCCATTCTGAAACCAGAACGTCTGTAAGCGTCTCTTGGTATTCCATCATCATTATTATTTATTGTAGTTATAAATCACAATAAATAATACTGTTTTGTCATTTACATATGAGTCCTCTTAATCCAATCCCTATCCTTCAAAAAAATCTTGGAAGACGCAGGGCTACTGAGCTTTGTATAGACATAGCCAGCATTCAGCTTGCGAAAGACGGACAGGGCTCCATAGGCCTTGACTGCCTTGTTCAGGGCCGCATGTCTTGCGGCGTCTGATTTATGGGCTATATCAGAGTAACCGAACTTGGCCAGAAGTCCCTTCTTCAACGTACCGATTCCAGGCTCACCGGATCTGAGTCCCTTGCCTGGGCGACCGACATTACGAATACAGGCAGCCTTCACGGTGGTTCGGCGACCGGATTTAGACTTGCGAGTATACGCGGCTCTTAAGATCTGCTTTGACGTACAGCGTGTTGCCATTCTACTAGTGGCAGATAGTTTCCGTGTGCTACCCCCTTCTAAATTGCCAATAACACTTGAAAGAAAAGCACTCGACGATTTTTTACTGTTTGATTCTAACGTTGTTAAATAATAATTTACTATAGTGGCATACTGAGACCGAGAATTCGCAGGCAGTTCTGCTTTTATCAGGGTTCTAGCAGTCTCTTCATCGTTATGATCTGTTATATATTTTAAATAGTCATTGAGTGCTTTAATTGTTTCAGGATGCGTCATGCCTAATATATTTCGTTGGATATCCAATTTTTTCTTATACAATACCTCTACTTCTTCATCCGATAATTCATCTACTTCCTTAGATATATCAATTAATAAACTAATAAGTGAAAGAATATAGTCATTATCAGGGACGTCCTTTATTAATTGATCTTCTAGCAACACAACTAAAAGTCTAACAGCTTCTAGATATTTATCCTGATGAAGCAATACAACAACTAAATAATTATTCAGCTCCTGTCTGTAAATATCAGATGGATCAGACATTAACTCCCTCTTCAAAAATCTCTCAGCCTCTTCAAAATTACGTTTCTGAATGTAAGATTCTATTATATTACTTAAAGAAGTAAAAGCACCTTCATTATTTCCGCTTTCTATTCGCCTTTTTAATATATTCTTAAATATATTAATTTCATTTGTAGATCCTACAGTAAAGAATAAATCCTTATAGGGTGTTCCTTCAGAAAGGATTTCTAATTTATCTAAATCGCGATCATTTAATTCACGCAATAAATCCTTCACAAAATCCCTGTTTGTCTCGAACTCGTCTTTATGGTTTGCTTTATATCGACGAATAAGGGTCTGTACTAGCTTAATAATGTACTTGGTACGATCCTTACCTGTTTTTTCACCCAATAATAAAAACCGATCCAGGTCTGAAGGTCCCAGCTCTTCCTTTAAAAACTCGATCGTTTCAAGACTATTATTCAACTTCGTTAGATTTTTTTCAGGTCCGATCAGGTACTTCTGTAAATTTCTTACGTAAGATGAATTAGGTTTGTTTGACAAATCTGGTTCGCACATCTTTAATTGTTTTAAAATAACAACATACTCCCTTACAAGAGTATGTAATGTGCGTGGAATTTTATTGTTGAGTGAAAGCTCTGCGTCAGATAATATATTAGCCAACGGTTCTTCTGAATTTACATAAGATCCTGAGCTTATTGCTGCTAAAAGCCTTTCTTTTGGCGATTGTTTGAATCTAATGTTTTGTTTTCCCGTTAAATATAAGCTACTTCTTCCAGCTATATTACTAAATGTAGTATATATATCCTTTTGTAACTCCTCTTCAATCTCGGCATGCTTGGATCTTAGCTGTTCCAATAATTCAGCACACTCTTTTTTCCGAGTCGTGTTCATCCCTATTCTACACATAGAACTTAAAGTCAAAGTGAATTGAATATTCAATGTCCTCGGTGTCTGTGACCCAAGCCCTTTCGGAGCTCAAGCTCCTGAGATCCAGAATTCAACATGCGACCAATGGAGCTCACCTGATCGCCATGAAGAAGAAGCGAGACATGCTGGATTCAAGTCGGTTTGCGACAGAAGCCCGGGCCTCCTATCAGTCTTTCACAGATCTGTTGGCCCGTTATAACCAGCTGAAGGCCGCGATTGTCCTCAGTAACGCCACAACATCCGTGAAGATCGGAGACAAGACGTACACGGTGGCCGATGCTGTGGAACGCAAGCGTACGATTGACTTTGAGAAGGCCATGCTAAATACCATGAAGCAACAGTTCGAGCAGGTGAAGCGAGAGCACGAGTCTCATACAGTGTCTGAGCAGGCACGTGTGGAGCGTCTGCTCCAGTCAGAACTCAGTAAGGATTCCAAGACCAATGTAGAGGTCATTACGCAGCTCACGGAGACCTTTCTGGCTCAGAACAAGGCGGAAATTCTGGACCCCTTGAACCTGGAGACCAAGATCGCTGAGATGAACCGTCAGATTGAGGAGTTCGAGACCAAGGTGGATTGGGTTCTCAGTGAGTCCAATGGTCGTACAGTCCTCCTGTCCTTGTAAAAACAGTAAAATCAGTAACAACAGTCCCTTTATAGCGAATATGTAGAAGCTGATCAATCTAAATATAACGCATAATCTTCGGATTACGCAAAAGTAACTCAACGATAAAAACGATCAGCAATCAAGTATTAACGAGAAAGCAGCAACTTATAACTAGCACCAGCATTATCAGTACTTTTGTACTGATACGGCAATCAAAAAGCAACCAACAACGAACGATAAAATCCAGGAACAAAGGACCTCTGAGTCGGTAAAAAGGCTCAGAGTAAGGGTATTGATTGGCAACCCTTGCGTATCCTCCTGGCTGCTATGAAGGGACTTCTTATATGTATTGGTAAATACACATAAGAAAATTTGATAGTAACTATAGTGACGAACATAGATCATGGCTACAATCTTGAATGTCTTGGAATACCATGACACAGTTCTACGGCTAATACAGATTCGATATGGCGACGGTCATAAGAAAAAGCGACAAATTGTTGCCATTGATACGATCCTGAAGGATCTGAGAGCCAGACTGGAACTTCTGATGGATGTGGAGCCGGCAACGGCAACCTATCCGTCTAATTTCATGGTTATCAAACCATTTCCGAGGGTCCTAATGGATGACGAACAGGTGTATGTGGATGGCTATATTGATTCGGTGCGGGATATGATTATCGAGTTACGGGTTGTTACAGATGCCACAGTGATACAGTATTTATGGCGGCTTGAACAGGCTGTTACGCGATTTGCTATGATTTGACGTTTACGTTAAATCTACCAATGATTTGACGTTTACGTTGAATCAACCTATGATTTGACGTTTACGTTGAATCAACCTATGATTTGACGTTTACGTTGAATCAACCTATGATTTGACGTTTACGTTGAATCAACCTATGATTTGACGTTAAATAGCTAGACTTGAAGAATCGGATAATGGAGACGACTTAATATTTACCTCCTTGGTCCATGTCCCATCCTTAGCCTTTTGTTGATAGGATTCAAGATATGCCACATCTGTTCTGGCCTTGTCCAGCTGGTCTTTCATGCTAGGTATCTGAGCAACAATCGCCTTCAAGCTAGACATTATAACAGCATCGTCTGGATTGGGCTTTGGTCGATTATTGGCGGCATTTTCAGGGCTATTCATATTCACTGTGAATGTCGTTGTATCACTGTCGCATGTCACTAAGCCACTGACATCCGCACAGGCATAGGAGCCCGTGTAGGAAAGGAAGCCTTCTGTAGGGGATGGGATTGGCGGGATGCCCTCCAGTGACTTCTTTAAGTCCTCTATGATGCCAGGGATCTTCTTGTTCAGGAAAGCAAGGGTGTCCTGATAGGGCCTCGGATCTGGTGACAAGACGGACAGGATGTCTTGTTTGGGCGACTGGGTCGTCAAGGGATTCGGGGGACATTTAATGAAAGGTCGGCCCTCATTGTCGTCGTCTTGGAATTTGCGAATGAGTTTTGTTTTTGTCATGGTCGGATCCCCGTGCTGCTCTACGTCCAAAGTACTGTCCACGACCTTATTCCAGAACTGACAGATCTCTTGGTGAAAGGCTATCCATTCCTTGAATTCGGGAGTTGTACGCCACGTATCAATGAGTCCGAAGCCTTCCAACAGACTCTGTCTGTTTTGTCTGTGGCTGACAGTAAAAATTAAAAGGGCTAGGAGCAGTAACAGTAAACAGATACCGATTATATACATACCTTACTCTTAGAGCCTAAATTAAGTTATCTGTTTGAAACAGAGGAATGGACAGAGTTCGTCGCCAGGGAGTCGTAGAATTAATTACTGGTCCCGTGACAGTTATACAGGGGACAGGAAATCTGGCATCTGGCATAACAGACCAGGCTCAGGTCTGTGTCCAAGAGGCCTATGTACAGAAACTGGTGACAGATCTTTCTAATAGTAGATTTTATCAGCAAAATAATTTAAATTACTGTCCACCACCAATTATTCCACAGTATAGTGGTGGTGTTAGTTCTGGTGCTCTTCTAACAAAACAGATCCAGCAGTGTCAGGTATCAGATCTTCAATTGAATTTAACAGCCTATAAGCAAAAACAGATTCCGGGATGCCTTCAGATGGCTCAGAAAATGAGCGGTGGTTCCTCGCAAAACTTTGTAAATAGTCCTGTTAACTGGCCACCTGTCCGATTCCAACAGTATCAGACATATGTACCACCGCCTCCACCTGCCCCTATCATATTCAATGCGGGTCAGCCTATCCCTTCTTTAGGTCCTTGTACGAATGTTGGGGCGATCAATACAACGACTCCTCTGAGACCGAATGGAACTATTTTAACACCCGAACAGTATGCGGCTTACATTAACAGTATCGATCTGAGTCAATCAAATAATCCACAGTATTGTTTGAATCGAAATAAAAATAGTTAGAAGTAGAGATGGAATCGGATGTATTTAATACATCATGTGATGTATCGGATAATACAACTATTAATGAATGCTTAATTTGTATTACAAAGTGCGACACATTAAGCAGTGATTTATTTTTATATAACTGTACATGTGTGTATTATGTTCATAAGGGTTGTATGATTAACTGGCGTCAAGTCGCGAAGACGGACAGGATCTGTCTTATTTGTCACGTTACAATCGACGATCAAAAAGAGTTACAGATTGTTCCTTATCGGCCGCCCGTTTTAGTTGAAAGAGATAGGCGATTTATTATGAATTTAATACGATTTATTTGTTTACCATTTACATGCTTTACAGTCATTGCTGGATCTATGTTAGTTATCGCATTTATACTAGAAAAAATATTTAAGGTTCAGATACGAAATCGCTAGTTTACTTTGCTACGACCACGTTACGCTTCTTCACCTGCTTCTTGGGAGGGGGAGGAGCCTCTTCCTCCTCAGACTCCTCTGCCGCATCTTCGGCAGCTGGAAGAACCGCTGCGACTGCTGAGCTGGTTCTTGTCGCAGATGCCAGCTCCTGTTGCTCCTCCTCGTCATCCACCTCATCCTCCAAGGTAGTTGCGGCTCTAGAGCTACTGCTACTGCTACTGCTACTGCTGTTGCTAGGCGTAACTCCAGGAAGCTTGAAGGCAAATTCAGCACGTCCATCAGGAATCTTGTGGACGATGAGCTGGGTCACATTCCAGCGAAGATTGAACTTGCCTGTGCCTGCGATCCAGACATCAGAACACTCCATGAGGGCAGTCACCGTGGCTCCCTTCGCAAGCATCTCCTCTGCGGGGATGCCACGAATAGGCTTGCCAGCAGGATCATAGAACTTGGTCTCATATCCGTCACCCGAGCGACGAAGATTGAGCTTCATGGTAGGAGGATAGTCCTTGGAAGCATCCTTGCCGAACTTGATGCTGGGAGTGTAGAACTCCTCCAGAACCTCACGAGTACGCTCCTTGCCAAACCAGGCCTTACTATTCTTGACTGCGGCATCCTTGACGGCATTGTCAAGAGCCACGATGGTCTCGTAGAATGCCTTGACGTCGCCGGCCTGTTGATAGCCATTGAAGGAGAGGTTAATGCTGTGCTTGGCTGCTCCACCACCTTCTGCGGCATAGACGCTCAGGCCAAAGGGAATTCTCATTTCAGTAGCGGACTGAAGGTTGAGACGCTCACCATTGTAATTGATGTACGCCTTCTTACCGACGGCCTGTCTCTTGCCGTCCTTTTCAATTTCAACCACCTTAGGGGTGGCGACTGTGACGTTGCGTCCATTAAATTCAGTAGGGAGAATAGTATTGCTTGCCATGTTGTTTTGTGTAATGCTATGCGTTTCTGGCAATTAAAAGGGCGATTCAAATTTAACGGATTTGGCAAATTCAAATCTGTTAAAGTTTTTCACGTTGAAATTTGCTATACAGCCATTTCCTGAAGAAAGGGGAAGGCTCGACGAGCTCCTGAGCTGACTGTTGTTAATGCTGTGACAATGTAGACCGCAGCAAGACCCCTGGATTCTCTGAGAGTCCCTGCTTTCAAAAAGGTGATTAAACTGGTTAACAGATGGTCCAGTGCTTTTATCAAATTCATGGTCTGATAAGGTATAATTAGGTAGGTAGAATTAGTCTGCCAGTCAGGATAAATGGCTAGTCGTTCTTCATCTGTCAGTCCAAGTGACTCTGTCCAAAGATCGTTGATGGTCTCAGTAAATCGATGAATACTTGGCAGCGACATAGTTAAGAACCACCGAATGTTCGTCAAATATCCATGACTGTCAATCAGAAAACATAGTTCAACTGCCTTCTGTTCATAGGATACATGCTCTACAGTGTCAGCAGTCAGGATATATCTGCGACTGTGTAGCCAGTGTATATGTTTCTGGATTGATTCAAGGGTCTCGGGACTCAGAGGGCTAGACGTATAGGGGTTCTTGAAGGCTTTGCCAGACTCTGTAAGTCTCTGTCGTTCTTGGACAAGAGAACGAATATCGAAGAGCCACCGATGAGGTTGTTCAAGAAACGAAAAACGGAAATGGACAGGGATTGATATGACATCATCCATGGAAATCAGTTCTGTGGCATTGTTTGCGAGGGTTGTGACGGATGATGCGAGGCCTTGCCTCTTTACCCTTAACAGCCCAATTTTGATCCGGCAACGGTTCAGGAACCGTCTAAGACGGTCAACTTGCTTCGGTCTCAGAAGCGTTAGATCCACCGGTTTTGCGAACCGTCGGGGATTTTTATAATGAAGCGAACAAAAGTCGCCGTGCGTCGCGTTTCTAGTACATCCTGTATCAGGATGTGGCCTGCTTTTTATATTCCAACAAGATCTCATTTACCCTCTATCCCTTGAATTTAAAATAAATTTAGGCAACTAATACAAACTGTATTATATTTTCAAAGTTTTCAACGAAAAAAAGCCATTTTTGTAACTGAGTTTAAGAAATTGAATGTGAAATACATAAAATTTGAATCGGTTCTAACGCAGTCGGAGGGGTATATCGCGTTTAAACATGTCCAGCAATAATACCGGCAATAGCATAATGAGTTCCGCAGCCAAGCCCGTCGTCAAGAAAGTCGCAAAGAAGACCGAAACTGTAGCAGCAGTTAACACCGTTGTTGCCGCCCCCGCCCCCGTCGCATCTGCCCCTGCCAAGAAGGCCTCCAAGAAGGAGGCAGCTGCCGCAGTCCCTGCTCCTGTCGTAGCAACTGTTATCGCCCCTGCTGAGCCTATCGCAACTGCTTCCGCCATTGCTGCTCCTGCCGTCAATGCCGAGCCTAGCACCACTTTGGCCCAGGACATCGAGGCTTTGACCGCCCAGCTCCAATCTGTTCGTGATGCCGCAGTCACTGGCTTGAAGGCTCTCGGCAAGCTCCAGAAGCGTGCTGCCAAGGAGCTCAAGGAGGCCGGTCGTCGCCGCCGCCACCGCAAGGCCGCCCCTGCCGATGGATCTGCCCCTGTCGCCAAGCGTCCTACCATCTTCACCACCCCTGTGACTCTTCGTGATGGTCTCTGCTCCTTCCTCGGCAAGCCCAACGGAAGCCAAATGACCCCTGCGGATGTCACCCGTGCGTTCAGTGCCTACGTGGACAGCCATAAGCTCAAGGATGCTGAGAAGGGCCACACCATCCACCCTGATGCCGCCATGCGTAAGGTGCTGGGCGTCAAGGAGGGCGAGGCACTCACTTACCGCAACATCCAGACCTACCTGTACAAGCTGTACGTGTTGCCTGAGAAGAAGGCAGTCGCAACTGCCTAAATGTGCTAAGCTTAGGTAATAAAACTAAAATATTATTTTTTGTAGAATTTTTCTATCAAAAATAATAGATATAATTAATCCAATTCTAATACTTCAATCCAGCCTGTACATATTTAATATAATCGCTATAGGATCTAAATTTTGGATATATAACTGAATTATTGGCTATTTCATTATCAATCATATCGCATACTCGTTATGATTTAATATTCGCTTACAATTACTGTTCCGTACTTATAACATCGTAGATTTCTCGGATACCTTCCAACGTCGTTTCATGGCCAATGTAGGATGAAAGGTGAGACGGAGAGAGTGTTTGTGATCTTCGCATCGATCATTAGAATTCTTCGCATGACTCGCATTTGACGTTTCATAGACGCTCAAACCCCATCGTGTCCATATGTCCTCCTTGCCGATCGTGTATCGCCATGGGAACGGCATAGAAGACAAGTTGCCTTTGATATGCCCACCCTCGAGTAACAGCCTGTTCTGATGGTGAATATAGGACGCCTGATCGTGAACGACTGACTCCATTTCCTTTAAGTCCCCTTGGCGTAGCTTAGCTGGGTCGCACATGAAGGCGGCCCAGATGAGTTCTGCCCAGGCCTCCGTCTCGGCTTCCCTCTGTTCCAAAGGAAGGGCCGTGTTGTCGGAACAGGCCGCATGAAAGAGCTCGTGGATCAGGACCCTGGTGGCGTCTTCCGCCCTATAAATAAAGACGCAGGTGGAGTCGCAGGGATAGGCATATCCCCCATTAATGTTGAGAGGCGTGACAGGTTTATTCTTTTTAGGGAATTGACGGAGGGCAGGATGGGCACACAAAAAGATCGTGTAAGACTGGCCATCGGGTCGCTTATATAGCTGTAGCAGGATGGACCAGAGGTCCCAGGGAATCTCGTCCATCTGGTCGGGGTTATTTAAGAGGGCCACAAGAATCCCTCCATCTGTCTGTTTGACGACGGGATCGATCTTTCCTGCCTTAAACATATTCCAAAAATGATCTCTTGAACCAATCTGATCGAATTCACTCGGCTTCTCGCATTCCCGTTGTAAGACGGAAAGGGTCTGTTCTGTCAGGTCCGTGTTGGTCCACGGTTTTGGTTTGGGAGCCGTTTGAACCATGTCGGCCATAAGTTCTATCAGAGGATGGGGCATACCTTACTTATACGTCGGAAATTTGAGGCGGCTTTAAAAAATAAAATTGAAGTCGGGGCCTCAGGTATACCCATTGTAACCACTTGCCTCATAATTATCCATATATATCCATAATGATATCCGTCGTACCTGTAGATATTGAACGTGTCGGATCTTCCGATCAATGGAAGGTCCTTGGATCTAAAAATAGTGAGAATCATACCTATGATGCTCCTCCTGCCCCCTTAACAAAGGATCTGATTGTAACCTTGGAACAAGGCAAATTCCCCTTAACGGATCACACCGATTGCTTCCCACATTCCAAGCACCGCTACATACTTCGATTCGGTGATCAACGACGTGTCGTCATTCTCAATGGGTTTACGTATAACTGTATGCCTGTTGGATTTGGGACTGGTGGAAGTCAGAATGTAACAGTTCTTGTTCAGGTACCTGTTGTTGCTGGTGCCAATACAACCAATGAAACCAACCAAAACAACCAAAACAACTACTATTCGTCTATCACAGAAGCCGATTTCGCCCTCTAAATCAAAGAAGAATCACTATTTTTTTGACCTGTACGGATAGGGAGAATGTCTAAGACGAACACGATGACCAAAAAACGATCTAGAAATGCTAATAATGGAATAAAAACTCGTAAGAATGAGACCAGTTTTGAAAAACGCCAACGAAAGGCCTTAAAAGCAAAACGAAACCATGAAAAGGAACAGGAACGTATTCTAGAGGAGATCCGATTGCGTAAATTAGCTGAACGGGCTAAAAGACCGAAGGTAAAAAAGCAAATTTCAGCATTTTACCCTGGGATGGAAGGGCTTGTTGAAGAGGCCTTAAAGGCGGCTGAAAGTCGTAGGGCAGAAGAGGTATTGGCTTCTTCTGCGGCAGCAGTAACTGCCGTTGCTGAAAAGAATGCTAAAAAGGACAATAAATGGATTCCCTATGGAGGCGAGTATCCTCCCAATGCTCTGTGGGGAAACATCCAATTTGAAGAGAATGTCAAAGCTGGCAGAGATCCATTTACAGGAATGACAATGGAAGAGCTAAAGAAATACAGGAATGAACAGGCTAAGAAAAGGGAAGCAATAGAATCGGTAGTTAAACCTGTCAAAGTCACAGTCGAACGAAATGCCCCTAAGCCAACGTCTGCGACTGCCTTGGCAGCTGTCTCAGACACATACGACACCTTGTGGATAGCCAATTTGCCTGAAGAGATCAATGAAAAAGCCATCGAGAAGAAGATAGCATCAGTGATTGAAGGATATGATTTCAAGCCCAAGGGTCTCTATGATACACGATTTATCGTTGAAAAGGGGATCAAGCTACCTCGTAAGGACGCAAAGAAGGACGAAAAGAGTGTGGGATACGCCTTTGTGAAGTTCGTGAATCATGAGATCGCTGCCCGAGTGGTTGACGCCTTTAAACCTGAGGAAGGATCGGATATTGGGAAACTCGCATTTTTCCATAAGATATATCAACCTGATGGGAAATTTATAAAAGTGGAGAAGGTGGCATTAGTAGAGCCGTCTTTAACGGGAGAGAAGGCCTAGGAGGCTTTACGTAACTTGTACATTAATCGGGCCAGTTCCAAATGGACGCTCTCCCATAGAATCGGAATTCTATAGGAGGTGACTAGAACCCAACCAGATCCAGACTCTGCTCGCCACAGAACATCCATAAGTTTGGACCTTGTCATTGGACTAATCCACTCGGCTCTGTAAATCGCCGCCATCCAGTAATGGATCACATCTGTCCACCGCAGATTCCTCTGTAGACACAGATAAATCCAATTACGCACTTCTTGGACGCGTCCATTGGTCCATGTGGTCGACCAGGTTTCCAACGTCTCAGAGAAAAAGGTATGCCAGACATCTGTCGGCGACAGACCAGACCGTTTGACATACTTGGACAGAAGCCGATCCTCTTTCCCTGGCACTGGTATTTCCATACACGCATCCCTCAGCCTCGGACAAACAGGAAGTTCTGTTGTCAGCAGAATCGCAAAGCATGAACTCTGTTCCAAGGCCTCCTGTAACTGTAGCGTCGATTCATCCGTCAAGTACTGAGCGTGATACAAAACCAAGTATCTCGTATTCAGGCTGGAGGATGCCAGCGTAACATCCTGTTGTCCCGTCCATCGTGTCAGAATGCTCTGTAAAAAGATCTTGTCAGACATGCTCATGCGTGCCACATCAAATCCCAAATGTAGCACAGACTCTTCATAGGGAATGGTCTTACTCGTAGCACCCTCTTCATCCTCCTCATCAGGATCTGCGGAACCATTACTGGGCTTTGTCAGATACCAGACAGATTCTTTTACCTTGAATGGAATACTGTAACGCTTGGCCTGGGCCTCCAAGAATGAGAGGAGCTGTGTTCTTTTTCCTGAGCCCCGCGGCCCTCGCCAAGCAAAGGACGGTGTCTGTAACATTACTCATTTTTCCAACTGGACTCTTAAACTGACAATCTAAGCATTTAGAAGTATATGTTTCTAAGGAAGCCCATGATTCTCGCAATCCCTTACACGGAATTTAATCCCGCCAAAGTCACACTTCACCCACAGATCGACGACAAACGTGGCCGACCCATACATCCCATGAGCTACAGGGATACCTATGCCCAGTTCACAGATGTGTCTATTGTAACACCACCGCTCACATTTTCTTCCTACGATCCTGTAACCGGCCGAATCGTGATGGAATGCCATGGATCTCAGCATCGGACCTTTAATGGTAAAATGGTCGCCTTTCAGAAACATATCCTGACTCATATTCAACCTGAGGCATCGACCATGAATTCGGAGGATCTGGACAATATGCTCCAGAAACTCTATAATAGCAGGGTCTTAACACTCTATACCTTTCCGTCCACTCTGGTGAAACTCGGAAACGGAACAACGTGTCCCATTTCAGAATTAAAGGCCGGATCGTCCATTCGGTGTGCCGTACGTCTGTATGGCGTCATGCGACTAGACTATAAGGGTGTACCGCAGCTTCGGATTCAGCATTCGGTGCCAGCAATCTGGCTCTCAGCATAATCAGTTCCTTGTCATAAAAGAGATCGCAAGGGCACCAAATGCCAGATTGAAGGCGATCACAGATGGGATGAGATAGGTTAGCTGTACAATGTCTTCCTTGCCCATCATATATAAGGCAATCGCTAGACCAATGAGAAACCCTGAGATACTGAAGATTACCGTTGTCGAGACACAAAGGTCCTTATTTTCCAAATTGCTTTCATTGGATCCTTGAACTGATCCGAAAAGTGCTAAAGCCGCAAATAGAAAGGTGAAACTCAGAGCACTGATGCCCCCTGCTATCATTAAATTTGTAAAGTCTGCCATCCTCTACAGATTAATAGTAAAATTAACGGGTTACTTGTTTTACGTTGTTCAACGTGTCAACGTGTCGCTCTTCATTAGCGACGCTAATGAAGAGCCATATGATGAACAACGCTGAGCGTTGTTCATCTTGTCATCTTACTAACTCCATACGAGCCAATAATCAATAGCATTGTGATGATATTCAGAATGATAGAGAAATACAGGCTTGGCAAAGGATCCGTAAAGGTGATGAAATACATGATTGTCGTTGCGGTCATAAAACAGCCACCCAAGAAGACCGTCGCAATAATGGGATTGACCTCGATCTTTAATTCGTCCCAGTTATAATTGGTCGGATGGGCAGCCAAGAGGATCACGGCGACAATAAATAGAATAAATCCTATTAATCCAATACCAATAGAGATCCAAGGGTTCATACTACAATTATGTAGGGAATTATCTTGTAATTATAGCAATCGATATCGCAGTGACAGACAACATGAGTGTTACCGTACTCAACATGGCAGCATAGTACCCAATGGGAAGGATATTCGGCATTGATATAAAATATAGAATGGAAGCGATCACCATAAAGAGAAATCCAATGACTATAAAGAAGATGGTCGGAATCACTTCGCCATTCATGGCATCCCAATTATTATTTGAATTTTGTATGACTCCTAGTTTCCAATAAGAGAGACCGTAAAATACAATGCCTATTACAGCAAGCACAATAGGCATTATGTTATCATAAAAACCTTGCTTCATATAATTTGAGATAGCGGCACCTGCTGCTTTCGCTTTTTCTTTATCCCAGGCCGGTTCACTTGATGATGAATTAGACATCCTCTGACTATAGGTTCGTTATTCATTTGGCTGCTCCTGTCACTGCTGCTGTCGCTGTAGCTGTAGCATTTGGTTTAGGAACATTTGCTGTCCCTTTCGAATTATTCGACTTTACAGGCGTTGATAATGACTGAACAAGAGAGTTCGGAACCAGTTTTTCACGTGGACCCATGCCAATTAGTAACAGCATTCCAACAACCGTTATAATCGCCGTATTCCGATAGAACATCATGACTACCGATGATTTTTCTGTATCAAACCCCATGACTCTAATTTTGTCAAGATAATACAGAGGGAACAATGGGTTCCAAAACCAGAAAAGCACCGAAATACAAGTTAAGCATAGACCAGGTCGGCTATTGTAATCCAAAGCATAAATCGAGACGAAAAGGTGGTTCGTGTTTGCCTGCTGATGTAGTGAAACAGGTCAAGGGCAACGATATCTGTGGGCCTCACGATGACCACTGTATCTTGGACAGGGTAGCCATCGATGAGGTTAAGAAAGAGGAGCTCCGTAAAGAGTATTTGAGGCCCCGTTATCCTGCGTCCTGGTATAAAAAGAAGGACCAGTGGCTCGATAATTTTCAGATCACTGACGTGATGAAGCAGTACGAGGCGGCCAACCCGTGGTTCCGATTCATGGGAGCCTTGCCCATGGATTTCTCGGCCCCCGATCCTTATAGGCCCAAGGATCAACCGAAGCAATGTATGCAGCCGGATGTATGTAACTTGGATCTGAAGGCAGAATACGACAGGGGTATAAGGGGCATCGGATTCATCTTTAACCTGGATCCCCACTTCAAGAGCGGGAGCCACTGGGTCGCCATGTATATTGACCTGCGATCAGTGTCCAAGCCCGGTGCCTACTACTTTGATTCCTATGGCATGAAGACACCGCCTCTGATTGCCCGTCTTATGAGGGCTCTTCACCTTCAAATTCCTTCGCTTACGATGGCCTATAATGCCCGCCGCTTCCAGTTCAGCGACAGCGAATGCGGTGTCTACAGTATGTACTTCCTTGTCTGTATGATCCAGCACATTCCATTCCGAAAGTTCTGTAAGACCTCGGTGCCTGACGGATTCATGTTGGCCCTGAGAGAGGCGTTTTTTAGCAAGTGAAAATAACAAGCAACAGAATAGAGCATGTATCGTTCCGGGCCGCCATCAGTAAAAGCCGCCCTGTTTAGTCAAAAGAATCGGGAGACACTTCAACAGCTCCTCATTCAAGACTTCCAGAAACGCCAGAACCAGGCCCTCAACGGTAAACAGCTAGACAGGTTGGAACGGGCCCTCGATCATTACGTGGAGCAGGTCTACGGAACTCAGGGCGAGCAACCCCTTCCCGTCTTAAACAGGGAAGTCCTCAAGATCACAGCCCAGGATTTCTCGAAATATCTACAGCGACAGAATGTTGTCCAGGTGGCCCAGGCAGTCGATCAGAGTCCCACGCAAACCGTCATGAATCAGTCCCTCTACATGGATACGGCCCGCCGATTTGACCAGCTTCAAACGGATCGCCAGGAAGTCAAGGCCCTTCCCCCTCCTCCTCCCGATTTCAGGGTCTCCCTTGATGACGAAGAGGCCCCTTCTTCGGCCTCCCTGTACGAAATGGCCAAGAAACAACGGGAAGCCGAGGCCCAACGCCTCTTGAACTCGGGCAAGGATGCCATGGAACGAATAGATCCTGGTCTCAACAAACGCATCCAGGCCGACGATCTCTTCCGAAGCGGCCAACTGAGCCAAAACAAGGCGACGGATATGGCCCTCGCCAATCGACAATCATCCATTCAGCCCCTGGACATGCCCCTGATCATCCCTCCCGACGGCCGCGAACTCGCCATGGCCGCCCTCAGTCCCTTGGTTCTCGTGGAGAATCCCGGCCCCCGTGGCCTCGGCGATGCCAACGGCAATCCCACAACGACCATTCCATCCTTCCTTTCACCCCAGAAGAACAATTTACCCCAGGACTACATCATTCGCCAAGAGAATACAGTGGCCTATAAGGAAATCGAGAACAACCTGTTCGTCTATTCGGCGGACAGGGACTGGATGAAGAATGTGTCAGAGAATCGCTACAACTTTAGTGTCACCTTTGATCCTGGTAATAACGGACAGGGTTATTATCCCCAGGTTAGAGTCCAACAGAAGTTCAAGAACATCACTCGCATTGAGTTCGTGAAGGCGATTTTGCCTATAGAAGGACTCGATGTACTGATTGAGCCTACGAAGTCTGTCGCAACAAACATCACAGCCTATCAAAATACCGTTCTGTCTTTGCCGTTTGTGTCCGTCAACATCCCTGAACTCGAGAACAACAACTTTGGCAGTGATAACTTCATTGATCGTGCGTTCAGCGTAATCCAATATGATCAGAACTGGCAACCCAATTTATCAACGAGTATTATTGATCCAAGCTCCAATCAAACCAATGATTCTCGTGGCTTTACCTCACTCGTTCCTCGTTACTTGAAGTGCCAGAAGGTCTACGCTCCGACCCCTCTGTCTACCCTTCAACGCCTATCGATTAGTCTTTTGAGACCGAATGGACAAAGTGTGTCCTTAATGGCGGATACCTTCGATATCAGTGGTATCTTTGCTGGGTCAAATACAGCATTTAGTGGTACCAAGTCTTTGTATAATCAAAATGACGGTGCTAGTCCAGGTGCTAACCCATACTACATTTTCATAAACACATCAACTTATTTTAGCCGCTTTCAAGTCAATGTAGGTGACACCATTCAGATTGGTAATTTCGACTTTTCGAATAATACTACGAGGACTAGTCAAGACTTTACAACCTGGATCAATCAACCATCTGGATTTCTTGTGGCTGGCATTGGAAATAATTCATCAGGTACCTATGCGGATGGACCCAACTCTGTCGGCTATGCGAATTATATCATTATTCAGGCCAAACATCTGGATCCTACAACTGGATCTGTTGGGTTAAGCCCTTATGGTGGAGTTAATGGTTCTATTTTATCCTACATAGGGACTACAATCGCACCTCTCGCATCTCCTCCTCGTCGTCTAATCAATCTGAGCCGACAGACACAGCTGGTCTTCCGTGTGATCACACGTGAAATGGATCCAGTGGCTGGACTGAGACCCGATAATATGTAAAAATCATATTTCAATACTATTATCAATCATTCGAATGATTGATAATAGGTATTATATACTCTTTACTTTCCATGCTTCTTCTTATCTTTCTTTACCTTGATGTTGTGTTCTGGAAGGGGGTTAAGAGGGACGGACAGGGTCTTTTCATTAACTTGTTGCTCGGCAACAAGTTTATTAGCCTGTTGCTTGGCAATAGGTTCAGATACTGGTTCAGGAATAGGTTCAACAACTGGTTGAGCTACTGGCTGATCTACTGGTTGAACAACTGGTTGAGCAACTGATTCAGGGATAGGTTGCGACACAGATTCAGGAATAGGTTGAGCAACTGGCTGGGCTACTGGTTCAGAAATAGGTTGAGCTACTGATTGCTCAGGTACAGGTTGAACAACTGGCTGAGCAACTGGTTCAACAACTAGTTGAGCTACTGGTTCAGGAATAGGCTGAGCAACTGGTTCAGGAATAGGCTGAGCAACTGGTTCGGATACTGGTTCAACAACTGGCTGGGCTACTGGTTCAGGAATAGACTGAGCTACTGATTGCTCAGGTACAGGTTCAGAGACTGGTTGAGCAACCAGTTGCTCAGGTACAGGTTCAGAGACTGGTTGAGCAACTGGTTGCTCAGGTACAGGTTGACCAGCTGACTCAGGTACAGGTTCAACAATAGGTTGAGTTACAGGTTGCTCAGGGACAAGAACAGGCTGAGCAAGAGTTGGTTCAACAACCTGTTCTACACGAGGTGATTGATCATTCTGTTGCTCATTATCAGGCCTATAAAAGCGATGTAATACATTTTTTGAATCTTCGGTTTGACTGAATAAACCACCCATTCTATATACTCTAAAGATTCGAACTCTTTAACCTGTTATTTAAGTTTTTTAGAAAGGACTAATAGGGGTTTCGTATGAATCAAGGACTTTTGATTCTGATTTTTTTAATAATATTAGCTCTTGTTCTGTACCATATGTCACAGACAGAAGGATTTGCCGATATCATTCCGGACTTGCCATCATCCCAGAAACGATTTAATCCATTCGGTTCGCTCGTGAACCTACTAAATCCACAAATAGATCTGAGAAAGGAAACCAATACTCAGGTGAAACAGGCCACAAACAGTATTAATCTAACAGGGGGGTTGGGAGCCTACAAACAGGCCGGTATCATCGGGAACAGTCAGATTCCCGAGGGCCAGCCAGAATCCCTTGAAAAAGCCCAGAAGGTCTGTGAAGCCGTGAGAGCCGATACCTTTAACAAAGCGGTCTGTAATAGCTTTGACAATGAAGAGTTTGCCAAGTACTGTGGAATTAGTTTTGATCTGAAAAGTACAAATTCGAAGGGCGAAGTCCAAGGAATCGGAGGATTATATTTAGATCCTAGTGAACGTATCCGACAGAAAGCAAATGCTGTCGAAGACATTGCTCCCGAATACATCTATTCACCTACATATGGACGAACAGCGGTCGGCACATTTGTTGCCGATAAAGAGACCTGTGTTGCGGTCGCTGAAGAGACAGAATGTACTCAGAAGAAGTCGTTTGGTGTTCCTAATTGTGCCCAGTGCCTACCATCCTCCGAGTTCCATCGCATCGATCCCACAATACCTCTGATCCCGCCTTCCCTAGTTATAATGACAAATGCTAAAACGCTCATTTTCACAACAGGATCATCAGGATCATCCATGCTTACCAATGCCAAAGATGATACAAACAAGGCAGAAAAAATTAGAAAAATGCCAGGACCCACCACGGCCGATATGATTATGTTCCCAGATCTCAAAGAAAATAATAATATTACAGTTATGATTGATGGTGAAAAACCAGAAAATCCTTTTATCGCAGGGTTTGTCACAGGACAGACTCGCAAAGGCCCCTATACACTGGACATCAAATATCTGATAGAGGGAACAGGAGGCTACAAGCCGCGATATTTAGGGACGAAAAGTGTGACATACGATGATAATACAGTGAAATGCTATTCTATCTATTTTGATCCTCTAAAACCACTCGCTCTTAAAATGCCCTTCTCCTTTGCGTCCATTGCGTCCAGTGATTCCAAACGCTGTGACAACGGGCCCTTCATTACCACGGCGGCCTCCGCGGCCTTCCTGGATTCCGATCCCTGTCATAAGGACGGTTCTGGTCCAGGAACCTATTCTGCGATCTGTCTGGATCAGATCTTCAAGGGATTCGGTGGTACCGACAAGGGCACTGGGAGCCCCTTGAAAGAGGAGGGACTTAAAGCAATTAGGTTCGGTCCTGGAGACAAAGCTCGGACGCTCGAGGAGATCGGCGATTTCCTCATGGAACAGGGGACCAAGGCAAGTACCGGTTTATACAATGGAGTATCCTTGCCGCGTGATGAACGGCTGGCTGCCCTCATGTTTATGACAGGCGATTCCTTCATTGATCCATGTGAAGGCGGATTATCAGACGAGTGTATTCAGTCACTCTATACAAATCCTAGTACATACGATTTACCTATCAATATGTATGCGAGTCTGAATGAAAATGGCCTGCCAGTCTTCTGTACGGCCGACGGATTACTCAATCCTATGCGACCCGAGGGACTTGCGAAAGCCAAAAGCCTTACAACAAAAGAAGCGGTAATTGAAAAGTACAGGAGTACGTTGGCGACTGCCAATAACAATGAATTGTCAAATGAAGACCGTAAAAATGCTCTCAATGACTGCTATGGAATTACACTGGGATCAAAAATAATATTATAATATCAGCATCCATTAGGGATGTTCCGCAGGCTTGCTGCTTTGAATGAAGGCTATGAACAGCAACAGCAGCAAAATCAGTACTCGCAGAATCAGAATTATCGGTTTAACACACTAATTCCAAATCTGATTCCAAGTACAACAGATGCTCCAAGACAATTCATGACAGCTGTACAGGGTGTGAATCCCATGACGGGACAGAGGATTAATCCCGTTACAACAGCTCCTAGAAGTGGCCTTCTCCAGAACACCATTTCAAGTCCCCAGAATATCTTTTATTCTGCCTGGACAACACCTATTCCACCCGCCCCCCCGTCAAATCAAGAGCAAATTGACACCTGTAAAGAGATCAAGAGCTGTGAAGATCTGAGGGAGTACATGAAAAATCCTAAGAAAGGAATCATGTGCGGATACTGTCCCACAAGTAACAAGGGAATTCCTATTAACGACAAAGGTGTCGCAAAATTTAAGGGTGTCAATAATGAATGTATGTCCGTTATTACAGATCCAGATTCAGAGGGATGTAAGCGAGCACCTGCGGACTTTGATCCCCGATCGAATAAGGAATTGATTTGTACACCGAATGAAAATGGCTTTCTGTCGGCCACCTGTCTGTTAGACGTCATCCAAGAAGTCGGCTGTAGCAATAAAGGATCCATTGCTCTCGCCCTCAGTGACAATATGTCCGATCCTAATCCCGCAAATATCATTATGAATTTGGATGCTGCCAAAATCTACAACCAGAGAAACCAGGAGGACCCCTTTACTTTAAGCAGGGTCCAGGGCACCAATCAGACGCGAGCCTATGCTCTCAGTGAATTCCAGAAGATTCGAGGCAACGCAAACATAAAAAGTCCCATTACACAGCTGGATGCTGCGGCCCGTGATCTGTGCTTGAATAAGGGCGACATAATGTCCTACGACTTTTGTAGTGAACTCGGTCCTGACTCGCCTATTAGGACAATCAATGGCGAAACACTCAAATGCCTCCAAAAAGAGTTCTTAAAACACGGAGGAACACCTCGCGGCCAACTCTTTCCGTCGTCTTCTACATTAACTTTTTATCAAAGCAAAAATACATATGGGGAGGCCTTGAACTTCATGAAATCTTTAAATAGTAAAGCCAGGGGTGTCGAGGGATTTGAAAATCAAAATCCATATGATATTCAGAGATCAGCTCTTATCGACTTACAGGGAATTAAACCAGAAGAATCAGTCAAAATACCTGTTCTACCTATTAAACCCGAACCGCCCAAACCTGAACCACCTAAGCCTACACCTACTCCTACTCCTAAACCTGATGTCCCCCCACCAGCACCTGAGCCCCCAAAACCTGCTCCACCACCTCCCCCTCCTAAACCTATTCGCGGTGTGGATGTCTTGTGGTTTTTCACTAATATACTTGTAGCATGTACAAAAGAATCCACAATACCGACTATAGGTGGGGGAACAACTATTCCTGGTACAAACCTATATGGAGACCAAATTATTACAAATACAAATGTTTTGGTTCCAAGTATGAAACAATTTCGATTCACATTAGGATCAGATCCAAAAATCCAGACAAATACCTATGATTTTAATAAATATAATGTTGTGCTTAATGGTCCGTTGTTCTATACAGATGAACGAGCAATCGATTTAGAAAATGATTTGAATATAGATGGTTCTACTGTTAAAAATAATACAACAATTACAAATAAAAACTGCTGGACGTATAAGCCAAATGATAAAAACATTTTAAAAATCCGATGGAGATTCAATGGTTCATCTGAGGCTGGTTATCGGCGGATGGATTATAAAGAAGAACTTGCCTGCGATTCATTCAATCCTAATTATCGTCATCTTTCAAATGGCTATCTAACACGTGAGCTTACAGGCCCTTTCCTAATGTATGAGGTGATCAATAGCATCTTCGCAGATCGCCGCCTTCCTGAGGCGATCCAGGCATCACTGGATCCTTCCGTTCAAATTAAAAATAGTCCCACAGATGTGCTAAGAAGTCCAGTAGGTTCTACAGGTTATTTGAACTTAAATGGATCCGCAACATGTTCTATCCCTAAAGTATCTTTTACTGCCTGGAACAATCACCTGTTCGTCTTTCGTATAAACACAATGCCTGTTTCAGGGACTAGCAATTTATGTACCATGAAATACAATGGTAAAGAAATCAAGATTAATGCTATGAGACAAGGAAATGCTCAGGCACTTGTAGGAGTATCGGGTCCATTAGGACCTGTAGGACGAAGTACGCTTCCTCTGATAGATCTATCAAAATGGTACGTATGTGTGGTTAATCGTAGTACAGTATGGTCTATTACCATTTATACACATGAGGAAGCAAAGAATTTAAAAGCATTATATACACCAACACAAGTAAGTGTCCCTGATGATTTTGGAACAAATCCAGTAATACCAATGACGACCACCGTTGGTGGATCCACTATGGCTGGTTTCGATATGGATCTAGCAATTTGGCACTATTTTAACACAGTTTCCATGACACCCGAGATGATCAGTAAAAGCTGTGCGGATCAATGGACAGTTACTGTGTAACGCTAAGTAATGGGTAGTTACTGTGTAATGGGTAGTTACTAAGTAATGGACAGTTACTGTGTAACGCTGTGTAACGTTATATACTAATTGATTTGATCTCAATCAAACAAATTAGTAATCCCATTTTCATCTATTCATAAAACTCAGGATCCCCATACTCCCCAGATTCAGGATCGATCATGAGACGGCCCAACGGCGTGGTTCGCAGTCGATCATTGGACGCAAAGAATTCAACATAGTCATTGCCAGGATCCTGAACACCCAGAATAAAATTCTGGGTCTTCCCTTCATACGTCATAGCAAACATAACAGCCTCCACATCTCCCTGAGGAGCAGTCTGTTCCTCTTGAATCTGGGACTTCTTCGGAGGAGCAGTGCCCTGACTGGACTGTTTATCCCGTTCCAAATCGGGGTCGAACATGTAGGGTGTTCCCACTGGTTCCACAGAGAAGCATTCCAACGGTTCATTGTCTGGCTGGTTCGCCTTACAATCGACGGCAGCCTCCTTCAAAACCATCAGAAGTTGCTGATTGATTCGCTCCTTCCTCTGACTAATGTTGAACACCTTCTGGTCACTCGTATAGATCTCCACCCGTTTCGGCTGAGACCCTGGCACCACCTCTCCGTCATTGTTCTCGATAATCCTGGGAATCCCTCCCTCCTTGCCCCTCAGATTCACCATGGCCGCCGAGAACTTGCTCACATAGGTGTAAATGTCCACCAGTCGCTCTGACACTGGCAGATACATGTGACTACAGATACGCACGGCTCGGCCTTTGACCTGTTCCGTTCTCACACTGTTCCAATAGCTCTCCATAATATGGATCTGTCGCACATTCTTCAAGGAGATACCCTCTGCTCCAGCCCCTGTAATACCAATACAGCTGAACATCTCCCCATGGAGATATTTCTTCTTGAGGTCGAAGCCGCCCTCTTGAAGGAGAGCCTTGGTCTTCTCTGGCAAGGTATCAAACTCACCATTAAACAGTTTCAACGTCACGTTGCGTTGGGCGGCGGTCCCTCCGCCAGTGAACGTAATGAATCGCTTAATCCCAGCATTTGGCCCCTTCAGAATGGACTCTCGACTATCAGGAGTAAACTCAGGATCATCGCCCCACCACTTCCCTGTGTAGCGAATCTCTTCCCATCCATTGGCCTTCAAGGCGATGGCCAAGACACCAAGACCTTCTACCGTCTTCCAGTCACTATAGACTAGGACGGGACCTTCTGACGTCGCCATACGTGTCAGCATCTCGTAAAGCTTGCGACTGTAGGTAATTAAGGACGCATCCAAAGTAGGGCCATTGAGACGTAAAAAGGAGTCTCGCTTCGCATTCAACTGGGCCATGGCCTGAGCCACCTTCTGTTTGTCTGACAGAGCCACTTGGACAGTTGCTCCAATAATGGCGTCTTCCACAGCTCCCGTGGAGCCGACAGAGGCAGACTCTTCGATTGCTTCTGTTACTGCTGATTCTTCAGTTGCTTCTGTCTCCTCAGGTCCAGATGCTAATCCAGATCCACCACTCTGACCAATCTGAGTATATCCAGCAGTTGCCAAGTCAGCCACCACAGCCCCTTCTTCTGCCGCCACGGCTCTAGCAGCAGCCTCTTCAGCCGCAGCCTCTTCGTCTGTCTGTTCTACTGCTTCTTCCAGATCGACTGCGGCCACTGCCTGGATTTCCTCGTTCAAGGCTGCCGCAGAGGACGGATAGGGTCGCTTAATGGAATCTGGGAAGACAAAGTTACAGCACGCACGACTTCTGAATCGGTAGCTCGATGGATTGGATGCCTTGGAATAGGCCTCGACTGCGGCATACAGATTCGCCGCCTGATCCTGGACCTCATTCTGAGCATCATGTTCAATCTCGTACTTACGCTGCTTAATGTATTCCGCTGCCGCAAAATCGCTCAAATCACACATAATGACCTCATCGGTTCGAATCCTCGGCAAATAGTCCGACTTGGACCCCTTGTAATACGACACGATACCCGACAAACGCTTCTTCAAGACGAACTCATTCTTCTCCTGAACCCCTAGTGTCTTGAGGTCAATAAAGTTCCTGCGAAAGGTATCCCCATCATAGGGCAGCCTGGGATAGGACTTATAGGTGGGCTTTCTGGTGATCGCGAGGCCTAGGGATGTCGCGTGAGCCAGAATCCTGTCAAAGACCTGTGTAACACCAATCTGGGCCTCAGGCTCGTCACTGTGTTCCACACCCTTGAATTCCTTAGTTGTCTCATCTAGTACCTTCACGTAGCCCTCATTAAAGAGGGATACCAAGAAATTGTGGGTATTTGCTGTGCCAGGATCTGCCCTGATGAAGTCGATTCGAGGATCCCTGTCCAAAAAGGACTTAAAGGCTGCGACTTTCCCAGCATCACTTGTCGGCAGCACGAACTCAATACAGTCCATGTAACCGGCCAACACATTGGCTAGGATCCCCAGCTCCTCAGGGAAATTGATGATCGGCGTTCCCGATAAGCCAATAATTTTGCTATTCCTGGCACCCACTAGAAGTCTATAAAACAGGAAGCCACGGGTATAGTTTCTGGAGGGATCGTCGCATAGCTGGGGCTTCCACCGATCAGGGGTAATGGGCTCCACCTTCAGCGTTCGCTTGGCACCCTCTCGTTCAACCAAATAAGGCAAAATAGACCCTTGCATGAGACGTCCCAGATTGTGAACCTCGTCAATCACGATCACCGCATTGTCAAAATGTGTTCCTTCACAGGCCCACTGTTTCAACGTGGCCGCAGAGACACCATTATAACTGATGAACTCAATGCGGTTCTTGATAGACTCGTTGATCTGACCCCTGATCTGATCCTGTTCGGCCGTGGTCAGCGAATTATAATTGGGCGGCTTATTGAAATCGGGGATCCAGACAAACGCATTCGTCTTTGGATCATCGTCTTCCGTGGCAGCATACTTGATTCGACTGATATAGTCTGCCCCTAAAGATATCACAGAGCGGGCATAAATCTCATGAATCAGGTAAGGTTTGACTTCGATTTTCTTTTTGGACTTAACTTTTGCTCCAAGAGCAGTAACAGGCATCTTGGTCTTGACTAAAAGTGGCACGGGAACCCAGTGATTATTCAGCGAAAAGTGGCGGAATCCGCAAAAACTAATTTCCTTGATAAAGTTCTCCTGAATGGACTTGGGGGTCATAACGATGATGCGTTTATTGGCCACACCATACAAAGCCTCGGCTGCCGCAATGGACGAACAGGTCTTACCTGAGCCGAGGCCATGATACACCAGCATTCCCCTATAAGGCGAGCTCATGCGGATGTATTCCTTCACGAATTTCTGGTACAAGAACGGCTCTACGCGTTCTCGGCCCCCCGCCATGAGCTTCTGGCACGCATCGGGATCGGGGACACGGTTCTCGACCTCCGCCTCCAAGTTAAACGTCTCGGCATAGGTCTTATCGATGAATCGGTAGAAGGCTTTTCTGGTGGAAGGCATGTAGACCTCCGTGTCCAAGGCATAATGCCCCTTCTCCTCGAATTCCTGCTGTTTGGACTCATAGGATGTCATGGGATATTCGGGCGTCCCATCATAAGGCACCTTGAAAAAAGCACTATCCTCTTCGTCCCGTTTTAGAAGCATCCTGAAGGCCGCCTTAAAGGGCTTATACAGTTCCGCCCTGGGATCGGTTGTATCGGCAAATAGCTGTTCGACGCGGTTCTGGCGTTTCTCGAAATCGGCAGCCGTGGATGCGATGGGAGGCGGTCTGAGCTCCAAGAGTTTTCGAGGTTTCTTGACTTTTGCTGGGCCCGCAAAAGGTGCCGGCACTGCTTCCAGCTGACTTTCGGGAGGCGGCTCTGTGTACCTGAGGTATCCTTCAGGGACTGCCTCCACCTTCGCATTCTCATGCTTCGGCTTATAGCCCATGTGCTCGTCAATCGCAATTGACTGTATTGAATTTGCGGCTTCAGCGTGTACCGATCCCTCATCCTCTGTTTCTTGACTGGCCACAACAACACCGTCAATAGATCTAACAAAATCATCGGCCGTAGAGCCTGATTCCGTTATGTCTGATCCTGTTACTGATTCTGTTGTCCCTGACTCATTTTCCTCAGACATCTCTAACGAATCGTGGTAATTTAGTTTCACTAAATTAGCACTATTACTTAGTCTTCCTTTACACCAATTGACTCACATCGGTCGCCCTTGGACTACAGCTCGCACAACTATTCACGTAGACCACCTGACCGCTTGAATCTTTAACAGGGACACCATTGACATAGGGGGCAGGAACAACCCCCACATTGGGTGGCACATAAGAGGGGCTATAGCCCCATTGATTACCCCCATTAAGTTTCACCTTGAACAGGCCGCACGCACTACAAGGAGTATTGGAAGGAAATGGTAAAGGAGCAGAGGAATACATGGGGGTCCTCAGATAAGGCTGAGGGATAGGTAAATAAGGATTGAGCCAGTTCCCTGATACTTCGGCACCTTCAGGTACATAGAGTGTAGCCGGATTCCCATTCTGGTAAAAAATATCGGTGGAGCAAAAGCATCTCGGAAGGGTGATATATTGCTGCTGGTTCACAGTGGCCACTCCGCAAGTGGCCTGACCAGCCCTCTGAAGTGTAATGTTTTCACTGCTGTAAACGAAGGATCCAGAGCCCTTGTTGTTGAACAGGGGGTTCGGTTTTAAGGGAGGGGGATTCAGATAGAGATTCTTCTGTCCAGCCAAGGTAATCGCCTCCACTGTGACGCCCGCCGTGCCCGTGGCGACCTGGCTCATACCTCCACAGGTCGTACAACCGGCATAATTGGTCACGGGGGCCTGTGTGGCAACATATTTCGATGCCTGAATCATATTGTTCCAGGTGAGAGTCGAGGAATCGACTGTCTGAGCCCGGTTAATAAAAACATTAGCCCGTTTCTGCCTGAGTTCCGTAATTTTACTGGCGTCCATCTATTCTGTGCTCGGCAATTAATTCTGGAATCGTTCATAAAGTTCCACGGACTCTGGGCTCGCAGACCTGGCCCGTCGTTTCACTTGAAAGACACCCTTTAATGAGTCTGCCCAGGCGAGTCCAGCCTGCTTTAAGTCCTCCTCGGCATGTTTGATAATACGATCTGCTACTCTGGATCGCCGCAAGAATTGTAGGGCATATTTGGCCTTTGCTACATCATATTCAGCCTTTTCGAACGCATAGCGGGCTTCCGTTGTCCTTGAAAGGGTAGGAATAGGAACAGGTTCTCGTTTCGGCATGTTCCTAACAAAGCCAACAAATGCCGCAATCAGACTGCATACAAATATGGATATGGATATATATGGAAGAAAGTCCATAGTAGAATTGTTCACACCTCTACATCGGTCCATTCCTTACTTCAATTTTTATTTACAGTAACGGTAGATGCCGACACGGAACACAGATTCATCGGCGATAACAAGACTAAATCAAGCAAGGGCAGTCGCCTTTGGTCAAACACGTCAGAATCTCTTGACCAACTCATCGAGTCCTCTACGGGTCTATCCTGCCACAAATCCTCAGAGCGGTAACTTTGATAATAGTGTTATGCTGGATGTTGTGAACGGGAATTACACGACATATACACAGACCTTTCCTATCACAGTCATCAGTGTTCCTCCTACATCTGAACTACCATTTCCCCTCATTCCCCAACCTGCTGGGTTTATCGATCCCCCCATTCCCATTGATCAGACTGTTCTATACGCCTTCCAGTCTGTCCTGGCCTTCGGTGCTTCAAGTAATTATGCTCCCACGGTCATGAGCCGATTCCTGTACGTCTGGTTTATGTCGGTGGTCAGTGCCTGGAATTGGGTTCAGAGCTCTCCCCAGCTTCCTGGGACACATGATGGCTGGAATTTTACTGTTCAGAACGCACTGAACTACGATGACTCAACAACGTGGATGGTTATTACAGTAAATCAGATAATGTCGACTATGGCGATCACTGGCTATAATTCCAATTATTTATTGGATAGGACGAAAACGTGCCATGGCTGGGATTCTCAGACGCTCGCTACTGAGATTGCCCGAATCCAAGCAGCTGGGAACTGGTCACAATGGTTATCAGCTTGGAACTCATGGCTAACAGCTCGTAACGCCGATGGATATTTAGTGGCAAAAGTCGCTGGACCATTACCAGGGTCACCGAATAGCCAGTACAAAAATGGATCGACTACACTCAATCCTTTACTGACAGTCGATCCATCTACTTATGTAGCCCCTACACAATGGACACCCCTTGTTCTAAACGGGGTCAATAAACTCTATGCTACACCCCTATGGAACAACGTTAGAAGCACATGTCTATCGGCACAGGACGAACAGGATCTGTCTGGCTTGGCAGCTCCATTCTTTCCATCTACTCCTCAGGCTCGTTACGCCGATCTGTCGGGCATGCTGGATAAAACAGCCACCATGACCGATTATGACAAACTCACTGCTGAATGGTGGGCCGGCGGGCCGACTACTGCCACACCCCCAGGGATTCTCATGTGGTACTGGAAGAACTACATGGCAACCTATAATATTTCTGATACTCTGGGAACAAGGGCGTTTATGTTATCGGGACTTCAAGTCGCGATTGGTCTCTTTGAAACAGGACGAGTTGTATGGGGTCAGAAGCTTGGATATACGCAGGCTCGGCCGATCCAGGATGTTCGTCGGCTTTGGAGGGGCCAGGTAGTTACTGGATACACGGGCGTTGGTGTATCGGGTGAGGCATGGCTACCCTATCAAGAGGCGACCTTTGTGACACCGCCCTTCCCTGATTTTGTATCAGGACACAGTGGCTTTTCTGCTGTGTTTGCGAATACAATGGCTCAGTGGTTCGGTGATGCTATACGCACTGATGGCCTAGTCACTATGACAGATTTGAACCTGGTCACGCCCGATCTTGCTGGCACTGTTCAAACACAGCCCTTTGGCACCATCGTGTTTCCTGTTGGGTCCAGTCGGATCCAACCAGGCGTTGTGCCGGCTCAGGCAACCACTGTGTCCTTTACAAAATGGTCCGATTTAGCCCAGTCTGCGGGCATCAGTCGGCAGTATGGCGGTATTCACTGTATGTCGGCCCACTTGGGATCCTTGGCTCTGATAGGAGATAATGATGGGGTTGTTCTGAATGGGACTACTGGTTTATATAAGATGATTAAGAGTAGTTGGAGCTTCTAGATTAACTGATATATTATATCATGAAATCTACCGCTAGCCATAATATTTGTTATAAAAGCATATGTAATATGCTTTATATGTTTGTGACTTTTAGTATGTGAGAATGACAATACCTGAGCCGCCAGTGCCAGCAGTGAGTGTTGATGGATTAGGTTGACTACTCGTAGCACTAATGGCACCACCACCATTTCCTGTAAATGCCGCACCTGATGTACCATTTGTTGTTGTAGTATTTGATCCACCAGAACCACCAGCACCATAGGTTACAGCGTGTCCACTAGTAGTCTTTGATGTGCCAGTTCCTCCAGCTCCTCCAGTTCCACGTGAACCCGCTGATCCAGCAGATCCATTACCTCCTCCACCAGCTCCTCCTCCTGCTCCGCTATCTCCCCCCCCTCCGCCTCCACCTCCTGTGCCCAAACTGCTACTTGCTTGAGTTCCTACCACACCATTGTTACGTCTGCTACTATATCCTCCTACACCTCCAGCAGCTATAATACTACCAAAGGAAGAAGGAAGACCAGAAGATCCAGATGTATTTATGGCAGGTGGAACAGTCGATGATCTACCCTGACCACCCGCTCCTCCCGTTCCAACAGTAATAGAATACTGTTGTGCTGGAGTAACAATATACGAACTAGCTGTTAAAACAAGACCAGCTCCACCACCACCTCCACCGGCATTATCATATCCTCCACCACCACCACCGCCACCACCCACTATCAAATATTCTACACTTGTAGTTCCTGAAGGAGCAATCCATGTAGTCGCAGAAAAGAAGCTCTGAATAGTTGTTAAAGATGTAGTAATATACACTGAAACTATATTTGAATCAGCACTTGATCCTGAACTAGTATTTGCTCGTAATACTATGGTGGTATATGTTACATTATTAGAAAGGCCAGTAATTGTAATAGGACTTATTGAGGATGATGCTGTACGATATCCAGCTCCCCAAGAATATTGATAACCAGTAATATCTGGATAGTAAGGATCCTGTGAAAAATATACAACTGCTGTACCAGATATTCCTGTAATGATGGAAAGGATAGTAGGGGCGGGAGGGGCTGCTAATGGAGTGCCTGATAGGGCATTCGATGATGGGCTGTTTCCATCCTGAGTAATTGCTTGAATAACAACATTATAGGACGTATTATTTGTTAGGTTTGTTGTTATTATTAGGGGATTCGATGTCTGGGCCGAACTAAAGGGCGTAAAGGTTATCCCTCCATCCGTTGAATAGGCATAATTTATGAAAGGACTTGATCCATCTGTTCCTTCATCAAAATATACTACAAGTGTACCGTCACCTGGAATTATATCAACAATTGTTGGAGCTCCTGGTAAAATTATAGGTCCTGATCCTGATCCTGTAGGAGCAATAGCAGGGAAAATCACAGGACTCATGACAGTTGTAATAGGAACACCCTGAAAATAATAGGCTTGGCTTCCAGCGTTATATTCATTCACTACATCTGCGTCGTAGTGTTCCGTCTGGGAATTCGGCTGTAACTGGTTAATAGAGGCATTCTCTAGACTTTGGTACCGGTTGTGGTTATTCGCCGCATTCTGTGCCTTCAGAATCTTGATAATGGTAGAAGCATCAAAATTCCGATTGGACATTTCTACCTATATGGTGTATAATTATGCGATAATATAGGGCACTGTATAGACCGCTAAGATCGACAGAAAGATGAACAGTGGTTTACTGAGGGTTGTCGCCGCTGCTGCGACTCCAGCTGATCCCAGAATCATTGCCAGATCGCCTCCTAAAATTTTTCCGTTCAATTCCTTGGCATAGGTCTTGAACAGATCCATGACCCTGTTCTGTCCTTTCGGTGTTCCTAGAATGGCGAACTTGTAGAACAATATATCATGGACAAGCTGGATGACACCGATGAGAACAAGAAATACAATAGGACTGGACTTACTAAAGAACTCCGTATAGACGTATTGAGCAATGAGGATCCCTAGAACCAGAATGAGAGTGTCGGCGATGACAGCCGACAGGCCAAAGTTGTCGTACCAGACTTTAAGACTGGTTCCAAGAAGACTGCTTTTCGTCATAGCAATCACTACAAGGTCAATGACAAGAGCACCAAATAAAATATAGGGAATGTTATTCAGATCCTTATAGTTTGACAGTTGCTTTAGGGCGTCCATTTCTACCTTACTCTGAGACAATTACATTTCCTTGAAGCAGCTCCAAAGTCAAGCGACTAGCCTCCTGTTCCGCCACCTTCTTATTTCTCGCAGTACTGGTCGCCAACACATTGTCGTCAGGATCCAAGACGCCCATGGTAAAGACTCGGTCATGAGGCGGTCCTTCCACCGCCACCTCCTTGTACCTCGGGGGTGTATGGTAAGTCGCCTGAAACAGACGCAGAAGTTGGTCCTTGTAGTTCGTGTCCTCCGTGATAATCTGGACAAAGTCAATATGACGCTCGATGACTTGAATTAGAAAGTCATTACAGACCTGGAATCCTCGTCCCAATTCCTCCTCCTGATGATATAGGGCTCCGATCCAGGCCTCAAACATGGACCCCATGATTCTAAGGTTATTGCGGCCGTCGCAGATCTCTTCCATGTGACGACTCAGTATGATCCAGGGACTGAGACCGATCTTCTTGGCCAGTTTCCCAAGCTGTTTGTTATTCACAATACGACTCAGAATTCGCGTTAAGAATCCTTCTCCTTCCCCTGGGTACCGTTTGCTGAGGTAGGTTGCTACACACAGTCCAAGAACCCGGTCCCCCAAGAACTCCAGCTCCTCGTTGTCGTCCTCCCTCAACGGCAAGCAGTTCTCAGGTCGCTCCGCCAATACAGTGATTTCCCCCTCATTCCCTTGGTCTTCCCACAGCTCAGGGCGGTTCACATAGGACTTGTGAACACAGGCCTGAGCAAAGATCTTGAAATTACGGATGCGTCCCTTCCACCCATACTTCTTAAGAATCGGGATCGCATCCGAAGGAGTGAGCTCCCGATTCTTTGGATTCCATGGCACAAATTGCTTGACTGCCATGTTTGTTAAAGATTCCATTGTGGACATAATTATACTATGACATAAGTGTTTAGGTTTGTCAAATTTAAACACTTGTGTTAGGAGAGATGTCGACGGTTGTTCCAACAGCTGGTCCAGCCATAATAAAAGAAGCAGATGACAGTACAGAAAATTACACACTGTCCATCGGTGGCGAACGCTTCCAAGTAAATGAAGGGGAAATGGTCAATCCTTCACGATATGATGCCGCCTATCCAAGCGTGCCAAAAGAAGTCTTCAAACGCTGTAATTTCTTGGTGTTCAAGAAAGTCAGTGATCTCTGTTACGACAGACAGGCAGATAAGGATCTCATTAAAAAGGCCATTCAGAATCGCATTACTACTCTCCAAAATCAAAGCCGCGAGATCGTGATTCGCCGTCTGAAAGACAAGGCCAAGATCAATCTTATGGAGAAGCTCGAAGAAATCCTGATTTCTATGAATAATGCGAGTGCCTGTGCTCCAGCGAATCTCCTTGAGAGTCCCTGTGAAAAGACGGAAAAGAAGTATGATGCGTTAAAGCTGGCTGTTACCGAGGATCCGAACGTCCCACAGTCTGTGCGGGACCTAGCGTTAAAACAGGGTGGCGGTGACCCTGTATCCGACATGGCCGATCCCGACAATTATTTACAGACTGCCTTCAAACTGCTCTATGTCTTGGCCCACCCCGATCGTATGGATATAGCCAAGAAGGAATGGACGAAGGTCCTGGATTCCATTCAAACGGTCAGCTTGGAGGACATTGTGGCCAGCTTCCAGGATCATGTTAGGGAGGAAAATGGGGAGGAGGAGGAGAAAGACAATGACAAGGACAGCAATAACAACAATGAAGAGAAGGAAAAGGAAGAGAATAACAACGATAACAACAATAATAACAATAACAATAACAATAACAATAACAACGGTGAGCTCACTGAAAATCAAATTCAAAAGCGACTCCGAACGATTCTCCAGCTCCTCCAGACACACCATTATCTCGAGGACAACCTAGATCTCAATGCGTTCTCCAAGGAAAACTCATCCAAGGTAAACTCATCCAAGGACACATTCACGGACGCCCTAGACACGACGTTTAGACACCGCATCGCAAAGGCACTCGACCCAATCTACCGCCATTACAAGCACACCTATCCGTCCCTTTATGAATTCATTGAACGACAAGAGCATGTTCCATTGGCCTCCATCCTATCCATCCAAGTACTAGCAGAAGAGCAAAAGCAGGCTCATGTGAAAGACCATATTCTTCGTGTTGATAACTGGAACACAAAGCCCTACAAGCAATTTATGAAAGAGTTCAACATGGCCTATAAGGAAGACAAACCCGACATTCCTTTTACCTATGATGGATGTTTGATCCTTGAGGGCAGGAATTTCCGTGTTCCCGATAATCTGACAGAGGCAGTCGAACGGGAAATCATAGAGCCTCTTGGAGTAACAGGGGGCAAACGAAGTCATATGATCCGATCTGTCGAAAAAGCCCTTCGATCTTTTTTCAGTAAAAAGGGTCTGTTTCTGGTCGTGACGACCAAGACAGAAGAGGAACTGAACACACTGTCCGTCAACCTAGAAGAAGAGGAGGACGAAGAGGGTCTGTTGGAACAGATCCGAGCCGATCTGCCTGGTCTGACGCTCGATAAGTTGGGAATAACTGTCCACCAGAATCCTTCGGAACCCATTTGGACAGATACGCTGAATGGGCTCTGTGCTGTGATCGCATTCAAAAAAGAACTCACGGATACACTAGAGGATGGAGGAGAAGAAAACGATAAAGATAATAACACCATCAGAACAACAGACGCCAGAACAGAAACCGAATAAGTTTAGCATTAATCGTGTTCTATTGAAAGTCAAATACAGCTTTTACAGCATGCTAGTATTTTTTATATTTGCGAACCCAGAGACTTTTTTGCTGACACAGGGAGCCTTTGGATCCTTTGTGACGATCGCCCAGCCCTCAGGTGTTCCGACGCCTGTAGGATTTTTCCTTCATGCTGGCCTCTTTTTCTGTACCATGTTGGGTCTCATGTTGCTGCCATCCGAATAACCATCTTAGCAGACAATTACTAAGGTAACCATTTTAATCGATGATTACTAAGGTAACCATCTTAATCCCGGCATTTGTATCTGGTACATCTTCATAAACGCCATCTTTTCCGCTGCGACATCCGACAGTCCCAAACTCTTTGCTTTGACGAACAGGTTGGCCCAGGTCAGTCTATCAGCCGAGCTTAACGAAGGATTCCAACCACAAGATGGCTGGACCGTCTGGATCTCATTACTACGAAGAGAGAATACGGGAATCATGGATCAACTAGTAAGTATACTTGATCCAAGTTTAGATTGTCACATCTATAGTAGAAATGCGTCGTCTATTGATTGTTGTCGGAGTACTGATTGTATTGCTTCTTGTACTTAGAAATGTGAGGTCATCAGAGGGATTCCAAGGGTCGGGTACTAAGGTAAAGGGGGAACTCGTGATCGCCAAGGCCGAGTGGTGCGGACACTGTAAGTCAGCTATGCCCGAGTTCAAGAAACTATTGAAAGCAAGTCCCATCCGACTTCCCGATGGATCTACTGTGACTGTTCGCATGTTGGACGAAAAGACGGACAGGGGTGAAGTGACTCAGCTCGGCGTTAAGGGATTTCCCTCTATATTGTATACTCCCACGGGCTCTTCTGCGATCGATTACAATGGATCCCGTACCTATGACGGAGTCATGTCCTTCTTACAGAATGTTTGAGATCAATACAATCTATCCTGAATCGCAAAAAAAGTCGGATTAGTTCTTGTCCTATTCGGTCTATCGTGAACCCAGTCCAGCAGCTGTTCATAGAACCCCTCATTCATCAGAATAATCGGTCTCTGTAACATCACAATATCAAAGTAGCGGGCAAATCGTTCGACTTTTTGAAGGGTCGTGGTCGTGTCTCTCTGACTTACATAGGCTAGAACCAGAGTCGCAGATCGATTTATGCCCGCCATACAATGTACAAGAATTTGTGAATCAGGCCTTTGTAAGGCCCGATCCATAAATTCCTTCACTGTGGCAAAATGGAGGTTGAGAATCGGATAGCCTGGATCATCATCTGCGTTCAGGCAAGCATACTCGACAACAGAAGACGGATCAAAGCGGTCCACGGGAGTCGCACAGTTCAATACATGCGTGATCTTGTTATCACTCATCCACACTGGATCTGTGACATCATACTTGGACCCCAGCCAAATCCTATTCGTCACACGACAAGCCGGCGGCCAGGGCATCCGTTCAGTATGCTTTGCTCGGATCTCCGCAATCTTAGCATCCAGGATATCCATTCTACTAATCACGGTCGCATATATTTAGACTATTTATACGTAGTAAATTTGAATTGTAGAAACACAGTTTAAACTAGCATCCGCATTACTTTACAACATGGCACTCCGTCGTATCCAAAAGGAACTTACCGATATGCAAAGGGATCCTCCAGGGGGCTGTAGTTGTGGCCCTGAATCAGAGGCGAACCTATATAAATGGTCAGGGGTCATCATGGGACCCGCTGACTCACCTTTCGCCGGCGGCGTCTTTAAGCTCTCTATTCACTTCCCGAGCGATTATCCCTTTAAGCCCCCTAAGGTCAATTTCGACACGAGGATCTATCATCCGAACGTCAATGCGAGCGGTGTGATCTGTCTGGACATTCTGAAAGACCAGTGGTCGCCAGCACTAACCATTTCCAAGGTCTTACTGTCCATTCTGTCCCTGCTAACCGATCCGAATCCGGATGATCCCCTTTGGCCCGAGGTGGCTCACCAGTATAAGACGAACAGGTTGGCGTATGATCTCACCGCGAGGGAATGGACCTCTCTCTATGCTCAAGAGTAGTTAGATCACAATCGTATCTATTTTTACTGGTGGCTTGATACTAATGACCACATATTTAGCCTCTGATTCAACCAGACTGTCTTTTCTTATAGGTGTGGACGGTGGGGTTAGAGTTGGTGATTGATTCGGTGATAGATTCGGTGAGGATGTCACCGAACCCTTTCCGTCCTTGTACACGTAATGCCTCAGTATAATCAGGCAGACACACAAACACGTGAATGCTTCGCAGGATGTCGCAATTAGAAGAGGATTATCATCTATTCTAGTTGCGTAAACGACCCACAGTAACAAACTAATCGCATCGAGTATGGTGCGATTCAGACTTAGCCCCGCTATAGTTCCTGATTTTAGCGTATGATAAAACTGGACAGTAAAGGCCCCAATAGTGACCGATGCTGCGACATATCCGATAATGCTGTTCCCCAAGTCCATTCCATTACTATATAGAAGCAAGATATTTATCAGTATAAATAAATAGTATCCATTCACTGTAATGGTGGATACTATCTATTTGATCGTTCTGCCTTATACCGCCGTGTCCTTTTCCATTGTGGCCCGACTTATTTTTATGTACTTGTTATATACCAAAACCAGCACCAACATATATTCGCTTACGTTTTGTTACTTGAGCATCTGCTCCTCGAGCCTCTGGATCCCTTATGGCATTATTGTGGATGATACACCGATCATCATTCGAAGCGGTGTTGAAATACTCCTTCTGGGTATTTCTGCGATCTATATCACTTATAACAGATGTCATATGAAACCACCCGCGATACAGTTGCCTATCGCCATCTAGGACACCGAATACCGACGAACAGGTGTCTTGGCCTTCATAAACTTGATCACAGCCTCCCTTCCCTTACTCATCATAGCAACTTTTTCATCCTTCGTCAAATTCCATTGTACAGCCGCAGTATTTTTGAGGACCGTTACGATCGTGTTATTTATATGGGTCTGTATGGATATTTTTGTCCTGTGGTTCATCAGTAGTTCTAAAGGCCGTTTAAAAATGTCCATGAGCTCAATCTGGGGCTTAAATTCGGTCAGATACAAAATGCTGATGTACAAAATGTCACTGTCCGAAGGCCGGTCAATATACTCATAGGGGTAATTTGTGATGACCGCCCCATCACACAGCAAATGGCCCGATTCAGGACATTCAAACGGCTGAAAATACCCAGGAATCAGCATCGAGGCGACAACGGCGTTCAGTACCAGATACTCGGGCGTTTTAATGGGATCAAACGTCATCATTTGGCCAGTATTCAAATTCGTAGCAAATACCCTCAGAACCCTATCCGTCTTTTCTTGGAGCTGCTTAAACGTCACAGTGTCTTCAAAACCCTTTTGATGAAGAATGGATTTGACCAGGCGTTTGAGACGTGTCCCAGTGTCATATCCCATATTTAGAATCCATCCGGATGCTTCATCAGGATCTGATACGACACTATAATCAAATCGCAAGTTAAAATCCTTCATTTCAGCAACTGTATAGCCAACGGCCATTGACATGGCTGTAAATGCTCCCGCCGATATGCCCATCCATTCCTTGATATGTGTGAGAAGTGATCTGTTTTCGAGTTCCTCTAAACAGCCCACGTGGGATATAGAGTTTACACCGCCCCCGCAAAGGTATATCCGACGGTACATTCCTTAGATTTATGATATAAATTTTATATGTGAATATATTCACAGATAAAATCTTAGCTCTCTAAGTAATGAACGGACAGCAACAGACACCACAGTTACAAGTGAGTGAGCTGTATATTAAACGCCAATCCAAAGACGCCGCCAGACTTCGGGCCTATAACAAGATTTTAGACAGTATTTACCACAGAATCAGGGTTCAGAGCCAGATGCCGAACAGTCCCTGTTCCCTCTTATACACTATTCCCCCGTTTATCCTAGGACTACCACGTATTGACCTAGAGGATTGTGTGGTCTACCTGGTCTATCAGTTGAGACAAGCCGGCTTCGAAGTCCGCTATTCCTTCCCGAATCTGATTTCGATTAACTGGATCCATCATGAACGGGACTATATTCTCGATCAGAGTCCGATCATGAAGGCCATGTTGGAATCGGAGAGGGTGGCGGCTGAAAAGGCCAAAACGAATACCGCATTTAACAAGAAACCCAAAAAGGCCAAGTCGACGAACACGGTTCAGTTTCAGAATGTCTTGAGACCATCAGATCCGTCGGCACCCTCGGTGGGAAAGCTGCCATCTACCAGCGACTATGTGCCGCCCACACAGTTCCTACAGACTATGGAAACACCGGCCCAGAAACGGACCAATGAGGTCGTCATGCCAAATGGAGCCACGTCTGGGGTATTGGCTGATCTCTGGAAACTTTAGATGGATTTCAAGTTTGATTTGTTTAATGTATTTATAGAACAAGTTTCAACTAATAATCCTCCATTCACATAAATACCATAGTTCATACTCTTATTTTCATGTTCAAGAGCTAAATGGTAAATCGTATGAGTTCCCTCTGATTGAAAGGGTTCTGCTCTTTCATCGACGCACGCAATCAATCTGTATTTCTTATCGGTTACAAAGATTTTGCCCATATGTTTAAGTAACTGTTCTCTTTGAGTCTCTGTCAGAGTATCCACCAGAATAGAATGTTGTCCTGTGATGTATAGATCCTCTTTTAGCTCAGGGTACTTAGCTGGACTACACTTGTACAGTCTATCTTCCAGCCTCTCCTGAGTTCCAGGATTATGGATAGAGCCAGAGCTAATTAGTTCGATCTTCTTGTAGCCATCACGACTTGTCTTCACAAGAGTACCGACCTTTAGAGTTTCAATCGGCTGATAAGTCTCTACGCCGTCAATCTGACATAACACTTTGGTACCTTCTTTGAAACAGATAACAGTGGGATATAAATAATAAAAATCAGTTCTATTATTTCCAGTAAGAGTGTCACCTACATTATATACTACATTTTGTGGCGATGGACCAGTGCTATTTGATGCTATTCTCCAATGAGTATAACTAGATACATCTTGTATAACATAACTACCATAGGATGTAAAAATATTCGTATTCGCTAACGCATCGGCTTGAGTTGGATAATAAAATGTTACTGAAATTCCAACAGGCTCTGCCAGTTCATTCATAGGTCCCACTAAAAGACGAGGCTCTAGTCCAGTGCCTTCCGTTTTGTGCGATAGTCCTTCATTGAACACAAAGGCAGTATTTGCCTCAATAGGATACGACTCATTACCAAGGACAAAGGAGCCCTCACTGTCATTTACATAGACCAAATAGGTGTGTTCAAAAGTGGAAGCACCCCTGTCAATATGTGATGGAGTATCTCCCTTGATCCATCGTAAAGGAATGCTAGAGACAGTAGAAAGGTCTAGACCGAGACGTGCCTGAAGGGTAGAACGAATGGACTCGGTCACTGGAATTGAAAAATAGACAACATTTCTACCGTCAAGAAGGGCCTTTGCTTCCGCTACTTCAGGCAAATTGTTCAAATACTCAATGTCTGATGCTGTGAATATATTTTTGATAAAGCCGGACATTCTACTGTACAATTATTTAATGAAACAGGTTCCATAATCTCTTCGCAACTGCTGACCCACTTTTCGTCCATTTGGTTGTACAATCGATGCGATAACTTTTGGCTTCAAACTAACTAACAACTATATAATAGAAATCCAGCAATATCAAAGGCTATTTATAGATGTGAAAACCTTAGTGTAAAGCATGTGTTATAATATATACATATATCTTGTAATAATTAAATATGAACTCAATCAATTTAGAAAACGCTATTATTACAGGTGGTTCTGGGATGGTAGGTTTAAATATTCTATTTGGCAAAAAACCTTCATCCCAAGAGTTAAATGTGACAAACACTGATCAAGTAAATGAGTATTTTGACAAGCATAAAGGTATTAGTTGTATAATCCACCTCGTTGCTCTTAACTTACGTGATTCTGAAAAAGATCCTATTAAGGCTATTGATACTAATATTAATGGTACGACGAATATGCTAAATATAGCAAAAAAGTTAAATATTCCTTTCATATTTGTATCATCTGGTGCTGTATTCTCCTCCTTTAATTCAAATATGAAGTTTTGTGAAACTGATCAACCATCTCCAAATTGTATATATGGTTCAACAAAGCACGCCGCAGAAAAAATAGCACTCAGCTATGATAAAACAATTCTTATACGTACAGGTTGGCTCTTCGGTGGCAATCAAAAATCACATTATAAATTTGTAGAACATGTTTATAACAATATGATAAATAATAATAGTGTTATATGTTGTAATGATTTTTATGGTTCTACGACGTATGTAGTCGATTTAATTAACAAAATGAAAGAACTAATTGTAAACAATATGTTCGGAATACATCATATTGTCAATGACGGAATTTCAACTGGATCAGATATAGGTGAACTAATAGCAGGCGTGTTACACAAATCTGATAGTCTAATTGATAAAAGAACCTTTAAAGATGTTCCTAATAGTGGTCCTAAAAGAAGTTCGACTGAAATTCTAATAACAAACAATAGTTTTAATAAATTAAGAAATTGGAAATCGGCATTGACAGAGTACATTTCACTATTAAACACCAGACATTCAGAAACTCTAGTATCCGAACATCTAGTACAAAAACAATGGTTGAAAAGGGATAAATGTCGCCTATGTAACAGCACTAATCTTATAGATTTTTTTAATTTAGAACCTACACCACCCGCAAATCATTTTGTTAAACAGCCAAATAGACAAGAAAAAATTCCATTAGATCTTGCTATGTGTGACATGTGTAATCATATTCAACTTAGGGAAATATTAGACCCTTCCTTTTTATATTCACACTATTTCTATGTATCCTCTACTTCTGGGGTAATGACTAAACATTTGAAAGATAGTGTGCTCCATTTTACAAATAGCTTAGGGCTAGCAAAAGACGCAAATATATTAGAAATTGGAGCAAATGATGGAGTCTGTATAAAGGAATTACTTGATAATGGATTTGTAAATGTGTTAGGAATTGATCCTGCGAATAATATCCACTCAAGACATAAATTACCTATTCTTTGTGACTTTTTTGGCAGTAAATCAAAAGATAAGATAGTCGCAAAATACAAAAATTTTAAACTTATATATGCGTTTCATTGTATGGCACATATTGAAGATATTAAGGATGTCTTTAAAACAATCTATGAACTTCTTGAAAGTGATGGAGTCTTTATCATGGAGGTGGGGTATTTTTATGAGGTATTTAGAACAAAACAATTCGATGTCATTTATCATGAACATATAGATTATCATACTTGTACAGCTATAGATACATTTTCCAGAAATAATGGACTATATTTATACAATGTTAAAGAGAATAATATTCAGGGTGGATCTATTCAGTTTTACTTTACAAAAAATAAAGCATCAGTTATTGATAATTCGGTAAAAATAGCGATCCATAAAGAAACAGACTTGGAGATATTTAACAGAGCTATTTTAAATAAATGGCAGTTTTCTATAGAAAAGATATCTCTGGATATTAACAGTATTATAAATAGTTTTATTAACTCAGGGAAGAAAATAGCTGCCTATGGTGCTTCAGCCAAATCAACAACTTTTCTTCATCAACTTAGGATATCACAGAATACAATAAAGTACATTATAGATGATAATATCTATAAACAAAATTTCTATTCGCCTGGTCTACACATCCCTGTAAAATCATCAGAAGCACTTTCACTGGATCGAGTCGATTATATTATTATTCTATCTTGTAATTTCGCAGAGGAGATAGTGGCACGACTTGATGTCCATAGAAAAGCTGGATTACGAATAATTATTCCATTTCCTGAGATACGAATTATATAAAATAATTTTTTTTAGACCAGTTACATCGATTAAACTATAGGCCTGCTTAAATATTGTATAATATAATAGAAATAATGTCCAATATACATATATACTACCCCGAACTTATTGAGTCATCTTTTTGGGGTGAGGATACAGTTATGCTAAAAGAGGACATTAATCTGTTAGAGAAGACCCCTTTTCATTCCAAAGGATATGGTATTTTACCAATACAAAATAACACAGAATTTCTTAGACAATTCATACAAAAAAATATATCTGAAATTATAGGATCGAATATAGATATTGAAAAGTATCATTCCTATGTAAATGAAGAACAGCATAAACAGGTGCTTAACTCTATGCCATATAAGAAAAAAGATACTGTCGAACTTCAGAAGTTCTGTGAATATATGGAAGCGTATATATCAGCGATTTTACAAGAAAAGGTGAAGATGTTCAATGATGACATATGGGTGCGGATCTGTAGACCCAATAGAGTTAGCAAAGAAGACTTTAATCCGTGCCATCGAGATGTCTATCTGGATTTTTATAGAAATACTGTGAATATTTATATGCCAATTATTGGCTCAGATGAAAAGTCATCATTACTTGTTCAAGAAGGCAGTCACTTATGGAATGAAAATACGACTGCGGTAACCCGTGGAGGTGCTCATTTTAAGCATAAAAATAAAAAATATTCAGTAGATGCTATAGTACAAAGTAAGATAGATCTAATGATGATTCGACCGAATCCAGCTATAAATGAAATGCTAGTATTCTCGCCCTACTTGATTCATGGATGTTCTGATAATAACAATGATGATACTACACGCATGTCCTTAGAAATTCGATTTATTCGAGATGATGAAAAGGGCATTCAACAAGAAAATGATATTAATGAATTTATAAAAAGCAGGGTATGGAGATAAAATTAATCATCATACAAAGCAAAGTTATTCCTAATGAAACAGTGACCAAAGCCTCTTCGCTATAGCCGGCCCCACTTTACGTCCATTTGGTTGAACAATGGATGCGATAGCAGCCTCTGGTGCTGCCAGAAACTGACTCCAGGACGGAAAGGTGGTGTGGATGGCCTCTGCGACCTTTGGACTCACCCCTGGAGCCTGGGCCAGACAGGCAATAAAGAACTGAGTCGGATCGGCGGAATTGGACTTCTTGGTTACATGGATCGTATCAATGGCCCTTAGAGGCTGTGTCTCCCTGACAAAATGCGTCGGATCTTCCTTATGATACTCGGCCAAGGCCTTAATAAGTGTCGCCGTTTCCTCCAGGGACTCTGTCTGTAGCACAGCGATTCCATGGGCTGCTTGTAACCTGGAGACAATCTTCATGAGAGCAGGGGCGGACAACCTACCCGTCGTCGAAGACCAAGCCCCCTCTAAAATATAGAGGGGCTGAGCTACCCTTTCTTGACAGAAAGCAAGAAGTCTTGCCCTCTGCTCCCTGTATCGGCCGTCTAGAACGGATGCCTCCAGATCCTTAATGGACTTCCGTTCAATGACGAGTCCATTGCTCGCATCAGTGCCGATCCAAATGTCGCCGACGGGTAGGGTTTGGACTGTGATTTGGTCCGAGGGTAGAAGAGGGATTAGATAGCGTTCCCTTGTATCGATATAGATCATTATAGGAATACTGCTGTAATTGTTTAGATAGCTGTTTATGCTTAATTCCAAAGAAATTAAGCATAAATAAGTAGCTTGGCCTTGTTTCGATCAAGGGACTTTCACGTTATGAGCGTGACACGCTAACCTACTGCGTCACCAAGCTATAAGTGTAGTGTTAACACCACACCTTACTGCTGCTACAGATTTCACTTGACCTCTGGTCAAGTGAAATCACATAGCAGTATTTTGGCATGAAATGCCAAAATTGGTGCTACCCAGAATCGAACTGGGGTTTTAGGTGTCAGAAACCCATGTCCTAACCAACTGGACTATAGCACCATTGGTGGTAGTAAACTACCAACTGATCCGTAGAAAGAAATACGCAAATCCAAACGCAGATCTTCTTAAGCCCTAGTAGCTCATGCTATGCCAATCATTTATTATGATTCTCTTGGCCATATAATGCCCTATGAACTTGTCCGTGAAATTTTAAAATGGATCCGCCTATTTCAAATAGCCGAAATGACCGAACGAATCAACACTGTTCGTCAAACCTATGGTCATCAATGGGACAGCATTATGGCCGATATTCGCATGAATATCCCACGTTATACGACAACTATAATAGGAACACAGGGGTCCATTCTCAGAGTCTCTATCTTTTGTCCGAATTGCGATCCAACCGACTGGTACAGACGAACAATAAATGACTTATTTACCTCTATGGAACGGCGGGCCCTGTCCATTCACAGGGAGTTTATTACTGAAGCCTCGAATAAAACGACTTACTATTACTCGATTCTGGAATGACCTGTGTGTCATTGCTATATACATAGGTTGGTACATTGTACTTTGTCACATAGGGAATCATATCAGACGAATGAGTTGGCACGTAAAAGGGTCTAACAGATCCACGTAGAGCCCTATTCGAATCGGCAAGACTCATAAGGAAGGAGGATAGAAGAACAATTCGACCAAACATCTCTAATACCACTCACGAGTATTATAGGTCGGGGCAAACGAACGTTCGAGGCCCGGTGTCCAGCGACTGTAGTCATGGCGATCCATGCGAGTCCTGCTCCTTGGCTCAAAATACGGGTCTAGGCCAGCCGCCAGATCATTTACCACCTGAGGCACCTGGATCGCATTCTCGCCTCTCAGTGTCTCCCTCTGAACTTGAACATCGTCCTCATAGACAATGACGGGATCCTTTTCCGTCACCTCCACGATCTCAAAGACGTTGGTGCCCTGTTTGGATGGCTGGACATCGGCGACCAGGCCCCTCTTTTCATATAGACGCTTGACGAGGTTCGTGGCGTCCTTGATGTTGTAATACATGAGATCCTTTGTCTCTTCGGGCTGGTACATCTGGAGGATCTTGCGTTCCTCCTCTTCCATGGCCTCCGTGTCGGGGGGTTGTTCCTTGGTTCCGGAAATGGAGTTGAATTCGTCCGTGTTCACGGGCTTTTCCAGAGCATCAGCCTGTGCCAGGTTCACAAAGGCTTCCCGTCTGTCCTGGAAGAGCTGATCGCTGGGAGGGCGACTGGTCCAGGACATGGGATAGCGAACCATGGCATCACTGATTTCCCGTTTCCCAGCGACACGAGATCCCTCATTTTCAAAGACAACCCCATACTCCGTAGTGTCATAGTCCTCCAACTTGTAAATGGGCGTCTCTGCGTATGTAGCTTCCGGTTTCAAACCAGGTAGAACCGCTGTAGAGTCGTACACGGCTGGCTGAATATTCTGGAATCCATCTCTCAAATAGTAGCGGCCCCTGAAATAAATAGCCATGTATCCGATAACTGCCAACAGAGCAATAATCAAAATGAGATCCATTCTCCTTACATGATCCATCGAAATTAAGTTATGTCACTAAAGTAGAGGATGGCACCAAAGACACGACGACAACAAAAACAGTCAAAGAGACGACAGTCCATCATGGGTAAAATCATGAAACCCATGACAGTCCGTAGTCATATGGATCTGCCCAATTTAATGAAACGAATCATGCTCGGTCCCATTACATTAATTCTTGTAAAGGCAGACTGGTGCGGACACTGCCGTGAATTAGAACCCAAGTATAACTCTATCATGTCCAATTCGCACCATACCATTCAAAATGCGTCAATAAATGACGATATGGTTCAACAATTTAACGAGCAGCTCACACGTACCTTTCCCAAGGCAACCCCTATTAGTCCCGAAGGCTACCCAAGCCTGATCCTTGTCGGTAAAAATGGCGAACAGAAGGGTACAGTGCCTAACGACGTGACACTGATTGAGAAGGCCACGACCATGCTCGGAAACAGCAAAACCCTGAATGAATCCGAATCTAGACCCGTTATTAAGGTGAATGCGACGAACTATGTGCCTGAATCAGAAAATGAGTCCATTGTTGAGGAATTAGAAGAGATTGTGCCTTCTACAAAGTCAATTAAATCCCCTGAATCTGTTAATCTTAAGCCAGTTTCTATCGTTAAAACTAGGATGAGCGGTATGGTCAGCCCACCTGCTGCTGAAACAAATAGCACTGTAGAAGCAGATAGTATCATTCCCTCCCTTGAATCCGAAACAAGCCGGGCGTTACAGCAAAAGGGCGGATCCCTGTATGGATCTCTCATCAAATCCGCCTATACGTTAGCTCCTCCCGCAATCCTATTGGCCGCCGCGGCAGCCATGTTCAAACGTAGGAAGGGAAAACAGACGAAAAGGCGACAGAATAAGAGGAGGCAGACGAAGAGGCGATAAGCAGTAACACAAATAATTATTCAGTCTATGTCAATATAAACTGAATAATCTAAATATACTGTAAATGGCTACGAAAGATATTATTCGAAACATGAAAGACCTCGTGGCCCTAGACAATTTAGACGGGTTGAAAGAATATTTTTACGAAATTCAACCTCTTGTAGATTTGCCATGGGACGTTGTCTACAAGGATGTCTATCTTCATGCCTGTCTCAAAAAGAAACCTTTGATCGTGAACTGGCTAACAGAGATCTATGAGACATTGGACCCCATCACAAAGATAGCCCTGAAGCAACTCTTTCCGTATGGACGATACCTGTTGAATAAATAAAAAAATTGAAGTGCTACGCACTTCAAGTTGTTTCTTTGTGCCTAAATTTGACTCCCTTGTTTCTGCTCACGCAACAGCAACCATGGCGTCTAACGACATACTTATCCATATTTTAGACATCCAGTCGAGGGATGTTAAGATAGAAAACGAAGACAACGGGAACAAACGCCTAATCTTCGAAGAAGCCCCGTACGATGACGAAGACGGACCTCCTCCCCCTAAGAAAAGTCACGCAGATTCGAAGGAACTCCTGATCCATGTGTTCGGTGCTACGATGGACGGAAAGACGGTTCGACTCGATGTTGAAGGGTTTCGTCCGACCCTGTATTTGCTGCTCCCTGAGACAAAGACCGTCGCAGCCGTCTCCGCCATTCGAACCTATCTCACGACCCAGGGAATTCCTCTGTCCGTCCTGACCCTGAAAACGATTTATCGGAAGAAATTCTATGGCTTCACGGCGAACAAGCTCTTCCCCTTCCTCGAAATCACGACGCCAAGTCAGGGTCTGTGGCGATCCATCAAGAACCTCTTCTTGGACGAGCAGTCCGAACCGGCCACCAAGAAACCGTTAGGAGAACCCTTTAAACGTGGCCAGACAGTGGAGGTCTATGAGGCCAATCTGGATCCCATGTTGCGATTCCTCCATGTCCAGGGACTCAATCCCTGTGGCTGGGCCGTCGTGAAAGACGCCATGGAACTCGTGGAGGATCTGGAGGCCGATACCTGGGTCCTGACAACGCCCTATTCAGATGTGTTGCCGGCTGAGGCCAAGACCTCGGCACCTTTCCTCTTAGCAAGTTGGGATATAGAGTGCTTCTCCAACACAGGGGATTTTCCCGTGCCGACGAAATCCGACGAGACCGTACAAGAAATGCTGAAGGATCTGAGCGGGGCCGAGATTCTGGACCGGTTTGACAGGGGCTGTCTGGGACAACTGAGATCCAGGAAAACCAGGGATCATCTAGTGGCGGCCCTGGCCAAATCCAAGATTCCTGATCTGACAACCATTATCGATTTCGGCGATCCCGTGATCCAGATCGGCACCACCCTTACCAGGGATTCCAAGACCCTCGACCGACACCTGTTCGTCTGGCCTTCCTGTGATCCCCTGGAGGACATCACTGTTCATGTATTCAAGGACGAACAGGGTATGATTGAGGGCTGGTTTGAGTGGCTTGTAGAGGTCAATCCCGATATCTTGGTCGGTTACAACGTGTTCGGTTTTGATGAACGGTATATGTGGGGACGAGCGGAGGAACTGGATCTGACGGGACCGAGGAACGCCGTTCATGGATTGAATCGACTTTTGGACACGGGAGCGGAAGTGAAGTGCGAGGAAAAGCGTCTGTCCTCGTCGGCAATGGGAGACAACTTCCTCTACATCATGACAACGCAGGGGCGACTTCAGATCGATCTGTTCCATTATATTAAAAGGAACAACGCATCGCTGCCCTCCTATAAACTCGATGAGGTCACCAAGTATTATCTGTCTGGAAAACTCAAGAAGGCCGAGAAAGTCGGATCGGATCTGAGACTCACGCTGTCTGGATCCATCAAGGATCTGCGAGTGGGAAGGGCTCTGTGTCTGCTGGAGGACACGGGGGAAAGCCTGACGGACAAGATGGTGATCAAGTCTGTGGAGGGGCCTGTGGTAGTCGTGAGCTGGCCCTTAAGGGAGGATGGAGAGGTGCTAGAGGAGGATGAGTTACCACTTGCCATTAAGTGGGTTGTAGTGAAAGACGATGTGTCGCCTCAGGACATCTTCCGTCTTCATCGAGGATCTGCTCGGGATAGGGCCATCGTGGGCAAATACTGTCTTCAAGATTGTGACCTGGTCGTGGAACTGTACAGGAATCTGGAGGTGTTCAACAACAGTCTGTCCATGGCCAATGTCTGTTGTGTACCCGTTGGCTACATCTTTACGCGAGGCCAGGGCATCAAGGCTGAGAGTCTCATGTTCAGGGCCTGTCGCCAAAAGGACATTCTGATCCCTGTGTTGCCGGCTCCCAAACAGGCGGGAGAGGAGCAGGATTCCTATGAGGGAGCCATTGTATTCGATCCGATTCCAGGATTCTATTCCAAGGCACCCATCGGCGTGGCAGATTTCGCATCCCTGTATCCGTCTTCCATGGAAAGTGAGAACATTAGCCACGATTCTCTGGTCTGGACCAAGGACTATGATAACTCGGGGAACCTGATGGCGGTTGTATTCGGATCGGACGAATATGATGGTATGGAGGGCTATGGCTACACGGACATCGAGTTCGACCTATTGCGTAAGGATCCCGAGGACAAGAGGAAGCATTTCGCAAAGATTAAGGCGGGCACTCGCATCTGTCGCTACGCTCAGCCCCTCGACGGATCCAAATCGACCGTTCCTGATATTATTCGGGGGTTGCTGGCGGCCAGAAAGGCCAAGCGAAAGGAGAAGGCCAAGGAGACCGATCCTGGCAGACAGGCACTGCTGGAAGCCGAGCAGCTGGCCTACAAACTCACGGCGAATTCCCTGTATGGGCAGCTCGGTTCAGGAACCTTCAAGGTCCGACTCCAGCATTTGGCAGCGTCTATCACGGCCTATGGTCGCAAGCAAATCATGTTTGCGAACGATGCCATTAAGCACTTCTATGGTCCCGAGGCAAAGAATCCCAAGGGGGTCGCCAATGTGATGTATGGTGACACGGATTCCCTGTTCATCGAATTCACGGTGCGTGACGCATCAGGTCAGCCCCTCAAGGGTCGCGAGGCCCGTCAAGCAGTCATTGATCTGACGGCAGAGGCGGGTCACTTGGTCACGAAGGCCCTCAAGCCACCCCACGACTTTGAGTTTGACAAGATCTTCGATCCGATGCTGATGTTCTCCAAGAAGCGATATGCGGGCCTGATGTACGAAGAAAACGCCGATGACTACGTGACCAAGTACATGGGGATTGCCTTAAAGCGACGAGACAATGCCCCGATCGTCAAGACCATCTTTGGATCCTCCATGCGAAAACTGCTGATGGAACGAGATGTGGTCGGTGCGACCCGGCTTGTCCAGGACTCCTGTATGGATCTGGTGAACGGCAAGGTAAAGCTGGGACAGCTCACGATTACCAAGTCATTGAGAGCCGATTATGCCGATGCGAGCAGGATCGCACACAAGGCACTCGCCGATCGTATGGCGATCAGGGATCCTGGCTCCGCCCCCGCCTCAGGAGATCGCATCCCCTACGTCTACGTCAGGCCCCCACCAGGGGCCGCCGCCGCAAAGCTCCAGGGCGATCGCATTGAAGCCCCCAGCTGGATCAAGGCTCATAACCTCATTCCTGACTATGAGTTCTATGTCACAAACCAGCTCCAGAATCCTATTAGTCAGATGTTTGGGCTTCTGCTCGATGAAATGCCAGGATCCGATGATTTGTCGAGGGTCACCATGCCAGATCCATCTGAAACGGATAAGTATCTGAGATGGTGCGAAGAGGCGGCAGCCGACCTCCTCTTTCACAAGGCCCTCCAAGTCTGTAATAAACAACATAAGAGTGCCTTTATAAGCACCTTCTTCAACGTAAAGAGCGGAACAGTAACTAAGTCTAGTACCTCGAAATCAATGATAGCATCAGCTGGCAAACAATCACCAAAACAACAAACACTAAACAATTACATGATCGACAGTTTCCTTGTTGGCAAGATTAATCAGAAGAAGATCGCTGAACGAAGAGCAGCAACTGCTGTAGCAAAGGAAGCTGAGGAAGCAAAAGCAAAAGAAGAAAAAGTAGATATTGTAATGGAAGTCGCAAAACCAAAGAGAGCACGTAAAAAGAACATAAATGAAATCGTCGCCAATAATTAGGGATCATGGGATCAGCAGTGTCAAAAGAATCACAACAAACAAAACAAATTTTTTGTTCCGCTATCCAGTTAGAACAGGGAAAAGCCGCTCTAGCAACAGCAGAATCGATCGATCATTACAGGGAACTTTGTCAAACAGACAGAGCAAATGCTTTAGCAAGGGACGGACAGGTGTATGTTTATAGCAATCCGACGATGGCTCAGCAAGATGCTCTGAATGAACGAATCAAATCCTATGAATCAGTGATTCCGACTCGTTTAAAAAATGACTTGGCCGGCGTTCAAGTGGTGTCCCTGTTGCCGTCGGCGGACAGCAACATGCCCCATACACGTCCTCCCAATCTGATCTGTTTGCCTTTATCAGGGTCAAGTCTGACCCTCGAGACCTATATTCACGAGCTATGGCACGTACATCAACGTCAGTACTATGATTTGTGGACCCGATTCTTCAAGAATTCATGGTTCTTTGAGCCGTTTAAAGGGTCCATACCCACGAGACTTCTGAACCAGCTTCGTTTCAATCCTGACACGATGACGGATATGTTCTGGGTCTGGAAAGGGACGTGGGTACCGATGTGCCTATTCCTGGACCCTGTCAATCCCTCCTTCCAAAACACGGCGGTCTGGTACTACAACGTGAAAACACAGATCCACAGAACAACTGCTCCCCCAGAGTATGTAGCCTTCTTTTCGTCCACGCTGCCATCCTCTGCCTATGAACATCCCTGCGAACTGTCCGCGTATTTTCTGGCCGGCCAGAACATTCAGAAGAAGTGTCCCGCCTATCAGAGCCTGGCTGCCGAATTTTAATATCTTCCTAGAAGAGACAGCTTATAATGTGCGTTGACTGTGGTTTTACCTGTCAAACATTGTTTGACTTAGAACGGATAGGACTTGAAGGGAAGGGATGTATTCGCAACCCCCTCTTCCTATCCAGTATACAAATACCCTGTAAACAGAATATTATAAATCCATCTGTTTATATTCAAAGTCCCTATAAAACACTTGAAACAGTTGCTAATCTATCAGGGACATCGTTTAGTATTGTAGAGTTGGGTCTACGTACTATAAAACAGCCCTATGGACAACAACGCGTCTTTATAAAGCGACCCCTAGTCCCTGGAAAAAGTTTGTTGTATGAGGCCTGTATTCAGCAGATCGTCAAAGACTCTTTGGACCGCGGAAAATTTATGAGGGGGGCGGCGGCTGTCCATGACGTGTTCAAACTCAAGGACGGATCGGTGGCCTTCAGCATGGAGGTCTTTGAAACAGCAGTACCATTGAGTACAATGTTACCATCGCTCCAAGGCTCGTCTCTCACAGGGACAGTCCTAGAACTTCTTCTTCAGCTCTCAGCGATGCTGTGGCACCTCAGTACCGATCTCGGTATGAATCACAGGGACTTGAAGCCGTCCAATATCATGATTGAATCACATGGTGGCCGATTTATGACCCTGAAAGTGGGTGACCAGACCCTCACCATTCACAGTAAATTCACAATATCACTCGTGGACTTCGGGTTCAGTTGTATCGGTAAGAACAGTACACAGGTCGCCGATATAACAATCGGTGACGTGTATTCAAAGGAAGATCCGTGTCCAAAAAATGGCCGCGATCTCTTCATGTTTTTGGCCTTTCTGTACATGGACATCGGATCGCGTCTGGGACCCGATTTGAAGGCCTATTTTGCCAAGTGGCTTCAAAATAATGTTACCGGCGTAATTGGCAAGATTGATCTTCTGGGGCACGAATTTGATCCCTGGATCTATTTTATTGCTGGCAACGAAAGTGTTCGAAAATTCGACTGTGGTCCTGAACATATTTTCAATGATTTGCGAGAATTAGCGACGGTATAACTAGATGGATACCTATTACATTGTCGGCTTTATTGCCCTAATTGTTGCGACACTCCTGTTCGTCATGTATATCAACGTGATCAACATGGATCTGGTTATGGATGATAATGAGGACCGAGATGATCGGGACAGAAGTGTAGAATATATTATTGCGGATAGAGGGCAACGCCGAAATAGGAAAAACAATCGTCACTATGATGAAAAGGATCTCAGAATTGACGAGTATGAACACCCTGACCCTCCTGAAGAGCAACAGATCCTTGGTAAAGACGGACATGGGATTCGAAAACAGATTGGAGGAGGTGCGGGACAGCAAAAAAAGATCCTCGGATCGGGATCAGCCGATGGCTTTCTTGATTATATGAACGATTTGACCATCAAACAGAAGCTCAAGACAGATGCGATGAATATATCGAACCTTGTCTAAGACGCTGTCTTCGATCGCCAATGTGTGTCGCAGACATTACAGATATACAGGAACTTTAGATTAACAGCATCATACTTCAGATAAATCACATCCTTCTTCACACCACTCGTATTTGTCGGACATTCTTCCTTTGGACACTTGATCGTATCCAAATGTGGTAACGTGGGATCCGACTTGGTAAACTCATTCATCAGAATCTTGTAGCCCTCCGACGTCTTTTCCTTTAAGTCCGTTTCAAGGACGAGACCACCCTCATCTACCTCCTGATAGCCGCAGGTGCGACAGACTCGCATAAGGGTCTTTGTACCATCGCCGGTCGGAGAGTCCACTTCGCTCAAATAGAGGTAATAACGACAGGTGGGACAGAACTTCATTTCTTATTGATTGTGTGGAATAGATTTAGTCCGTCAAATTTACAGCTTTTGTAATGCGGTCATAGAGATACGTAAGTTTATTCACATAATATTCCTGGTACAGGAACAATATAAACACAAAAATCACATCACCTTCCCGCTCCTTCACACGTTCATGTTTGAATCCGTACAGACCTTCGAACGGAAAAGGGATACGGGAAATCAGGTTGCGAACAATGTAAAAAATAACGATGAGAGCAAAGGTATACAGAACAGACTCTACAAACAGACGAAGAGTGGATTTCTTGGACTCGGTCTGTTCATCGAATGGACCGGCGATCCAGTCAATCACAGCCGAAATATACAGACCTGTTGTGAAATAATAGACTGTCAGAAGAAATAGATCGAGCAGTTTTAATGATATAATGCCTAGCGAATATGCCATCCTCTACACTATACCAGTAAAATTGTGCCACAGGTTGGAAGCCAGGGGGCCTAAAGAAACTTTGTAAAATTGAGTCCAAATTTCCAACCCCTAGACAGACACATGGCCTTATCCGAATCATTCTTAGAAGGCCCTTTAGCAGCATTTTTGCGTAGCCACCCTGCGGATAAGGGTGGCTCTATCGCAGTCACTGGGATGGGGACTATGAAAGGCAAATGGTCTATCCCCCCAGAGAAATATGATGGATTTCTGGATTTATTACATGACCACCTGTTCGTCAAGAATCGGCGACCTCTGAATCTAGTGGAACAGAGGCCGAACGATGGAATCCAGCCAGGACTGGTCGACTTAGATTTCAAGCAGCCTCTCGAATCATCTATGAAACGCAGGTTCGGAATCACGCACATTCGTGCGTTTCTCCGTGCCTATATTGATCAACTTACTACCTTCTTTGAACTGAAAGATCCCATTAACTTCTATATTAGTCTGAGACCCACGCCCTATGAAAGTAAAAAGGACAAGGCCATTAAGGACGGTATCCATATACAATATGACATGGCACTTCCCTTTGAATATCAGCTCGCGATCAGACACAAGCTCATGGAACTGGATGTCGTCAAGACATCGTTCGCAAATACTGGTTACACAAATGACGAAAAGGATATTTATGATGAGGTCAGTATTCGAAATGGAGCCTGGTTCTTCTACGGCGAGTCCAAGCCCGATATTCATGCCTATGCTCTGGCCTACCGTTATTCCTATGACCCTCTATCAAATACCCTCAAAGATGAATCGATAGAGTCCTTGACGAATCGGGAGCTCATGGAAAAACTCAGTGTCCGCCATAAATTACAGGTCAAACCGGTCGTGATTTTGAAGGATGCGGAGAGCGAATGGAATCGGTGCCTGGATCAGGTGAAGACAGTCAAACAGAATGCGGTTGTCGCAACAAAGGAAGAGGAGATCGCAGATACCTTTCCCACCTGGCTTAGCACCGGCTGTACCGATGAGGAAATCGCATTGGCGAAGAAGATTACGCTCCAATGTCTGTCCGTGGCCAGAGCAAATGCCTATGATACCTGGAAGGAGGTCGGCTGGTGTCTTCATGGAATTGCGGCGACGGAGGAGATGTTCGACTGTTATATGGAATTCAGTGCCAAGTCGCCCAAGTTTAGCCATAACGACATTACGAAGCTGAGACGTGAGTGGACTGTCGGCAATCGATCGGGGGGTCGCAGACTCACGATTCGCAGCCTTCATCTGTGGGGCCGCAATGACAATCCTGTCGAGTATGCGAAGCTCTTAGAGGAGGACAACTGCCAGTTCGTCCAGAACCATGTGGATGATACCCATACGCATCTGGCCAGACTGATGCAGCGAATGTACTGGGGTGATTTCAAGGTGTCTGTCGAATCCAAGTCAAATACCTGGTATATGTTCCAGGACAGCTGTTGGAGGAAGCTAGTTCAGGCGGTAGAATTTAGGAACAAGATGAACACCGAGGTGGCAGATTTAATCGATAAGGCTCGCCAGGCGACCAGACGACGGCTGCTAGCTGCCCAGGGTTCAGGAGGAGACGAAAAGGATTTTGAGGAGGCGAGGCTGAAGCGACTGTTGAAGGTGGAAAAGCATCTGTACGATGCGTCGTTCAAGGATGCGGTGATCAGGGACTGTGTCGGCTTCTTCTATGAGAACGAATTTGCCCAGAAGCTCAACATGAACCCGTATTTAGTGGGGTTTGCGAATGGTGTCGTGAATCTGAGGGCGGAACGGGTTGGGGCTGATGGGAAGCCAGAACAGTTCTGTGAGTTCCGTGAGTGTAAGCCCGAGGACTACGTCAGCTTTCAGGCGGGCAGGTGGCAGCCCAAGCAGTGCGATCCGATTGATTATGTGGCGTACAGGTCCGACGATCCTGAGCAGGCCGAGATCGATGCGTTCATGGAGAAGGTCTTTCCTCAGCCCGATCTGAGGGCCTACATGTGGCGAAAGCTGGCATCTTGCTTAGAGGGGACAAACAGGGAACAGAAGTACGACACCTGGATCGGTGTGGGTGGTAACGGCAAGTCGAAGTTGGTCGACTTGATGTCGATGTCGCTGGGAGATTATGCCGTATCGCTACAGTCGACTGTTCTGACTCGAAAGCGTCCTGATTCAGGGGCAGCCAATCCAGATATCATGGCGGTCCGCAATCGCCGATTCATCTATATGGCGGAACCTGATGATGGCGAGCCCCTGAATACGTCGCGTATGAAGCAGTTCACGGGTGAGGATGTGGTGGAAGCAAGAGGCCTGTTTGAGGACCAATCCAAGTTCCAGATCACAGGCAAGATGTTTATGTTGTGTAACAAGTTCCCCGCAATCCATGCGATGGACCGAGGTACCTGGAGACGTGTGATGGCAGTGCCCTTCGTGTCCAAGTTCGTGGATCCTGACGGAGAGGAAGGCAAGGACATCAATCCTGATAAGAACATCTGGCCCAGGGACAACTTCCTGGATGCCAAGCTGAAGAAATGGAGGGGAGCCTTTATGGCCAGACTCATCCATGTCTATGAGACTCAGTATTTGAAGCAGGGCATTGAGCCAATTCCTTTGGTGGTTCAGCAGGAGTCCCTGAATTACAGGTCGATGTTCGATTCCTTCGGCAAGTTCATGCAGGCGAGGATACGCAAGGTCAAGGGCGAGGAGTCCTGTATCAAGGAGATCTGGCACATCTATAAGCGATGGTCCGAGGAGGCCGGCGGAAAGAAGTTGACGATGGTGGAACTTCAGAAACGTCTAAACGACGAATTTGGAGAGCCATTGGATAAGAAAACATATAAACAGTGTCGTCTGTTCGAGTCTGAAGAGGACATTGAGGAGTTTGAACAGGAGCAGCAGGACATTAAGGCAGGAAAGCCGAGGGTCGTGGCGGATCCGAACTAATTACAACACAATTGACGCAAAGACAAACATAAAGACGGATAGGAGAAGTCCATAGCCTGATCCTTTCAAAATGGATATCAGGGTATATCCCTGTGTCGCGGCATATATAAATACAAGAGACAAGACCATAAAAAAGAAGGAGATCATGAGAACAACGAGGGTATAATCATCCAACATATGGATAATGCGTGTAGGCAAAGTCTCAGGAAGAGTCTCCTTTACGTCAATGAAATCACGGTTTAATCGTTCAGCAGAACTCTTAGTTTTTTGTAGGGTCTCCTCTAACTCTGTTTTTTTTGCCTTCAGATCATTCGTTCGCTTCGTTACTTCACTGAGAGCCGTAGAATTGCCAGAGGACCCAAAGAATTGATCCCCAAGAAGGATCGAATCGAGAAACTGGGCGGACTGAAGATCGAAGGTGTCCTTCACTGTTTCTATGTTATTCAGAAGGGTCTGAGCTCTTGTCAGTTCTTCTGTACTACGATAAGTATCAATTGTCTTATATAATTCAGGAACCTTGCCTCTGTTTAAGGCCGCTGTGTTATCTCTTGCCGATGCCATCTCTACCTTTAGGCAAATAAATCTAGATTTCTGGCTCCGACCCATCCTGGTTTGGTTCATTCTGAACCATCCGTTGGTTTTGTCTCAGGTGTCGAAGGCGTGAAGGACGCATCCGAACAGATATTTGGCACAGGAATCTTCTTATATGTCGGAAAGAGGCGTCTGTTCCAGAAGCGTTTGTCTCTCAAGAAGTTCGTGTACTGACTTCTGTTCACAATCGTAAAGACGAAAATACATGTCAGGACGAACAGGATGCTGTAGAAAATCAGATCTTCGAGAATGCCTGCGTTCCACAAATACAACAGAACAATTGTCGTACAGACAATGATCAGCAGCTGCTGATAGACGAACAGAGTGTCCATATTGTTGCCAGAGGCCCACTGATTAATTTCGTACTGGCGTTTGGCCAGATCGGCGTCATGACTGATGGCATCTACATCGCCTTTTTGTAGCGTGTAAATATCGTCCTGGATATTATTGAGATCGTGGTTGCGTTGGTCATAGAACAGAAGGGAATTCTGAGTCGCAGACGCCCGTTCAAAATCACCGTACACCTTCTCAAATGCGTCGTCTTTTTGACTAGTGACCTCATTATATAGTTGACTCTGTTGCTCCTGTAAATACTGGGTCAGACCGTCTCCGCCCTTATCTGATAGGGTATTTATTGCCGTGGCGAGCTCCGTATTTTGAAGAACTTCCACCTCTTTGGCGAGGCTATTCAGATCACTCATCTCTACCGTTAAGGGCAGAATTAAATCACTTTTGCTGTATGACTAATGAGATGCGATCCAGAACTTCTTCCAGGGATTTGATTCGTTGTTCAAGAGCTGAGAGCTTCGCATAGATACCACCGATCACCTTATTAAGTTTCACATCTACATTTTGAGATGGCACTGATATGGTAGCAACTAATGGATGAGATGGATGTATAGTGGTATTCATTATAATCATGCTCATACTTTATTCCATCGACCTGTACACATAAAAAAGAGAGCCGATCGCAACTATGTTCAAGAAACTGTAGATCATGAGCATATTATTCGTATAATTTGCCTTTTCCGTCGTGACCTTCACCATGTTCTTATAGAGAACCGCATCACTCTGTTTGCTAGTGAGGACCTGGGACTCCTCACTCAGCTTTTTAGAACGGGCCATGAGAGTTTCATTGAGAGCATTGATTGATTGGTTATGTTCTTGGCTTTGAGTAAGTCGCAGCCGGGTAGCCGCATTCATGATCTGGGTAATATCATTCAGTTTTTGATTTAGAGCAAGGGTTCGCTCCAGCTTGATTTTCACAAGATTTGGATCGGGTTTGGTCTGTGCGGCATATCCGTCGCTCAAGGTCTTAATGAGATCATTTAAGGAAAATCGATAGCGACTATTGTAAAAACAGTATTCCTTTTTGACACCTTCAATAAACTCTGCCTCTAATTCCATGAATTTCTCAATGACGGTCGCCTGATTTTTAGCACCGGTCATCGCAGGGGCCTTGGGAATAACACCTTTGTCCTGTAGATTGGATACGACCTGGTTCAAACGCTCATTTAACAAGAGGCCCGTCTCTGAATCACGGTCGGCCTGTTGAATCGTAACAGACCCAAGTAAACTGGGATTAATTCCGTCGCTATATATATCCATTAATGTGGCAGAATTAACGGATGTAGGTAATTCGGTTCCACAAATGTTGGACATGACTCTACCTTATCATTTGAAAAAACCAATAAGCTTGAGAACCAGGAAGAATATGACAATACAGGCAGAGCCCAAGAGTGACATCCAGATCCATGGTTCTGCGAAGATCCTTCCTATATAGGCCAGTACATAGGGCCACTGCTCCACAGGAATAGGGAAGAACTGGGTAATCAGTAGCACTGAAACGCCGATAAAGAGGATGGACAGTGCCCATAGGAAGGGAATGAAGGATGGCCGTAGGGGTCTGCCCAATAAAAATAACTGATGTCGTGTGACATTCGTGTCCCGAGTCCGGAGCACCTCGTCACGAACGAGAGCCGACTGTTCGTCCTCAGATGCTTCTGATAGCTCTTTTTCAAGAGTCTTGATGGCTGTTTGAAGTTTGCCGTTTTCTTGGAGAGCCCCGTCCATGTCCACTGTTTTTGTGTAGTCCTTGATTGCCTGGCTCAGAGTAGAATTCAGATTTAGCAGAGCCGTCTTATTATCGTTGATCTCTTTCGATGTACTCAGAATCGTATTATATATCTGATCATTCGCTGGATCTGTTGCGACACCTGCGTGTTGAACATACTGCGACAAGGCATCTCTCAGTGTATCGATATTGTTACCGAGACGTTTGTTGATATATTCGGCAATGCTATCATACTGTTTTTGATACTCTTCTTTTAACATAGGCCAGGGTTTTGATGCCATTTCCTCTAGTGGTAATTAGGAAAATATTGACTGTTTTTTGTAACAATGTATTTCTAATTTTTTTAAGGTGACACGACCCTGTAAAACTCATAGATTCCCGAGGATGGACTGGGTCTGGTGATCTTCACGATGTCTCCAGGGACACCACCTAGAATCCTTACAATAGGATCGATGTGAAAGCGAATGAGGGGAAACTTGGACTTCGAGGTCATGTGAAAGCGATCCATGATCTCCTTGTGCTGAGCCGGTGGAACCAGTTCGTGCTTGGGTACTAGGACATGCTCCATGGGATTATTCACAATCTGGAAGACGCTAAAGAAACTGACAAGGGTCTTGTACTTCAAGAAGGCTGTGAGGGCTGCCTGATGATGGTGGGCACCTACCAGTTCTAGAAGCACAATGACCGTTTCAGAGTTAGGCTTTTCAAATAGAGCCGTGAAGAAGGGGCTTGCGAGTTTCTGACGGGTTACACGAGGAAGACAGAGGACATTACAGATCATAGGATCTGCGGAATCCTTTTTTGCGGCCTTGAACCCGAGGGACGAAAAGTCGTCGGCTGTCGGGACGGCTGCTCCAATTTCTGCTGGACTGAATTTACTGAATGGCTCTACATTGTATCCTTTGCGATCCAGGATGGTCAGAAGTGTCTTGCGACTGCGATAAATATTGTCTATATCCTCGAAGTTCATTCTGTTGTTAGTTAATCAAAAGTATTTATATTGTTCAAATTTATGAATAATTTTGAATAATATAGTTGTTAGGTTATTGCGTTGATCCTGTAGGTCCTATTACCACATTTTCTGCTTGACCTGAAGGTCCCGAAGGTCCTGATGGTCCTGAAGGTCCCGAAGGTCCTGATGGTCCTGAAGGTCCAGATGCTTCAGGTTTATAGGGTCCTTGAACAACATATCCTTGAGGACCCGAATAGATATATACTGCGTTAATATGAATTGTTGAATTTGTTATGTTCATGCTATAAAAATATGTTTAACATGTTTTAAGTTACCCTAGCTTTTTGACCACTACAGCCCCACCACTATACTGGGGTGTCTGAGGAGCCTGGCGGAACTGTCTGGTACCCCCTTCCAAAGAGTTCATAGATGATCGGCGTTGAACTCCTGTTGGAGCCACGAGACCTTGGGCTGCCATTGTTGCCGCATCAGTCGGTACCACAATTGTCGGAGCTCCTGCGAATCCTGTGGCAACCTGTGCCTGTGACTCAGGTGGCACGTACACCTGGCCAGGAACCTGAGCTTCCAATGGGACTTGAGGGGGGCCACCAGGTAATCCTTGATACATACTTTCTAGGGGAGGCGGTCCATTGCTTTCAACGGATCCAATAGATGAGCCATAATCAGATCCCTCTTCCAAACCGGTCGTAAACGCATTAGGATTCGCTTGAAAGGCAGCATACTCATTTTGAGGAGGAGGATTTACCAGTAAGGACGAAAAGGGTTGGGCTTGTCCTAGGCCGCCTATATCCAAACCTGTTTGGCCACCCTGTTCGTCCAGAACCGTTTCCGCAGCAGCAATGGCAGCAGCCTGTTGTTGTAGCTCCTGTCTCTGTGCTGTCAGAGACGCCTGAAGATTCAGCAGATCCTCCTGGGTGGGAACAGCCGCCCTCGAAGCCCCTATTGGCTTAGGTTCTTCTGGTTCCAGTTCCTCGTGCTGAATGACTTCTGGCAGAACCAAGCGAGGTAGGATCACCTCATTGGCAGACTTGGCCGACAGTTCAAAGGGTCTCAGCATTTCTGTGTCCGCCGTGGTAATCATACGCATACCAATGTTCATATACGACTCGATTTCCTGGGTGACCACCTTGGTCGCATAAGGCATTTCCACCTCCACGATCCGCCCCTTCTGTCGCTCCATTGGCGGCAGCAGTTCCAGGTTTCTGACAGAATCTCCCACATAGGTCGGTGGGCCATTACACATGGTACAGAAGGCGATTCGCATGGACGGATTATAAATCGGTATGGTACCGCAACTAGTACACAGGGGCACCTTAGTCCCATCCGAACGCTTCATGAAGGACTCGTTTACGAAGGCGGCGATACCATGACCCACGATAGCGTCACGGTCCATCTCACCGATCTTTAAGCCCCCCTGGTTTCCACGACCGCCCGTCGGCTGATGAGTCATCTGTTCCTTGCGTCCCTGGGCCCTAGCCTGCCACTTGTCCTCCACCATGTGCTTCAGTCGCATACCATACACGGGGCCAATGAAGATCGCCGAGGGAATCTGTTCGCCCGTGGCACCGTTATACAGGATCTCATTGCCATATTTCTCATAGCCCATCTGTTCTAAAAGAGAGCCAATGGGTCCTTCAGGTGACCCGTCGTTCATGAAGGGTGTTGCGTCGCCCATGGACCCTGCTAACGCTGCTGCCTTACCAAAGAGCTGTTCCAGATTCTGGGCGATCGTCATACGGGACGGGATCGCATGAGGATTCATAATCATATCGGGCACGATGCCGTCTTTCGACCTTGGCATATCATGGCCTCGCAACATAACACCGATCGTGCCCTTCTGTCCGTGACGATTCGAGTTGCCCGTCCACTGGGGCTCGTTGGAGCCACTGCGACGAACCATAAAGATTTCAGAGGGGACTGAAACGCAGTGTACTGTTGTTCCATAGGGATTATGCTCATGATAGATCATCCGTTTCACCGCCGCCTCGCCTTGAGCGGTCTGAATGTAAAACACCTCAGAAGGAGGAAGGGAGCCATGGCCCTCATAGACCATGCGAGCAGAGACTAGGACAGGCTCCTTGTCTCGTTCGTGACGCAAGTACATGCGGTGGTCCATGGTGACACATTGGCTACCATTTTCTGTGATGAATTCGACCACTTCACCACTATGATTGTACTTATAAACCTCTAAAGGTTTCGCATGGGTGACAATATGAAGCTTCGAATCCATTTGAAGAAGAGTATCGTCCATGGTAATGTCCTCAATCCTCTTCCAACCTAACTTCGTCAGCACATCATGATCTGGCGTCAAGCAGAACTTGTCACCGAGTTCTGGAATGCGATCCTGGACAACACGGACTTTGACCAGGCGTTGGTTCGCATTGTTAACCGTCACCACCACCTTTTCGACTCGCCCCCTGGTCCACACCTGGGGCTTCAAGGACGCATCCTTGATCTGCCCGACCTCATTGACAGTATAGGCACCGACAATGACCGTGTTTTCGTCACAATAGGATCCCTCCTTAATAATCCCTCTACTGTCCAGATGCGTGTAATCGGAGCCCGGTCTCAGATTCGTCCATTCGGCCTTGGTGGCAGGATTACAGATCACCGTCGTAATCTTCTTGAGAGGATCGACCTCCTCCCTCAGTTCATAGGAGCGATAGCTCATAGAGCGGAACAGGCCCCGTTGAAAGGCATCATAGTTAAATACAATCCCGTCGTCCTGGTTGTAGCCAGACCAGAAGGCAATGGCCAGAACAATGTTGTGTCCATAGGGCATCCGTCCTTCCCCCAGATAGCTCGAATAGATCGATCGAATCAGATGGCTCTCTCCGTAACAGAGCACGTGGGCAGAATTATCAAATCGGTTTTGCCAGTTCGACGCGTACAGACTAACAGCCTGTTTGGACTGACTGTCGCCCAGCTGGTTTCTGGGACTCTGGTTGTGGTGACAGAAAGGGATGAGCGAGGTCATCAGGGACAGAATCGTGGAGGGATGGACCTCAATATGCGTTGTTTCAGGCGTGATCTGTTCTGGGAAATTAACTAGGAAAGCCTCATTCTGTTCATAGGGATCCACGTATTCCAGGGCTCCTGTATATTGCTGGAGGGCTGTCACATAGTCTGCCAGGACCGCATTTGGCTTGTCGGCCAGGGGATCTATAAAGACTGTCTGGGACAGAGGAACTCGGGCTGTAAGAGGCAACGTGCCACAGACCAAATCCCTCCACGTCTTCAGGGTCATCAGTTTTTTAAGGGTCTCTTGGCGAAGAGTTTCCAGATCTGCCGCCTTTTCGCAGACAACTAGTGGGCGAATAGGTCGCCCATCGTCCATGTAGATCTGGAGCTTACGCTTGTTGACGGACAGTGTGATCGATGCGGAATAAGGGAGACATCCTGTTCGCTTCATGAGGGTCAGAACTTTTTTGAGGAGCGTCGCATTCACAGTGAATCCGAACAGACCGCCATTCAAATATACAGGGACGAAGGTCAGCTGGTATTGAGGTGTAATCACAGCAGGACTGAAGACACCCATCTTAAATCGCAGCCATTCCTCAAAGGCCTCTGTATTGGTTGCCACAGAGAACCCCGTTAAAATACTCATATTCTTCGCAATACCAATACTGGCTCCACCAGGTGTTTCAGACGTACAGAAATAGCCATACTGGGACCCATGAAGACGGCGTGGACCCTGATTCTTCTTGCCCGTGTCAAAGTCGAGGACTACACGACGACAATGGCTCATGAAATCACAATAGGACAGTCGCGACAGTTGCTGGATGATTCCCGCCTTCTCCTCACCTAGACCCGAGTCCCACTTGCCTCTGAATCCCCGCATCAGCATCTGTGTGATAAATCCGTCCTGAACGAAGATCTTCATGGCATTGGTGGGATCGAATATATCGCGGAACTTCTCGCCCAGATACAGTGTCCCCTTGTTATTGTCATGTTCCCTGCCAACGACCAGGGCCACCGATTTGAGCCACTTGTTATAGGCATTGTTGAACAGCATCTGAATACTGAACCCAGACGTCAAGCATCGCTGGTTGCGAATGTCATCCCTGTCCGTCGGCTTTTCAAAGCCCTCGTTCACCCTGAGGATGTTTCGGACGCAATCGGCGAGGAACATTGCCTGCGTATGCGGATCGTTCGACATGTGCGTGAAAGTCTGATTCCTCAGAATATCGATCACGTGGGCCTCCCCGAAGCCCTTGGTAAGCATCTTAATATATTGGATGGCCGTGTAGGTATTCAAGAAGGGATAGGCGGCAATAATGGACGGCTGGAGCTTGTCCACGAAGATCTTGGCCTCAGTAGTCGTCGGATCAGGATAGATTAAACGAACAATTTCTTCATCGGTCTGAAATCCGAGAGCCCGAAACAGGATGAACAGGGGTATTGGATACCTGACAAATGGCAGGCCCACCAAGATTTCCCCATTTCTCCAAAGGCGAAAGGTCACACGCTTCACTTGACGGGTTTTAGGCGACAGACAGGAAATGGACGCATACAGGATGAGCTTGGGATCCTTGGGATCATTGGACTTCGGTGTCATGTACAGCGTATTGAACGACTGTTCCTGTTTCGTGATCAAGATCTTCTCGGATCCCTCGATAATAAAATACCCTCCGTTGTCATAGGGACATTCCCCTGCCTCCGTCAAAAATGACGAGGGTTTATTGTGAAGGACACAGTAACTGCTGTGTAACATAATTGGGATTTTCATGAGGGGCACATTCTGGAACGCATTGGCATCAGGACTAATGTCCATTTCCACACGCTCACCGTCCACGATGTCCGTGTACGTAATCTTTACCTTGATATTTGCCGTCACGGCTGACGCATAGGTGAGATTTCGGAGACGGGCTTCATTGGGAAACAGAAGTCGCACATCATTGGTATCCTGAAGGGAAATCGTCGGAGTGCCGATCTCAATTTCTTCCCCTGACTCTCCTCCAATCCATATTTCCGTCTTGTACTTATAAGTCTTCGTATCAGGAATGAGCTCCTTCATGATCAGGATAGGATTCTTGGCTTTAATGATACTGACCAAGTCCGTTTTTAAGAATTTGTCGTAAGAGTCAATGTGATGACGGGTATAAGGATATGTATTCGTTCGGAAGTACCGATCAATTAGACTCCTGGCGACTTCTCGCCCTTGATCTGATGGTGTTATCGGACCGGCCATTCTACCGTGAATTATATAAATTAATAAGGTTTTGAACATCTTAGGCTGTTACATAAATCATCATGTATTGATCATGAATTATGTAATCCGAATGCTATTTATGGATTTTTAATATTAATAGGAAGCTTTGCTTCAATAGGACTGATTTGAAGGTTGCCTGAGTGAAGACGAGGTCCCATTTGGTAGTCCAGTTTGTTTTGATAGGAAAGTGGTGAGGGGCCTAGGGATTCGCCCTTTGCCGCTGTTAACGCATCTTGAGGAATGGAAGGGGGGATCGTAGACTGAATAGGACGGAAAAGGAATTGATTGAGGGCTGTGCCGATCGTTCTCACAGGGTCACCTCCAGCTTGTTTTCTCATATTCTTCTTAGTCCTTCTACCACTACTGCTACCACCGGCCATTTTAAGTCCAATGACAGTATTGTCGCCCAGGCCCGCCGGTGTGCGATCAGGATAGACTGTCTGACCGATCACACGATCATAACTCTGTCCAGGTTCAGGATTCCAGAAACCGGAAGACACATAGTTAGGAACCTGTGCGTAAGAGCCCTGATTGATGCCAGGGCTAATGTAGAGACCAGGTCTTGTTGTATAATCGAGTGGAGCACCTGTTAGTTGACTGCCACCGCCACTCTGACCACCAGACTCTTTAATGGTGTGATTCACGAAAGCCGAAGCACTCTCCTTGTCCAGCTTCTTCTTGAAGACCTTGAGCCATTCCTCTTGAAGCATTTTGACCAGATCCTTCGACCTCTTGTGTTGATGAACAAAGGTCTCAATGTGTTCAAACGATCTGCGGAGCTCAGGAATTGTCATGATGTGACTTTTAGATTGCTTACCCTTCTTTGACTGTTTTTTTGTACGTCTAGCCATCTCCCTATAAAGTGGCTAGGAAACTTCTCGTGGGACCTTCATTGTTTTTCTTGTTGGCAGTATTCGCAATAGATGCGGCAACATTATTCATAGTCTTCGCGGCAGAGGCTGTCGCATTATTTACCGCGTCGATGCCTTTATTGAGGGCCGCCGTAAGAGGATTGGTGGCCGTGTTTGCTGGGGGATTCGGAATGGATTCTACAGTGACTTTCTTGCCCATTTGAAAGGACGCAAAGGCAAAAAATAAATAGACAAAAATCATGACAATGATGATGCCGGGTGCGAAGATTTTAAGGGACTCTTGCCAAGTACTTTGCCTGTACTCATTTGCGAAGATCTTGAAGTGATGCCATGTTCCAATGAACACCAGGATCAATGACATGATTACCAGTATAAGGGGACTTATACGTGGCAACACGAGAAAAATCATGAGTGCCGCTAAAATAAATATTAACAGGGAGGGCAGAAAGAGCTCCATTACAACCTATTTAATCAGGATATAATTGTTGGTTATACCTTCTCACCCAAGTCCACATGGGTCAACAAATGTTTTTTACAACAGTACAGTGTGATCCCGAGCTGATCCATCAGATCCTTTTCGACCGTCTTGGGAACTTCGGTGCCATCCATATACATAGGAGAAGTCGCATTGGCCCCTCGTAACCGTTTTCGCTCAGCCTGAAACCATCGCCACACATCGGCGAGCGGATTGCCACAATTCATACAACGGATTGGAATGATCATTCTAATACTTTCTTGGAATAGCAGTTGCTAATTCAAATTTTATGCGATATGCGATAGCATACAATATTTATTGTATGCGTTTATAACACGTCTTGAATTGTATAGATACGGTTAGAAATGACATCCGTTCTCTACAGTGCTGGCCTCAACTATCAAGGAAGCAATCCCCTTCGTACGGAGATCCGTGGCATTCGTAATGAAGTCGAGGAACTCCGGAAGTTAATTGTCAATCAGGCTGATGCTATCAACGGTCTTAATACACGTCTTGTGTCAACTGAAAAGGCTCTGAAGGCTGCTACAGCAGCAGCAACAGCACCAACCGCAACACCAGCAAATACAGTTCTACCAAATTCAGGCTAGCAATAAGATTTTTTAATGGTCGCAAGTGTGGCAGCCGAAATAGAGATATTATGATTCTGAGAGAGTCGATTTGAAAGAGCCTTCGTAGAGGCCGTTTTAAATTGTCGTAGAATGTCATGGATTGTCGCAAGTTCTTCCTCGGACCACTTGGACTGTTTGGAACCAGCGGATATCGTTTTACGCTTCGGTCCTTCGCTCGTCTGAACAAGTTCTGTGACTACCGATTCGGAACCATGTTCCTTGTCATGACAGGCTTCACATAAAACAATCAGATTGCTCGGATGGTTCATCGAAGTTCCATCCGACAAAATGCCGTTCGTCGCTTCAGATCTGGGACGAATATGGTGTACTTCGAGATCCTTGGTGTTTATGGATCCACAGACTTCGCATGTTCGCCGTGTAACAGCGGTATTCCAAATGGAGCCCTTTGCGTCAAGCTGGGGCACAGATCCGACGAGTTTGTGGCGAAGGGCCGTCGCGGATTCAAGGAACTCGGTCGGCAAGTCCATGGCCCTGGCAACTTCCAATCCATACAGGGTCGAACCCGATCCTGGCATCAATGTCCTGTCATAGACCAACGTCTTCGTCACAGGATCATACTCCACATGGAGGTGCCAGATTTTTAAACCAAGGGACTCAGGTTTCAGAATAGTCGGCAGATCATGGAGATGTGTGGCAAAAATGAACTTGGATCGTTTCTTACTTAGCCACTCAATTCCTGCCGCGACTAAGGCCATGGCCGACACAGACTCTGTACCAGAACAGAGTTCATCGCCTAGGACTAATGTATTTTCGTTGGCGGCCCTTAAAATATCCCGCAGCTCTGACATTTCTACTGCGAACGACGACAGGCCCGCAAAAAGGTTGTCCTGATTGAGGATCCTGGTGTAAATCGATTGAAAGGGACGAACAGTCATGGCCTTGGCGGGCACATAGGATCCTGCCTGGGCCAAAAGGACTGCGATCCCCGTGGCCTTCATAAGCGTCGACTTGCCACTGGCGTTCATGCCATAGACCAGCCAGCTTCTACTGTCATGACCCAGTGCTATATCATGCTTTACATAGGGGACACGTGATCCCGTGTTCTCGACTAGGGGGTGCCGAATAGATTCAATGTTAAGATAGGCGTCGCCTTTCTCCATGTCTACAACGGGTCTTACGAAGCCCCGTTCCTTCGCCGTTCTGGCGATCGCAAAGGTACAGTCCAGATGAGCAATCCACTCCTCTACGTCTGTCCACACCGATTTGCCGGCCTCGGAAATAGACGAACAGGTGCTGAGGATGATATCACGGGCTGCCTGTACGAGCTGTTCTCGGAGTTTGATGAGCTGTTGATTATGGGTGGAGAGGGCGGGAGTGTCCATCCAGCCGCCCGATTTGAGCGTCTGAAACGTGGTGCCCTTCGGGAGTTTATTCATCAGGGTTTTAAGAACCGCCAGCGTTGATGCGGAAACACGAATACCAAAGGGCTCTTTTTCTCGCTCCTCGAGCTTCAGCACGTCGACAGATAGGCCAGCTATCTGGCTGATCTGGAGCCTATGTTGTTCGAGGGATTCCAGAACTGTTTTGATCTGACACTCGATGGTTATCGCCCTTGAATCCGTGTAGGGTGTCAGATCTTGACTTGCTTGAATGGCCTTCTCCAGATCAATGTGCTCATTGAAAACGGTTGTGTATAGGTTCAGTTGCTCTAGAAGATGGTGCGGCGGTTCAAGGATGGGCACCTTAGTTAAAAGCATCTCGACGGCCAGATAGCTTTGTCCCAGGATTACGAATTCTTGGGCGGTGACAGTGGCTAACAAGACTTTCCTGTGTATACGGGGCAGATCCCCAATAAAGCGGAGCTGAGTTTTGATGAGTTTTAGAATATCTGGGTCTGCCCCCATCAGTGTTCCGACCTCTGTTAGGCGTCGGTCGATCAGAGAGGCCTGGGTCAAAGGACGGAGAAGTCTGTGACCGAGTGACCTCTTACCCATTGAGGTTAGACAGGGACTGAAGAGATTGACGACGGCATCCATCTGGAGCTGTTGTAGGGCATGGTTCCCGCACAAAAGATTTTGATGGGGGATCCAGGGACTGTTCCTCTGGAAACTGTGGAGGGCAGAGGGAATGTGTTCCTCCACTATTTGGAGGAGCAGAAGGAGAGCAGTTAGACTTGTATTAGGTACAGCTAATGCTGTACCAATTCCAAGATACTCATAGGGTGGCAACATAGACTTTATGGAATAGATGCGTCGCAAATACTCAGCATTGGCAGCATGATTCGTGAAGGATCCGAGCGTTTTGAGGGGCTTCATGAAGATCGGAATGGTCTGATTCGTTAAAAGGCGACGAACATGGCTCTCTTGGACAGAGTCCATATAAAACACATGAAGTTCTTTTGGCTGAAAGAGGGTCAGCTGTTGGCATAGATCATCTGCCGTCCAGACATCTGTATGTCCCTGAACTGTTCCTGAATATGTAACTGTCTGACCGGTTGTCAGATCGAGTGTGGCAACACCGAAGGCGGGGAGCTGGAAGAACAGAGCTGTCAGATAGGGTGTCTCATTGGCTGACATCGCCTCCACGTGAGTTGAGGGGCTCAGAATGCGACTAGGAACGCGTTTAATAACCTTGCCGGCCTTGTCCTTTACCTGATCAATAACTACCACGGTCCAGCCGGCTGTGGTGAGTCTGGCCGCATGTTTATGAAGGGCGTAGTCGGGGAAGCCGGCGAATAGGCCTTGTTTAGTTGATAGTTTACTATCAACAGGTTTACCATCAACAGGTTTACTATCAACAGGATTATAAGAGGCCGGCAGATCCTTCTTTGGTGTCAGCTGGATTCCTAAGAAATCAGTGACATCCTTGATATTATACAGAGTCTCTCCTGTATCCTTGTCTAAGACATCATATAGTTCATAGAAAGAGCCTACCATGAGAAATATGGCTGTTTTAGGCCCATATTTCTCATAATATTGTTTATAGAAGGTCCCATATTCCTCGTACATTATTATTTTAATGCTGTCATACTTTAGGTCTAAATTTGATAATAGTCAGGGCTTGTAGTAAAGAGTAGCTATGGATTCAGACAAAGCTAGAAAAGAGTTCTTCAAGAACAAGTTTAATCAATGCCCAACCTGTTCGTCCAACAAGATCCACCAACGAAATCTGATCGAAGGATGTCATTCAAATGGAGACGTACATGGATTAACAGTGTTTCACTGTTTGGACTGTGGCTGGCTCACGCGATTCCAGTTTGATGATGGCAGCGACGTGTATTATTACGAAACGAAGGACTGGCTTACTTCGTGATACGTGTGGCCTGTGCTGCCCTGGTGAATCCCTTGAGACCAGGATTGTAGGTGTAAGGGAACTTCTTGATATTTTTGTTACCAAAGGACTCGACGACTACGCCACCTTCAATCACCAAGTTATCTGTGAAGTAGTTGGGGCATTCAAAATGGTAGTAGGTCACTGGCTGACCTATATTTTCTTGAACCACCTTGGTATTACCTAGTTTGGCTGCCGCGAAGGGGAGCATCCACAGACCTTTTTTGAGTTGGATCGCATGTCTTGGAGATAGACGGACAGTATGGCTAGGGATATTCGGGGCAAGGGAAGATTTAGGTATAGTATAAGGAGCAGTCTCTTCATTTGTTTCTTCAATTGTCCTACTCCTGACGACAACTGGAACACGGCGGCCATCGGCTGTTACCACTAATTCACCCTGTTCAATGTCTTCGACAGGTTTATATCCAGTGGCTGTTAAGAGTCTTGTGCCTTTAGGAAAGCAAGGGACATAATTAGGATTATTAATTTTGATTTGATTTGAAACAAGTCCATCTGAATTTGTAATATTCCCGTTGTCATTAACTGAGATTTGTACTAGGAAAGTTACAAGTGCTCCTATCGGTAGATTTGTCACAGTAAATGTATTAGAAGCATCAATAGGATATGCCGTGGAAGTTCCATTCGTTGTAATTGTAACAATATTAGAATAGGGCACAGCTAATGATGATGGATTTGTCCATGTAACGGTTGCTGATTGATTACTTGTTGTCGCAACAACATTGGTTACCTCATTTACTTCTAATCCGCCTGATCCAATCGTAAATACACGCGAGCTAAATAGTGCTATAGCATTTGAATTTGGATTACCAGAAGGATTTATAAATGGTATCGAATCTCCAACATTATATGATGTTATAGATCCATCCGCTGTATAGGATACATTAATCTTTTTACTAGTACTATCATAGGTCATGAATACTTGATGACCTTTATAATTAACAAAATACTGGACATCTGGTACAAATGAAATATAAGACGTTCCAGTTAGTTTGATTGACTTAGTAGTATAATCTGGAACGACTGATAGGAGGGAGGTTGGAGGATTCGATATATTTGATTTATGAGAAAGAAGTGAGGTTGTCTGCTCACTTGTAAGAGGAGTAGGATTTTTCACTAAACTCACATTTTTTCCCATTTCTATAGTTAAGGCGATTATCCCTGACAAATCACCTGTTTGATTCAGAGTATTCACAGTGTTTACTAGAGATAATTGGGCCACTTGTTGTGCGGCTTGTTGAGCTCCTCTTACGTCCATCGTATTAGATGAAGCGGGTGTATTTGTACTTAACGCAGTATTTACTATATTCGTTATAATATTACTAGCTATAATACGTTTTATATATGGACTAGTCGTTGTTCCTAATGTTGCGACGCCTACATTTGTTAGCAAATCTACAGAAGATGTTGGATTACTTTTAATACTTGCGGTAACATTTGTAAAAATATGTGATACACCATTACTAATTCCTGTTTTAGAGGTTGTATTTAATGATGATACTTGAGTGCCAATAGTACTGTACGCCTGAAGAGGTGTAGCGGACACACTATTACTGATGGGACTAGTACCATTACTATTGGTTGCTTTAACATTAAAAGTATATTTTGTACCATTCGTAGCAGATACTGTCGCAGATGTCGATGATATAAATGTTACACCATTATTTTGTGGAACAGAGCTTATAGAATAACCTGTAATTGCTGAGATACCTGTGTTTGCTGGTTCATTCCATGTTAATAAAACACTACCGTCTTGAGATTTAGCAATAAGATTTTGTGGTGCTGAGGGATAAGGAGGAATTGTAGTAGTTGTTGTGGTTGTAGTAGTTGAAGTTGTAGTGGCTGGTGGGGCAGTTGTTACTGGGCCACGGGTAGTTGTGGTTGTAGTAGTTGAAGTTGTAGTGGCTGGTGGGGTAGTTGTAGTAGTGCTTGGTGCCGCAGTTGTGGTCGTTGTAGTAGTGCTTGGTGCCGCAGTTGTGGTTGTTGTTGTAGTGCTTGGTGCCGCAGTTGTGGTTGTTGTTGTAGTGCTTGGTGCCGCAGTTGTGGTCGTTGTAGTAGTGGTTGAAGCTGTAGTAGCGGATATAGGTAAATTGGCATAATCCGATGTTCCATCTGAAAGATTCCACCAATATATTAATTGGAAGGAATATGTTGTATTTTCCACTAAATCACCTATTGTATATGATGTAGAAGAGGAACTGATATAATCTACATAATAACCTTCACTGGTAACGCTATTAGTAATAATATTATACCTTCCTAAAAGATCTTGTTGACTAATTTGATAATATGCTATGGGTACTGAAGGTGGTGACCAATTAAGAGTAATAGAGTCTGTTGTTGCTGTGTAGGAACCCAATGTAGGTGAATAGTTTGGAGTTGTCATGTATACTATTTCCTAGAAAATAAATTTCAGTATTTTCTATAAAATACTACCTACAAAAAAAGTAAAAATTAAATCCCATCTGACACAATTTGTGAATCCGCAGCGATCTGACGCAAAATCGACTCGGGAGCCTTGCTCGTCGGTTTTATAAGATTGCGTTCAATAAGATGTTTCCTTAGCTTTTCAATAGGCATTTCCTTGACCTTTTCACTGATTTTTTTAGCCCTGGTCTGTCGCTTCTTGAGGGATACTAATCCCATTGTAATTTTACGCGTCTTCTTTTTCTTTGAATCTTTCGGCAAGTCCTTTAAGTCCTTCTTGGGTTCCAATCGGACCTTCTTGGTAGGGGGTGATTTATCCAGTTTCACCTTGCCGCCAGCCTGACCTATCGGTACAACTGGAGGTCCAGAAACGCTCACAGGAATCGGCTGATTTTTTTGAGTTGGGGTGAGAAGGGGATCGAATGCCGTTTTAAAGGATGAGCCTGTAGTCAAAGGACTCGGACTGGTATAGCCCGATGGCTGGGGTGTCAATCGTTGTTGAAGTTCTGATCTTGTGATCGTGATCTCTTGATGCGATCCGCCCTTCTGGACCTGTGGTGGAGCCTTCTCCGCTTTTTTACTTCGCCTCCTTCCCGATATATGGGCCCCGCCCACAATTTGAACCGTTTTTGTCGTAGATTCCATGACCTATTAAAGATCGACATTATCTTTGACGAACATAAAGGATAAAGGATTATGTGTATGTTTTGGTAAATTTGAAATCGGTTCGGATCTGTCTTGATCGCTAACATGAACACATCCACAGAAGATCGATTACCGACCTACAGGCACCTTTTGAATGCTCATTTCAAGGATGAAGATCCATTAGCTCATCAGAAGGAGTCCTTCAATCAATTTATTGAAAAGGACATTCCCGAAATCATTTCCATGGCGAATCCCATTTTAGCCCGTGGATCACCGGAGATTCCTTTGGCCGGTCCCAGATCTGCCTTAGCAGCTGCGACGGGTTTAAGTACCACCGCAGCCAATGCTCTGATCCACCATACCAATCAAGTAATCACTGCCGCCGCCGCATCGACTATTACAACTGACGTAGCAATCGCCAAACCACCTGTTCGTCATGAATATGAAATCAGTCTCGAACTTGAGAAGATTTCCATGCGAAAGCCGACCATTTATGAGAACAATGGTGCGGTTCATCGCATGTTGCCCAAGGATGCCAGGGACTGTAATCTGAACTATTCGGCACCCTTGAACGTGGACGTAAAGGTAACCACGACTTTCATCGATCATACCCGTGGCGGTATCAAGGAGTCCAAGGTACGCGTCTTTCCCAATGTCCATATGGGCAAGATCCCCATCATGGTCAAGTCCAAGTACTGCCATTTGTACGATCAGAAGCACGTGGAGCCTCGTTTGTTAGGAGAATGTGCCGAGGATGATGGGGGCTACTTTGTCATCATGGGCGGTGAAAGAACCCTTCAGAGCATTGAGCGTATGTCTGAGAACCGTCCCTTCAGTTTCAAGACGGGGCGAGGAAATGCGAAGGAAAAGGAGGTTGTGGAGATCAAGTGTATTGGTCCTGATAATGATCAGGTACCCAAATCCAATGCGGTCAAGATTGTCTATCATCCCAAGAACAATTTGATCTTGATGCTCAAGGCCACCATTCCAAGGATCAAGACGGACATCCCGCTCTGGATTCTGTTTCGGGCTCTCGGCATTGAATCCGATCAGGATATCTGTGAGCTGATTGTCGGCCCAGAGGGAGATCCCATCTATGAGAACATCTTGGAGGAGAGCATTCACGATGCGTCCTCGATTACCACGAAGGCCCTGGCCATCGAATGGCTGTCCCAGCATATCTCGTCCTGGTCAGCCAAGTCCCAGCGACAGATGGTCGTCTCCGATATCTTAGCAGAGGAACTCTTCCCTCAGATCGGTGCCCAGGGCATGGAATACGATAAGGCCTGCTTCCTTGCTCACATGACAAGGAAAGCGTTGTGGGTGTCGAGTCAGCGTATGCCCAAGGATGACAGAGATGCGTATCCCAATAAGCGTGTGGATATTCCTGGATTTCTGCTCGCCGACTTGATGCGAAAGACGTACAATAATCGCATGGTGAAGGACATGCGAGCCTGCTTGGCCAAGGAGATCCACGGAGGCTCGTGGAAGGCCACGGGGAACTGGTCGGAAATCGTGAATATTAATAACATCAACAAGATCATTAAATCTACCATTCTCGACGTGACACTCAGGTCGTCCATGGCCACGGGCAACTTCGGCAATGGCAAGGTCGCGGGACCAGCCAAGGTCGGTGTGAGTCAGATGCTGAATCGTCTCAACTATGCGTCCTATCTGTCCCATATGCGTAGGGTGTTTGTTCCCGTGGACAAGACGGCCAAGCTTGTAGAGCCTCGTAAGCTCCACAATACCCAGTGGGGCTACGTGGATCCTTGTGAAACTCCAGAAGGTCACGGTGTAGGTGTAGTTAAGAATCTGTCGGCGACAGCCAGGATCAGTATCTTCTCCAGTCCTGCGACCATCTACGTATTCATGAAGCGTCTCGGGACCTTACGATCCTTGAAGGAGACCACGGTAGCCGAGAAGCATACGCACAGTCGGATTTTCCTGAATGGTGCCTGGATTGGTACAGTAGGCGTCGAAGATACCTTGCCACTTATTGACGCATTGAGGAAGGCCAAGCGATCAGGGGAGATCCATATTCACACAGGGATTGTCTGGAAGAATGCGTTCAAGGAGCTCTGGATCTCGACAGAGGCAGGCCGTGTGCTCAGGCCCTTACTATATGCCCCTTGCCTACGAGAAATCGCTGCGGATACCAGTCATGTGCTTCGAAATCAGGTAATGTCGATTAAGGGCTGGAATGAACTGTTGTTGTGGTCGACGCCCTCTGGCAAGCGTATTGTGGAGTATCTGGACGCAGGTGAAACGGAGGGGGCCTACATTGCGATGGACTACGAGACGGCCCTCAAGGACAAGGACACGACTCATACCGAGATCCATCCCTGTGTGGCCCTCGGCACCATTGCGTCCATGATCCCCTTTCCCGATCACAATCAGAGTCCCAGAAATGCCTATCAGTCGGCTATGGCAAAGCAGGCCATGGGTCTCTACGCCCTGAACTTTGAGGAGCGATTCGATGCGATGGCCCATCTCCTCTGTTATCCTGAGATTCCCATGGTCAGTCCCTACATGAGCAAGTTCTATGGTGCCCAGAAGCTCCCTGCGGGTGCCAATGTGATCGTCGCCATCATGACCTACACAGGGTACAATCAGGAGGATTCCAATATGATTAACAGGGGTGCCTTGGACCGAGGCCGGTTCCGAAGTATCTTCTACAGGACGTATAAGGACGAAGAGAAGAAGAATCAGTCATCAGGGGAAGAGGAACGCTTCTGTCGGCCCGAGGTGGAGACCACAAAGCACATGAAGAATGCGAATTATGACAAGGTAGGAGACGACGGATTTATACCTGAGAACCAGTACGTCACGCCCGATGATGTACTCATTGGCAAGGTAGTGCCTTTGAGGGTCGCCACGGGCAAGATTCTGCCCGCGGGTTCCAAGACGTGTCGCGATGTATCTAAGACGCCCCGAAACAACGAAAGTGGCTATGTGGACAAGGTCTACAAGAACAGGAATGGGGAGGGCTATTCGTTCGCCAAGATCCGCATGCGACAGGACAGAATCCCCGAGATTGGGGATAAGTTCTCAAGTCGCCATGGTCAGAAGGGTACCATGGGAATGATCTTGAATCCTGAGGACATGCCTCAAACTGGGTCTGGTATTGTGCCCGATCTGATCATCAATCCTCATGCGATTCCGTCTCGTATGACGATTGCTCAGCTCATGGAGACCTTGCTATCCAAGATCGGATGCGAGACGGGAGCCTTAGGGGACGGAACGCCATTCAATGCGACTACAGTGGAAGACATGGCCAGAATTCTGAGGGACGAATATGGAATGGAGCCATACGGCAATGAGATCATGTACAACGGCTATACGGGGCGACAAATGGAGACCAGCATCTTCATTGGCCCCTGCTATTACCAGCGTCTGAGACACTGCTCAGCAGATAAGCTTCACAGTCGTGCTTCAGGACCGCTTGTGATGCTGACCAGGCAGCCAGCTGAGGGCAGAGCTCGTGAAGGTGGTCTGCGATTCGGTGAGATGGAACGTGATTGCGTCATTGGTCATGGCATGGCCGAGTTTACCAAGGAGCGTCTCATGGAATGTTCCGATGCGTTCCTGTGCTATTCCTGTAAGGACTGTGGACTCCTGGCCATCGCCAATGACAAGGAGGGCATCTGGGCCTGTCGTGGTTGCGGGAACACCACGAACTTCAGCCATATCCAGATTCCCTATGCGTCGAAACTGCTGCTTCAGGAACTTGAAACGATGTGTGTGGGTAGCAGGCTAATCACGAATCAGAAGTTGCTGAGGGGCGATCTAGAGGTCGAAAAGGAGTTGTAAGAATAGAATGACGACAAGAAACTTTGATTCGTCGGATCTGACTCGACTGACAAGGGATCGGACACAGTTTAGTTTTTTTAGCCAACGGACAACTGCTCAGGCAGAAGCTAAAGACGGTGTCTACGTGCGAGGGATTAATCCTCAGACGGGAATCACTGCTCAAAGTTCCGTGAATAATCTGATCAATGGTGATTATACGACGTATTACAGGGCATTTCCTGATACGGTTATTTCTGTGCCTTATAACACGTTAAATAGTGTCAATAATACGAATTCAAATAATACGTCCAGAGATCTAACAGGTCAGACTTACATTATGGGGTTCTTGATCCATAACGGAGCTTATTCAAATCCAATTGGACCAGTAAATTGGTGGATTGATTCAGTGTTTGGAACCATTTTACCATTTACTTTTTCTGCCGCATCAGGCGAAGCGATACAATATACAACAGCAGGAGGATTCCCTTATAACGGAGTCTTTGCGTATTTACAGGCACTTCAAGCGGCTGGTGCTAAAGTTCTTATAAGTCTTGGGGGATCTTCATTCACCGTTTCGGATATATCAAATACAACTGTTGCTACTCAGTTAGCACAGAGCATCTGTTATTCTATGTTAGGACAGACTTCTAGTCCTAATCCTCTTAACTGGTATGCCTTGACAACGGACGCAGGAGCTCCCTTCGCATTCGATGGTGTGGATTTTGATTTTGAAAATCCAGCTGTGGCTGATAAAACAGTAATGACAGCCCTCTTAAGTACAACGAGATCCAATGCCCCCTATAAACTGATCACATGTGCTCCTCAACCTCCCTATTTATTTAATCCTACAGGGTTTCCTTCTGGATTTAATGCGAATGGTGCGTATCAAGCCTATACATCAGAAAGTGCGACCATTACAACACTAAACGGGTCTACAGGTGGCAGTCCCGCCCTCCTAGATGTAAATAACATTGGAAATTTTTCACAGATTAACATGCAGTATTATAATCAGTCACCAGATCAATATCCTGGGGGGGCCAACTTTACAAATATACTAGCCCAGCTTGGTTACCTCTGTCTCTCCGCTACAACTACAAATAAACCCCTAGTTAATATTGGATTACTCGTAGATACAAATGGAGGATCTTCTCCTATACCTATCCCAGATGTATCATCTATCGCTCCAGATATCGTTTCGGGTGTTTTGGCAGCTCAGGCTCTAATTCTTGCTGCGAGACCAGGAACAGCACTTAATCAATGGCTCAATGGTCTCATGTTTTGGGAAAGCCCTTTGGCAAATGATTACGCGACGGCATTAGTTGCTGCTATTCAAGCGATCAATACATCCATTCCAGTAAATGTTGTTTTATATGGAGGACAGAACTGGGCGAGTCCAGGTATTTTAAATCCAGGATGGACCACCTCCAATACTCCTCCCCCTGGTCCATCACCGCCTCCTGGCCCAAATCCAAATACATATACAATACAATTAGGAACACCTGATCCGTCAGGTGTTCCTAATAATGCCACTGTCAATATTAATTTAGTATTTACTGGATCATTCTCATATAGTACAATAGTAAATCAAATATTATTTAATACAGGCACTCCAACCCCGTCAGTATCACCATCTCTTCAATCATTCGTAAATACTACACTTTCAACGAATCTAAATAACGGATTTTTTAACAGTAATTCACCCACATTAACTCCTAGTGGATCTAATACAATACTGAATGTGTCTTTTAATTTAGTAAATTATACGAGCGTAACTCCAGCACAACTTATTGGAGCACTTCTACAACTTCCAACGACTTTTGGAACTACTGGATATACACTTGTATATGGAAGTTCTAATATTGTCATTTCATACCCATAAAAATCTAACCTACCTTTAGAATGTCTCTTCGTAACTCCGACTGCTCCCAACTGACAAAACTCAAGGCTGATAGAAACCAGGCCGCTTTTTTTACGAAGGCCCGTGCTAGACAGAATGTTGCTCTCACAGGTACCTTTGTACCAACCTACAATCCCCAGAGTGGTTACTATAATGCTTCCAAGATCACAGAGATCACTACGGGCAGCCAGACCATGTATTATCGTGCGAACCCCAATACGGTGGTCTCAACTCCTATTCTGTACACAGTTGATCAGGTAAACCAGGCAGTCGTAAATGCCTGCGAATGTACATTGACACTCCCAACAAATGGAAACAGTATTACAAACCCTATCAGTCAACCCGTGAATGACTTTTCTCCCCAGTAAAAAGAATGAAGATTGATACGACATCCTATTTGGCCGAATATCTAGGTGCGTTCCTCTTTATCCTGTCTATTTTTGCGTCGAATGGAAATCCCCTTGTGATCGGTGGGACTCTGGCCCTCGTGATCTATTTAATCGGATCGGTATCTGGTGGACATGTGAATCCGGCAGTGTCTGTGTCCATGTTTTTGAACGGGGATTTGAACGGATCACAACTTCTAGGATATGCGGTCGCTCAGTTACTCGGTGGAGCATCGGCCTATATGGCATTTACGAAGTTTGGAAAGTAATTCTGTATTAGACCTATAGTTATATAAATTTATGAGTTCATAAATTTATATAACTATTCATCACTAGTATATTTATTTTTTTCTTAGGATTCCAAAGGCGATCACTAGTAAGATTCCAAGGACACCCATGGACACGGGTGTAATGAGCGAACTTGAGAAGCCTTCCTTTGTAACAGGGGAACCATCAGGGTTCATGGTCTTGGGTTCATTGACCCATTGATCTCGATCCAGACTGATCGGATTCCCTTGATTATCGGTATCCTGGACCCATCGTTCCTGGTACATGAGGCCATCTGGGCCCTTCACCGCCGTGTCAGGCTGTTCGATCCAAACGGTGCCATCCACGGGGTCTTTGATATGACCGTAGGCGTCTCCCACCTGTCGTTTTACCAGGCGACACTGTGGATAGCCTGATCCGAGCATCGCATTCAGAAGGGGACCAGGATTCAAGGCACCCTGTGCGTCCTCAATCATGCCTGGCACCAGACCCTGTAAGGCCGGCATACCCATCTCTTTCATGGCCGTTTGGACCCTAGATCCGAGGGCATTTCCTGTCGGGATACCCTCAAAGTACTGGTACATTTTCGCCCCATTCGAACAGGTCTGTCCGGTGTTCATAAAGTAGTTGAGACCGAGGGGTTTTAATGGCATTCCTTGGGTGAGTTTAGACGAGCTGTTGCCAAAGCCGATCTGGTCCGTGTAAAAAGCCACACCCTTTACGGCATCAATGACAGATCCCATTTCGTTGCCTCGATGAACTCCGACCTGGGCAGGAGCCAGGAGGGAATCGGCGACGTTGTACGGACTGCCTAGAAACCCGAATCCGGCGGGCTGCGAATTTGGCAGAATGGATTCTCGATTTTCGTTTCCTTGTTTGGGGACGGACATTTACTCTTCTTGGACTGGGGAAAAATATGGGGATATAGTAGAACCCGAATGAACTCCATGACTACGCCCAACAACGCTGCTGCGAAGAATGCTGCTAATAAAGCCAGAAAGGCGGAGGAAGAGGCTGCTGCTGCGGCAGCAAAGGCTGCTAAGAATGCTGCCAATGCTGCTGCCGCTGAGAAGACAGCAGCGAATGCCGCCGCAAATGCTGCTGCCAAGGGCGTCACTGGCATGAGCGGTGGTGCCCGTCGCACCAAGTCTCACAAGCAGGCTCTTCGTCGCCTCAACAAGGCCATGACCAAGATCAACAATGCTTGTAAGAGCAAGAAGCGATCTACTCGTCGTCGCAAGCATTAAAGATCTACTTGCGTATTAAAATTGAAATAAGATTCTGGTCAATATAAAGACCATGGAATTACTCTTCAACAGATTTCAAACATCCAAGACACCGAGGTTGGAAACACCAGTGTCTTGGTTTGACGAAGAGGATGGTTTTTCGGAGTCTTGTTCTGCTACTGCCAAAGTTGTTGCTACATCAACAGAAGCATCTGATGACTGTGACATTTGCCCCGTCTGCTCATCAAAAGACTCCATGGACCTGTCTGAGCTGGTCACCTGTAAAACCTGTGGATACGTGATTAGCCGCCCCTTCGACACAACAGCCGAGTACCGCTTCTTCAGCAACGACGATCGTGGCGGCGATCCCACAAGAGTCGGTGCTGCTCAGGACCCTTCCTTACCACAGGCCTCCCTCGGTACGGTGATTCTCGGATCCTACGGGTCCGCGGCCAAAACCATGTATAAGGTTCGCAAGTATCACACCTGGAACACGGTGCCTTATAAGGAACGATCCTTGATTCAGGCCAATGAACGGTTGACCCTGATTGGCCTGAACCACGGGATCAACCAGTCGGCCATTGAAGCCAGCAGATCCCTGTATATCACCATCAAGGAAATCGGGGGTCGCCAGGGTCTGTCTAGGGACGCCATGCTTGCCGGCTGTATGTATCTGGTTCTGAAGGAATCCGGCAGTCCCAGAAAGCCCAAGGATATCGCTGAGATGTTCGGCCTATCCTCGGCGACCTTCACGAAGGCCTTGAAGCAGCTCCAGGAAGTGCTGGCCATGGCCAGACAGAAGGGACTCCTGAACAATAACAGTAAGTCCAAGAATCCCTCGTCGTCCACGAAGGCCGTCGAATACATTGCCGTGCCTCTCAGTAAACTGCCATTACAGAGGGCCCAGGCAGATCATCTGACCACTCTGTGTATTCGGGTGGCCGAACGGGTCGAAGAGCTGGGTCTTGGTCAAGAGAACATGCCGCCTAGTCTGGCAGCAGGATGCGTGGCCTTTGTCTTGAAACGATGCGAAGTGCTGGATGTTCCATTGACCCAGATCGCTGAGGTCAGTGAAATCTCCATTGCGACTTTACAAAAGTGTTTGAGACGGCTGGAATTACATGCTGGGGATCTTGAGAAGTTCTTTACTAAATAATGGATCTTTCACAATGATTCGTTACAAAGTAACGAATCAGCATGAAATATTAATTATCATGTAACGCACTTAATGAAAAGTTCTTTACTAAGTAACTAGGTTACGGTTATGGTTATTACTAAGTAATGTAATATCAAATGGCCTATTTTTTATTTACCAAGTTTCCATAGGGAACCATGGGATCATCGATGAGTACAATGAATCAACAGCAGTCGACGCTGTTGGTTGTGAATCGCATCTTAGACTATATGCTCTCCGAGCTGAACATCCGAGACTTTTACAAGATGTCCAATCCGAGCGAATGTAAAAAATACGTGATGTTCCTTGGCAGCAAACTCGACAAGACCTTCTACGACTTGGATATCGCTCCCGAGTTCAAGGACGGCGGTCGCATCTTTTTCCGTCCTTATGCGAACTTCGAGCACTTGTCCAACGAGAAAAAGCTAGAACGTCAAAGTACCTGTATCTTTGTGGCCTATTACTATATTCGCATCTTCCAGATTTACGGGGCCTTAGCGTTAACCCTTCTAGAAGATGTCAACGCCACCACAAGTTCAGGGCTATACAGGGGTCTAGAAAATGAGCGGCTCGGTACCCCAGGATCAGAGGGTCGCGGCGGCCTATCACAGTACAAGGACAGAAAGGAGATTCGCCTACCAGGGCTAGGATATGACAGACGATATGATCTCTATAGAGATCCTTATAGAGATCTTTATAGGCGAGATCCATTCAGGACCAATGATTACTATGGTCGCAGACAAACGCGGCGAAATAGGCTATTCTATGGAGGAGCAAATAATCTCCCCGATAATTTTAAATTCCTGGAACGCTACACGGGTTCAACAGAACGAAGAACACCCGAGGGCCTCGAACTCGGCTATCAGCTCCAGAATCGCGGTGGTGGCACATCAGGTCGCCAGATCTTCTTTAGGCCCCCTGAATCCCTTTTTACGGCCAGTAACATCGGGTTTTTCTACACAACCATCGATGGCAGCCGGCGTCTTCTAGAACTCCAGGTCCAAGGATTCACCAATAATCGCATCAAGCTCACGGGTCTCAATTATACGCGGCCGAGAGGTGATTCTAGTCAAAAGGATCTCAATGAAGATGGGATTCGACAGCTCATAGGACAAACAGAGTTTACCTTTGATGCCGGCGTATCGGATTATACGATTGACACTGGATCGGGCCGGCCCTTGACCCCCTTTGATTTTTTCAAGGCCATCATGGACAAGCTCCTCCAAGAAATTAAGCGAAAACAGGGACGAACGATCACCACGACGAGGAACTCGTCGTCCTCAGATATCTGGGGAAAAGATCCTAGATCCTCTTCATCCCTCACTGGCTTTATCGAGGCGGACCGAGATGCTCCTGCCCCCCTCCACCTGGAAAAGACGCTGGTCGCTCTGACAAAACAGAAACCCATTCCTGCCTGTTTGGCAAGAGGTCTTCAGCTCCTAAAGGCCCAGCCCGTCATGCCTGGATTCTTCGAATCGGACATCTGTAAGTCCAAGTTTCTTGTTTCAGGGACAGAGGGGGTGACAGGGCCAGGGGAGGCCGTGGAAAAGAGCCAGGGCCTGGTCGCGTTGACCCAGCTCTTCTATGACTTTGTTCAGTACAAGAATCCCAAGATTGTCATGGATATCAAGGATACTCTTGGACCTTACCGCGATTTCATGCTGGGACTCGCAGAACGCTATGAACTGGCGTATGGGGACGGGGATCCTGAAAAGGCCCGTATAATACGGGAAACGGGACAGAAAATTGCCGTTGGAGCAGATCCTGCTCACGTACCCAAGGAAATTCGCATTGGCATGAGGGATCGTCGCATGGAGAAGGCGTGCGGTTCTGCGAAGGAGTCAGATGGACCCCTGGCAGGAAAGGTCATTCTAGATCAGGGAACTGCGGCGGATGTTAACGCATCAGTAAATGCGTTGTTTCAGGAACAGGTGGTTCACACGGCTAACTGTGGGTCTCTTCTCAGGGAATTGTTCAAAATCGATGAGACAGGGAGTCGCATGAAGGTCGAGCTGAATCCAAATGTCATTAAGAAGGGGCTCCCTGAGGTGGATCGCATTAATGATAAGGCCCGTGACCTATTAGTGAAATATTATTCAAAATGTGAGAATTTATATCAGGATGGAGTGAAAAAAATATTGGCTGCGAAACAGTATCGAAATAATACAAGGAGGGCAGCAAGGGCTGTTGCTAGTCCAGCAATTGCTGGACTAGGAGGTCCTAGTCCTAGTCCAGGTCCTAGTCCAGCAATAGCTGGACTAGGAGGACCTGAACCAAGCCTTGGACGAGGCTTACGAATTTAGACTTATTGGCTGAGACAAGGTAATATAGGAACACAGGAGATTGTTATTGTAGTTATCATTAAGTTTCATAGTACATGCGAGTGTTCCTATAACGGGGGGTGTTTCTGCGTCCCTCCTTGTACTATGAGGTCCTGGGACCACGGGACAAGAGAGATACTCGCAGAGTGGTGTTGTCTGACTAACCACTGACACTCCATTGAAATGACAGTCAAGCGTCACAGATCCACCCTTTATAACATAGGGCACATGATAGGTTGTTGACAAGAGTTGTTTGGACTCATAGGTCGTGTTATAAGGTATAAATTCATAGGAGATATTTTGAAAGACAGATGCCTGATTACAGTTTTGAACAGTCATGACTGATGGTTGGCCATTTGTGGTCGCTGTATGAGTAGAGGATAGAAAGCTGATAAAGAGAGCAATGATAAACATTATGGATGGGTATGGTGTATAAGTTATACATCATACCCAGTCAAATTTTATGCGTAAAGGGTAGGAATGAACGGACTCACAATTGCTGTTCTACTTGGAATAGCTGTGATTGCGATATTTCTTATGAGAAAGCCTTTGGATGATGGCTTTCGTGGTGGTGGAGGCGGTGGTGGTGGAGGTCATGGAGGCGGAGGAGGTGGTCATGGAGGAGGCGGCGGTGGATTTGGTGGTCACGGAGGAGGTGGTCATGGAGGAGGCGGATTTGGCCATGGAGGAGGTGGTCACGGAGGTGGGTATCATGGAGGGTATGGAAGAGGCTATGGCTACGGTAGAGGCCTGTATGGGGATGGAGGAAGCGGAGGATGGGGTTGGTTTGCTCCCTGGTTTGGCCTAGGATCTGTTCCTGTTGTTTCCTATGTAGTCAGCCAGTCATGTAACACAAATCTAGACTGCGAATCAGGCGTCTGTACGATTGAAGGGACTTGTCTCTAATTAAACAGCTGCTATCGGCTCTAGTTCAGGGTCCGACACTGTTCTCAGGCGAATCTGTCTGTCTTTCCAGAACTTTACTAGCCTATAGCCAATATAGATTATCGCAAAGAGGCCTATGACCCCACATCCAATAAAGAGGATCATTAAAAGGCCATATACGGGGGAGGATTCCATTTGTATTACAGTAATATGGAGTTGCGAGTTTAGGTTGATTTTCTTTAGGTATAATAGATGAAGGGGACGAAGAAGCGAATGATGAAGAGACGGAGGACGCGGAAGATGCGAGGGGGGGTAGCTTGGGGAACAGCAACCAGTCCGACAAAAACTTTACCACTAAATAAATATCCTGAAAGGTATTTTGGTCAACCAGGGACAGCATTTAGTACGCAAGATCCACGTGCTTATTCTAGCGGTTATGTAAATGATGTGCCGATCAAAAATCTTTGGACAAGTTCAGAGGATAAAAAACTAGCAGCTTTAAGTGCTAGATTAGAACAAAGTTCTGGTGAGGGTGTATCTCAGCCGATAGGAGCATATCCAGTCAATGCTAGAAAAATAATGGTTTTTTTAACTAAATTATGGCCAGGTACAACATATGCTAGTAATGTTGATAAACGTTCACAAATTATGCGGGCTCTTACAAAAGAAACAGATTTAAAAGTTGCTAATCTAATTGCTCAAGCCTTACATAAAAATTCATCCACAAATGAAGCAACCTTAAAAGAAATTAAAACTAAAATATTCAAAGCTGCGAAAGATGCGAATAAAGCATACAATAGGGCTGGGGCTGCTTCTCTTGGGTTTTAATCATATAATTTTAGATATACAAACAAAGACGAACAGGATGTCTGTTGCCTAACAACAATCTTAAGGAAAAAATGTATGGCACCTAGATGTGGGATGTTCATTTACCGTGGAGCAAAGTTTTCAACGGATTGTATCCATAGGCCTTTTCTAAAGCCATATGCGTTAAACCGTGAACCCCGACACTAATCGAAAATGCGAGAGACAACATGAGCAACTGATAGGTACCCATGTTTCTTACCAGCTTCAAATGAAAGACAATAATTAATACAGCGATCAAAATAAACACAGCGTTCAGGATGTGGGCCCAGAACAACGGATGCTCCAAATACTCGTAGGCGAGGACTTTCGGGACGTGCTTTGGCTCTTCCATTCTACTTAGATATAATCTAAATCACACGACAATAGCATAGCACCGACTAGGCCTCAAACAGCTCGTCCATTGATATCCGTACCAGTGGAACGGCCCATCATCGATCCAACCCTGTTCGTCACCGTTCAAAAACACCTTGTCTGACCAGATCCATCGAAAGCCAGGGACAGATAGGGTCATATCGAGGGGAACAGATCCTATGCGAAAACACGCAGTTAACCATCCTATGCGGCCACCTCGCCATTCCTGGAAGGAATCCTGAATACAGACGAACAGGGTTTGGATTCCGTCTTTATACAGATACCAGGCCTGATTGGGATTGTCGGGACTGTGAATCCAGACAGTGTCGGGATTCATTTGGCGGTAACAGTCTGCTAGTCTGACTGCCAGATCTGTCGGAATAGGTTTCATCTTGGGATTATCTGTTGTGGTAGCCTTGTACACATACGTTGACGAATAGAATGGGATCTGGCCTGGAATGGGTCTGCCCTCTTTCAAAAAAATACTGTAGCGGAGGTTTCGTTTATTGGTCAGTTCATGGAGTGTCAAGAGAAGAGCAGTGGCTAAACCAGAGCCTCTATATTCCTGTTTGACACAGAAACAGTCAATACAGTGAATGGACTGACCCTCAAACGTAGCGGCTCGCCGGTAGCGAATGGAGCCGACGATCTGTCCAGACAGATCTGTCGCTGTCAGAATTAATTCTTCAGGACAGAGGATTGGACAAAGTCTCGGTCCGCCCACTTTACCAAAGTTCATTTTCAGAAACTCTGTAATTTGGGGGATCTGTTCTGACAGTTCCAGTGTGAGGCCAACAGGGGGCTTAAAGGGGGGGACAGCTCTGAGGGCCGGCATAAACCTGTCTGCCGTTGGTTGGAAGGTCAGACCCTGCCAGAAGTGACTCATTACTAGGTCTTCGTTGAACCGACTTAGGCCTAGTCCATAAAAAGAAAAATTGAAGTGAGGGGCCTAAAACTATTTCCTGTACGTCTATTAGAGTTATATCCATACTAAAGATGTCCCACGTGAATATTAATAGTGCTCCGACAAGCCCCTTGGTTCAAGGGATGAGTTCGGCAATTCAACAAATCCCAACCCTAGATGCTGAGGTAACTACAAAATCGAAGAAAGCCAAGTGCCATTCGTGTAAAGGGAAGCTGGGGGCCGTGCCAATGACCTGTCGCTGCGGCCATCAGTTCTGTATGAACCATCTGGCCGCCGCTGAACATGCCTGTACGTTCAATTACAGGGCCTCCGCAAATACTGTGTTGACCAGGCAGCTGGACAATACAGGACTTAGTGTAAAGATCGATAAGATCTAGAAAGGCGTCTCTATTTTTTATTGCTCAGATATAATGCCACAATCGAGGGACACCACCTAGGATTGATGGGTGTTTTCGTGGGACTGAACCAGGCCACAGCGTCCTTTTCTGCTCGGTCCCTGCTCACTCTGGCAAAGGCCTTGGGATGTTCTTTGAACCAAGCAAAAGTGCCGAACGACTTGTCGATCTGTTCCTGGGATACCTGTCCTTCAAAGATGTGATACTGGAAATACCACGGCTTGCCCTTATAATTTGTTTCTTGACCCTGAAATACCAGACCTGTGTGTGTGAGATGCTGAATCTCTGACACATGGCTCTCCTCTTCGACCTCACGACGGGCGTTCTCAGCGAGCAAGTCCACGACGGACATCCCTGGATTTCGTCGCATGTCCTTCCCCTCCATCTGGCCTTTCGGAGGCTCCCAGGTCCTTGATGACGGCCTGGCCCCTGTGCGTTTGACGACAAGGAACTCCTGAGGCTTGAAGGGTTTGTTACTAGGGTGTAAAAACGTGGCAGTTCTTAGGTATACTCGCCAGCCTTCTGTGGGGTGTTCCACATAGGCATAGGCCTTTTCAGGATCGAACGGCAGATGTTCCGATCCCCGTTTCAGACCCGGTTGAAAGACATTTAATACTGACATTCCCTATACAGTCTGTAGAAAATTATGCCGTCTTGAGCTTTGCTGCCATTTTACGGATACGGGACGCTTCTGCTGCGTCTTCCTGCTCCATCCTCTTAATACAGGCCTTTAGTCGTTGCCGACGTTTCGTCTGATGGGCCTCTTGACGTTGGATTGCGTGTCTTAACGCATTGAGTTGATTGGCCCTAGTCGTTTGAGGTCCCAGTGCCGCGTTCCGTTTGACCGTTCTTCGATTATTCGCACTTGTAACGCCAAAATGGGACTTGTGCGATCGCTCGGTGTTCATCGAATTTGCGACGGACATGGATCGAGAGGGGGCTCCTAGATTGGATCTGCGATCAGGGGATTCAAGAGCTGCGGAAATGGCCGAATGAATTCCAGGACGACGCCTAACAACCTTAACAGGGGATAGCTTGGCTTCCAACGGAGGGCTATTGTTGACGTTTTCTAGGCCTAATGGTCGCGGGGTTCCTTCAAATACCTTTTGCGATGCTTTATAAGGTCGGGAAACATGTATCGAAGGACTTACAAGTGATGATGCTGATGCGGATGCTGATGCCTTATGAGGTCGTGAAACACGTATCGCAGGACTTAAAAGCCCTGATGCTGATGATTCTTCCTTAGGCCTAAGAGCCTTTTTAAGACGTTGATTGACTTTCCTAGTACCACTCATTCTACTAATCATTAGAATTATATGCTATTAGTAGAGTATGTCCGGAAAGAAAGTTCCTGATATAAAGGTGAAAGGGGAGGAATCAACATCGGCATCGGCATCAGCATCTGCGATAGTAACAGTAGCTGCCGCAAATTCCCGACTCGCCAATAATTCCGAACTATCCTATTCGGCCATCATTAATACTTACGCATGTAAAGCAACCGAAGACAATGATACCTGTATGAAAAACAAGTTTCAGGTAATAGGTCTGACTGTTTTAAACGTGGTCGGTGACGGTAATTGTCTGTTTCACAGCTTCCAGCGATTTTTCGATATCTATAACTATCCCGAACAGACGCTTTCCCACCTGGACATTCGTGAGCAAGCCATCCGATATCTCAAACGCAATTACAGGCTATTTCTGAATACCTTCCAGTTCGACGACGAGGACCAAGATCGTTTAGAGGCACTATTAAAAAAAACAGTTGGAAAGGCCAAATGGGCCACAGGAGATTTAGCAGAAGGGCTACGTGATCCTGAATACCTGGCCATCAAACGTAAGCTGTTTGAACGGGCAGTCGACGAACACGCAGAAGAAGGCACCTATGCGTCAGGCATTGGGGATATCTTGCCAATCGCGTTGGCCCAGCTCTACAAGCTCCGTCTTACGATCTACGATTATCATAGTCCTAGTAAGGAATTCCGCGTGGTCAATATTGATCCTTCCGAGGTCACAGGCCAAGCCAATAAGGGACATATTCGTCTTCACAGGATCAATAATAATCACTTCAACGTAATTGTCCCGACTCTGACAGTTGAACGATATCCGAGAGTCGACGCACTCATTAAATTTTACCAGACACTGTACAATTATCAAATGGCGACCCATCTCCTTGCTCAACAACAAGGAACACTTGCTTATATCGAGAACAAGACGGAAAGGTCCCTGTTTAAACGAGAAATAGATGTTCAAACAGTGTTACAAAGTACGTTGTTGGAAAGTGTAGTGGCTCATCTTTTAAGGGTTAATGAGGTGATTCCCTCCTGGAAGAGCTTTGATAAGTATGCTCCCTTTTTAGAGGCAGATGTAGCCCCTGTTAGTCATAAGAAGGCTAGTGCTTCTTCTAAAGCATCTGCTAAAGCATCTGTTGCTAAGGAACCATCTCTTGCGTCTTCGGCATATAAACCAATAGGATCAGCTACTACTTCTTCAGGCTACAAACCTATTGGATCTGCTACAAGAAAAGCAAGTCGCTCTCCGTCTCCCTTAAGAAAGTCATCAGCTGCTACAAAAAAAGGTAATAATCGCTATCTGTCATCCACCGCAGCCGCTACAAAACCGAATGCTAAGAAACCAAATGGCAAAGTTGCGGAAGGGAAATCGAAATCCGCATCATCCAGGTTCAACCTATTAGGTGAAAACGATTTGTAATGAAGCTAAGGATACGGTAAAAGAATTATATTGAATACAATTCTTTCATTGTGAAATAACCTTCATAATTTTACGTGTAATAGTAGAGATGTCGACTGCTGTTACTGCTGTTACTGCTGTTGATCCAATTAACGAAAGAATTGGACAGGCAAAAGCAGATGTAGCTACATATACGAAAGAGATATCAAATATTAAAACGGAAATAGGGAAACTTGGTATTTTACCTGCTGATTTTAAAACAAGAGAAGACTATCGTGGATATATTACAAAAGTAGAGGGTTTACTGGCAAAAAGCAAAGCGGATCTTTTAAAGGCAGAAAGGGAGAAAGCAGCGGCGACAAAAATAGCATTAAAGGCTGCTAAAAAAGCAGAAGTTGTAACAAAAACAGAACTAAAAGAACCTGTAAAATCCGATAAAACTCCTAAGCAAATACTTGCTTTAGCTGAGCTGGACGTAGAAGAGGCTCAATCAAAAGTTACAGATCTTACTAATGAAATTTCACAATTACAAGAGGCCATTACTGGATTAAAAACCTCCTCTGCTAATACTACAGAATTAAAAGCGAAACAGGATCGTTTATCAAAAGTAAAAAGAGAATTAATTGATGCGAAGGGTGTTGTTGAACAGAAACAAAAAGAAGTGGAAACTCTAGTAACAAAGCAAGTAAAAGAAGAGGTGCTACCATCTGGTTCAGCAACAATAGCAACAACAGCATCAACAGCATCAACAGCAATATCAGAAACTACAGTAATTCCTGAATCTGGTTCTAAACTGAGTACAGTAACTGATACGACTGCCGCAGAGGAAGTTCGTTTCACCTTTTTGAAGCAGCGATTTATCGTGGAAAACAAGTTTGATGGCGACAAGTTGCTCCCCAAACAACGGGCCTTCATGGAAGCAATGAATATTCTTCCCGTCATGGCATCCGTTGATGAAAAAGAATTAGTGAAAGTTCTCGAAAACATCGTGAACAACAAGAATTGCCGATCTGATTCATGGATCGGTCTGAGTGTCAAATGCGGACCCATCCGAACTCTGTTGAACACTCTAGCCGATCGCCTCTGGGTCTATTTGAGTAAGGATCCTGATATTCTGAGCCGTCAGGCAAGGCTGGAAACAGGGAGTCCAGGATCTGTCCCTGGTTCTTTAAGTCCCGAGGGAAAGTCAGGAATCCCTCCAGGAGGCCATCCATTTGATTCTAAAAATGATACAATCATAACAATCAAGGTACCCTTAAGGAGCCTGTATGAATCTGCGTTCGGTCCTATTACAGCTGAGAGGGAGAGAATGGGAGCTACTGGTCAAAATACAAGAGGGGATTTATCTAATTTGAAAACGGAATTAATTTGGGGTTTGCGTCAAAAAATAGATGAACTATTTCCTATAAAACGATCCTACTCGTCCTCAGCTCCCCCTCCCCTTGAAGATCCACTCCGTCAGACTTTATTACAGTTTCTTGCGACTACTTCTGAAAACCCAAACCCTCCAGAAAGTATTCAAGAATTAGAAAGGTATTTTACACAGACTATTCATGAAACTGTAGATTCATATAAAAGATCTAATCCTCCAAACCGTATGTCTAAAGAGCAAGAAGAAGAATTATTTCTTAAAATTCCTACTATAATTCGATCATTTGAGAATGCTACTGGAATAGTTCCAACTATAAAAGCACCTCCAATAGGTTTAAAAGTAGAGGAACGTAATATATATGATAGAATAGCAGGATTATTATATAACAATGACACAATCACTAACTCATTAAAACAAAAAATATTAGATAAGATAAGTACAATTGAAGGAAATTTTCCATCAATTGAAGGATACAAAATAGCAGTAGGGACAGCTATTGGAGATATTTTAGCCCAATTGTACTCCAGAGAGAGAGGCCCTCCAGATTTTATGAAACCTAATTTGGTACCAATAGTAAGTATAGTATCATAAAACCCACCTCCTAAATAGAGATGGACACTCGCTTCTGGGGACCGTCAGGATGGAAACTTCTCCATCTGGCGACGTTTTTTTATACGCCCGATAAACATGACTCATATCGTGACTTTTTTGAGTCCATACCCTATATCTTGCCTTGTAAGTATTGTCGGCACAGCCTGTCCGACTATTACGAGAAATATCCTTTAGACAAGGCATTAAAGTCCCAGGAATCCCTGATCAAATGGCTGTACCTAATCCATAATTGCGTCAACGATAAGCTGAGAGGTCAGAGCCTCGCCGTTCAGCCCAATCCGACCCTGTCGAAAGTTCTGACGCAGTACAAGACCTGGATCAATTCGTCAACACCAAAGGAACGACTGGCCACTTTCTGGGACTTTCTGTTTGCTGTGGGATATAATCATCCGAAGGAGGGGACCAAAGGCGACAAGCCAATGGATAAATGCCCCCCTGAAGCAAAGCATTGTGCTGATCCTTGTATTAGAAACAAGTGGAACACGATGACAATGGGTCAACGGATGAAATGGTACAAGCAGTTCTGGAATTCACTTCCGGCTGTTTTAGAGCCGTTGACCATTGAGATGGAAGAGGCTATGAGAAAGACGGACAGGGATCTCAGCAGTCGTCGCTCGACCATGGCCTGGCTGTGGCGGCTCCGATGTGCCTTGGATACGGACTTTAAGGACCCCTATACGTCCGTGTGTCGCACCGTTGCGTCCTATTCGAGCGATTGCGGGTCGTCGGGTAGGAGAAAAACTTGTAGGAGGCGTAAATAAATTATGGGGGGAAAGTAGATTAGATGAGTACTATTTCTGGGAGCAAACGTACTAGTAGTGGTAGTAATAGTACTAGTGGTAGTAATGGTAAAAGAGCAGCTAAGGAAGGGTATGGCGTAATATCTTACAATATGAGCGTGTTTAGTGCGATGGGGTTTTATGGAGATTTAATTAAATTTCCATTTCCAACAAAATCCCTTTTAGTTTTACCGAATGATCCCCCCACGCCTATAGAAAAAGATAAACCAGGAGTTTTAATTAGCGAAGGGAGATTTCTTATTAGAGCTACAAGGCCAAAGGAATTTTTTGAAAATGCTGTTAAGCATTTAAAAACAACTGTTACTGACAAGAAACCAATTGTTATTGGTATTCAAGAATTTGATCCACCTACACTTGGTATGATTATGAGTGCTGTGAATGAAGTAAATCCTGATCTTATTGGTGTACCATTCACAAAAGACCTAGTAAATAATGCCAAAGTATTAACTATATATAATAGAACATTATTAGGTGATATAGCCAGAGTATATGAAGCAGATTTAGGTAATACAGAAGGAATATTTACTCCAGCTACTGAAAAAATGCCAAATGATAGTGGAAGACCTATTCAAATAATTATAACAACAAGGGGATTTATAATAATGAATTTTCACGGCCCAAATAGACCTAGACTTGTTGCTTCACCTGTAGATGTTGCCGACTTATTAAAACCAGCTCTTGAAAAGCATGCTGCTGCGGCAGGTATTTTAGATATGGATTTAAACAAATTAATAATAACATGTGACTCTAATGATCGTGGGCATAAAATTAACGGAGATAGTCCTCTTATGTTAAATGGTGTTAAATTCCACGATGGTCATGGATCTGGAAGTGGAGCTGCTACAAGTTGTTGTTACAATTTGGATTCATGTGGAATTGATGAACCTGCTGAAGTAGTTGAAGGTGGTAAAATTCCTAAAGATATGGGAGCTATGGGGGCAGAATCAAAGTATATATACACGGGTGACTATATATTGAGTGCTAATATTGTAACACCTGTTACAGCAATTGATAGTCCTCAAGATGACAATGGTGCTTCCGTCGCAAGTGATCATAAACTTGTATTTGCTGAAATATCACTTCCTATGGCAGGCGGTCGTCGCCGAAAAGGCCGCAAGACGCAAAAGAAAGCAGGCAAGAAGGCGAAGAAGTCGCGAAAGGTGAAGCGTCGCAACCATTAATTAAACAATCCAGTCCCTAATCAGGGATACAATGGACACATGGCAACTCATATTACTGATCATGTTATTAACAGTCATTGTGAGTTACGTAATCGTTATCGTCAGGGATCGGATCATTGTTCCGATGCCCTTTGAATTCGACACGACAGAAGGGTTCCAGGAAGAGACTCTGAGAACAGATGAACTCTACGACAAGTTCTACGCCTCCGTCTACGATAAAATCTTTCAGCACGACAAACTGGTTCAGGCGGAAACGGTCCTAATCCTACAGGAATGGACCAAGGACCGCAAAGTGAAGGACATGCGAATCCTCGATGTCTGCTGTGGGACCGGCGTGGCGACCTGTATGTTTGCCAAGCAGGGCGTTGAAAAGGCCGTCGGTGTCGACAAGTCAGCTGCCATGTTGGCCTGGGCGAAAGATCAGATGGTTCCGAAGACAACCTTGACGGACAAGGAAAAGGCTGTGATCGAATGGAGAAACTCGGATGTCTACGGACCGTTCGGTGGTGCCGCAGGGGAATTCTCTAATGCGTGCCTCCTGTATTTCAGTGTCTACTATCTCAAGGATCTCGATGCGATCTTCAAGAATCTGGGGGTCTGGGTTCAGCCTGGTGGGGGCCTGGCCATCGAGGTGGTCAATAAGCACAAGTTCGAACCCATTCCGGATGTGGCGAACCCTTGGGTTGCCGTGTCTCCCCAGAAGTTTTCCAAGGAACGCATTGTGAAGTCCAAGGCCGTTTTTGATAAGTTTGACTATGAGACGGAATTCGATCTGGACGATCCCGATTCTGCGGTCACGAAGGCAGAGTTTAGTGAAACGTTTCGGTTCAAGGACGGACAGGTGAGGCGACAGAAGCATACGCTCTGGATGCCTGACATTGCGGTCATTGTACAGAAGGCAAAGGAACAGGGATGGCTGTATAAAAAGTACGTGGATTTACAATTCACGGGCTTTAATTACGGATATATGTTGTTTCTGGTCAAGGAGTGAACTTTAAGGTATTCACTTATAAACATATAATGGGAGTGTATGTTTATAAGTCAAAACACATTGACGCGATCAAAGTAGGTCATTATTCTAATAATAATGCCTGGAGTAGGATAGCTCATAGGGGATTTTATTCATGTAAACGACCTGATGATATTAAAGACAAAGTTAGCGTTGAAGATCTTGATTTGCTCTGCTGGTATCCGAACTTATCTCCAAAAGATGAAAAGAGTCTTCACAAAGATTTGAAAGAGTTTCGACTATGTGGAGAATGGTTTAGAAGTGAGGCAATAGACAAACTAATTGAAATTATTACTGAAGAAAATAAGGTATATGAGTGTTCAAAAGAAGAGGCATTAAAGACAAAAAGGCGGTTATAAGGACCTCTTTGAAATTTAATTTTGACTCATTAAACTTAGTTTCACCAGTCAAAATAGGATGGGCGTATTCAATGACGCCAAGAAAAAGCCAGCAGTGAGAGCCGGCTATGGAACACGGAAAAAGGCCCAGAACACTGTTCGTCGCTTACATTCTGTAACCAGATCAAAGGCCCGACAAGTAGCACAGACAATGTATTATCGGGCCAAATACCATAAATATCAAACACCAGGTATGCGAAATGCTATGAAGGTATATGAGGATTATTTGAAAACTAGTAAAAAATAAATGGAAGGTTATAGAGTCAAATCATATCCTTTATTAATGGATACGCTTCGATTTACGAGTTCCTCCCTGTCTTAATAACCTAGCAATATTACTGGAGGGATTTCCAGTAGCCGCTTTTAATCCTTGACTAACTATTTCATATAATTCAGTATTAGAGGCTCCTCTTTCCTGAGCTGCTTTCATTTCATTTAACCAACCTGATGCCACTGCTCGTCGCTTCGCAAGATTTGCCTGTGAAACTGTAGGTGGTGGGATTGGTGTTTCTACAGGATATCTATATGTAGGAGGGGGCATATATGTAGGTGTAGGTACATATGATGTATATTCAGGATATGTAGGGAGGACTATGCGAGGAGGAGGGGTAAATGTAACAGGTTGTTGTGGTACTAATTTAATAATTTTTCGTTTAATTGCTTCTTCTCTTATAACGTTCGTCACAGTAGGAAATTCTCGTCTTATTCTACGATTTTCTAAAAAGTCTTTTATTTGTGTATTGGAATATTCAGATAATCGACTTTGAGCGATTTCAGGATCACTTATGTTTTCCAATTTTGGAAGGGTATTTCGTTTAGGTCTGCCACAACCAAATATACCACATCCACCTTTTTGTCCCTTCTTCAGCGTCTTTCTTTTATTAGCCATTCTCTACTTATAATCCACATTAATCCCTGCCAAACCCAAAGTAGTTCAGAGGGGCCAAAAAGGGACGCACACCGTCACTTCCCTGGGGCGGCTCTGCCTTACACTTCACCACAGAAGGTGGGCACTCCTGTCTAGGGCAAGGAGCACAAGGGGGACAGACCGTCGGAGGGGGGCACTTCACCTCGGGGCACCTGGGCCTAGGGCAAGGAGGGCAGTCGCCCTTGGGCTTGTTACACTTAGAGCAATCCAAAATCACAGGCTGAGGCTTGGGGATAGACGACTTGAGTACATAGTTACTTAGGTCAGGGACAGGAGGCACTTCGCTCTTCAGGATGTAATTCTCCAGATCCGGACAGGTCGGGCAAGGGGGCACAGTGCTTTTCAAGACATACTTGGACAGATCTGGTTCTCGGCAAGGAGGACAGTAAGCACGGGGCATAGGATTTCCACAGCCGCAGGGGCTAGGCTTCTTACACGAATCGCACGTTGTCTCGGACTGGAATCCCTCGGATTTAGACCCACGTTTGATCAAGATTCCAATGGCAACGCCGACCAACAGGATGATCGCCAATTGAATCATACTAACTTTCATCATTCCTCTATTAGTCTGTCATAAAATTTGAATAGATGTTTGTAATTATACTAAATCATAAACATCCATAATACTATGAATTCAGTTTCAAGCAATACGATTCACGAGATAAATAATCGACCTAAGCTCCGCTTAGAAGTCTGTGATGAAACCTTGATGAACGACTTTTACAGCCATAATCCACCCAATTACAGGACGGACAGTGGGTTTGATTTGTTCATGCCAGCTGAGATGGTCATTCAGCCTCGGTCCACGGTCCTTATAGATCTTAGAGTTCGTGCGGAGTTTCTCAGATTGAACGGCGGCTATTATCTGTATCCGCGATCGTCGATCTTCAGGACGTCGCTCCGTCTGGCCAATTCGGTCGGGATTATCGACGCGGGATACAGAGGAACCCTGAAGGTCGCCGTAGACAACATTCGGGACGAGCCGTACATTGTTCGCAGGGGCGACCGTCTGTTCCAGATTTGCCAGCCGTCCTTGAAGCCATTTGACGTGGAGTTTGGACCCGTGAATCTGAATACGGAAAGGGGGGAGGGCGGATTCGGGAGCACTACTGGACCATTGGTCCAGTAGTGCGAGCTCTTCCATTCGGCATTACTCCCCTGACAATATTTTTAATCGCAAACGCTTATTGTACTTGGCAAGTCTTCGTAACCCTGGATGTTGATTGGATCCTAAGCTTTCCACCACACATCTATTAATCAAGAGATCATCCTGTAAAAAATCGAGACATTCTATTTGGTAGTATGTCATTGTACTACCTATATTGTATTGACGAATAGCTGAATTGAGTTCAGCTGCGTGTATAGGGGTATTCCAAGTACCTTTTTTGACTTGGAACGCATGGAATGGTGACAGCATGAGATCGCAAGGAAATCCAAAGACCTCTTTTGGAATCAAGTAGGGGGCCGTATCATTATCTACTTCAAATGTCTTAGACGTAACAATAACGGGCACTTGACGACCATCTGATAATAAAACTAGTTGATTCGAAGATAAATCTTCGATTCGAATCTGTCCTGAAGGAGTCATCACTAGAACGCCTTCTGGAAATCCAAGATGAACGGGGGATACATATTGTTTAATGATAGACTCTTCTTTAGTCTGTTCCACAGGCTTTACTTCGGGTCTTAATGTAATAGAGGCTCCCGAACTTCGACGATGATGATATCCATCATAATTGATAGCAACAACACTAAATGTACGTTCCCTATCATTTTCAAAATCTTCGAACATACAGCTCAGTGTTCTAGAATCCATATCTTCCACAATTCCATCTGGAGCTATAGATACAGAATAACCTGAGATTGGTGCCCCTCCAGAGTTAGCAGGAACAGTCCATAATACAGTAACTGCTCCATTAAAATATGTAGCAGTTACGATAGGATTATCGGGATTACTCATTCTTTTTTACTATTAGATTTTTCTAAGCATTCCATCCCTTCCAAGAAGCAGGAGGGCACCCACACATCTCATCCATTTTGAACGAATCTGTCGCCTGTAGACGAGTACAGACCATCTGGGTGAATCCCTTCCAACTGAAAGAGGCCGATGGCTTGCCCAGCTTCTTTAAGTCCGCTCCAAAATCCTCAGGCTTCATGCCCCTCTTCTTGATCTGATCGACAATGTCATAGGCCCGTCGACGCCAGTCAAAATGGCTCGGTCCTCGTTCAGCTGCCGCTGGTGTTCTGCCCTCCGCCCTCACATCCATCGCATAGGGATCCGTAATGGCATCAGGGGCATCCATACCTGTCAAAGACTCGTCGACTGCGACTGAGTCGAGATCTCTCTTGGACGGAAAGCCGGTCTTTGTGATCGTCGACTCATCATCCTGATAATAAGAATCGAGGCCAGAACCCTGTGCTTCCGCCAACTGGACTTCCCTCGGACTCACATAATTCACCTTAAAGGTCAGCTCCGTAGACGCTCCTTGGAAGAAATCATTGGCATACTTGCTGATCAGGCCTCCAATCTGACGTTTGGACTCAGGATCATTGGCGACACCCGTGGGCAGCAGGGATGCCAAGGGGGCCGGCAGATCATAGGCCTTCAGGATCTGGGGCAGAGGCTGTGTTGGCTTTCCTAGAATCGGCAATGCCTGATCAATCGCACTCTTCATGATAGGGATCTCTGACTGGAGCATGTTCCCGTTATTCACATTGGCAATTATCTCATCCACATCCGACTTCATCTTCGTCAAATTCCCTACACGAGCTTGAACAATGGGATCTGTCGTACCAGAGGCAGACAGTCTTAGAATCTCTGCCTGGAGTTTCTGGCTAAAGGTCTTCAGTTCATCGGGAGTAGCCTGTTGTTGACTGTTCTCAAATCCCTCTTTGAACAGTTTGGTCGCTGATTCTTTAGTCAATGACTGTTTCTGGGATCCAACAAACCCCTCCAAATCCAGGTCATGAACAGGGCTCTGAAAGGGCCTATTCGATCCAATAAGTTCGACTTCGCGTTGTAAATAGGCGAGGTTATCATCGATCTGAGCAATATCGAGTTCCGTCATCTGTGGCTCGAGTCCAGGGTTCCTTTGTAGCACATTGGCCTCTGATTCCAGACGCTTAAAATCACCCCTCGCCGTTTGGAGCGGCAACTGGATCGCCGGGTCCGATCGGTCCTCGATCTCCTGGGCCTGGAAGGCCAAGAAGCCCTTCACCCGCTCCAAGAGTTCCAGAATTCGGGCCCTATTCGTCCTTACTAAGGACGGCTCTTGATAAACATAAGGGGCGTTACGAAAGAGCTGTTGATAGGGACCAACAGGTAAGGCTCCTGGTAGAACTGTCCCTTCGACCTCGAGTTCCTCGCTAACCGGAAGCTCTGTGACAGCCGGTTCCTTCATGGAAGCGGGAATTGTCACCTCGGATTTAGTAAAGAGTGGCACCTCGCCCACAAACGATTCCTTTTTCGTCTGATCGGCGACTACATATAAAACAAGTAGCACTATGAGTAGGCATAAGAACGCATACATCCCTAATTATGTTTAATTTATTTTATAGTCATATGCGATTACAAAATAAGTTATATTGATGTTGGTTTAGCAACTGTCATCATCACAGTTGTCACTACCGCAACGGCTTGTGTTGTAGCAGTTGTCTTCCATTTCACAGCCTTGCTGAATAGCAGGACTGTTGTCGCAAGATTCATGGGCTTTTGACGAAGATTTGCTAGTAGCAAGTTCTTTGTGTACAATGTTACGAATGTCTTTGAGGAGCTTGCTTCGCTGCTTCTTGCGATCGGAGGCAGATGGCTTATAAGGGGCATAGGTTGACTCTGAGTCCTCCTCTGCGGCGTATGTCCAGGAAGGTCCAAGGCCACCAGGGCCAAGCAGAGGTTTTGTCTCACGTGTAGAAGCAGGGCCTAGACCACCAGGACCTAGCATAGAAGGCTTCAAGGTTGCTGCGGGACCACGGCTACCAGGGCCTAGCATAGATGGCTTCAAGGTAGCAGCAGGACCGATGCCGCCAGGGCCTAGCATAGATGGCTTCAATTCACGTGTAGAAGCAGGACCTAGGCCACCAGGTCCTAGCATTGGACTAACAGGTGCCGGTTTTGATTCAGAAGGAGGTACAAAGTCAGCGTTTGTGCCTGAAGGAGCAGGGGGTACAAAGTCAGCAGTTGTACCTGAAGAGTCTGGAAGAACAAAGTCAGCTGTTGTACCTGAAGGAGGAGCAGGAGCAGGAGCAGGAGGAGCAGGAGGAGCAGGAGCAGTAGCATCACCACATGTATTGGTTGTATCATCCCATTGGCATTTTCCTAGACATTTATCCTTTACCGTAACTTTCTTACATATCACCGCTTTCAAGGAAGGGTCAAATCCAAATCCTTCCGTAAGGACATATGTCTGATAGACGATCACGAGGATCAACAGAATCGTTAATCCGATAACACCGAGCGTACGCATATCTCTAGTAAGAGGGACGAAAAGGTGTTGGATTTGGGTCTGAGTTGGACTGTTCAGTCGAGGTTACCCTAGGTTGGACTATTTAGTCGAGATTACCCCTAATTGAGACTATTTAGTCGAGATTACACCCCCAGCAAGGAATACTATCTTTGCGAACGTACTCGCTCATGTCGGGGCAACCCTTGATCTGGTTCGGTTCCATATTCTTAGACCGACGATCCTTCTTTTCTTTCAAGTAGGGCTGAGAATTTGCCGTAGTCATGCCCTGCTCGTTTAGGAGCTCGTTATGGACGATGCTCTGGAAATCCTGGAGAAACTTGGACTGTCGGTTCTTCTCCTTTGCGACGGCCGTCTCTTCGGACTCCGTAATAGAATAGTCTATAGCGTCGGAAATAGTGTCATCATCACGCTTATGACTGCGTCTCTTTTCTTTCCTGGATTCATTTTCACTGGAATCCTCAGTTTCTTCATCAATAGGATCTGTACCAGGGCACATTTCAACACTATAGTCCTTGCGATCAATACATGTCATGTCTGAATTGCTATCCACACAAGTTACACAAGTTGGGCATTTATTACAGGCTCGCTCACTATCAATCTCAGTACAAGGTGTCGCACAAGGATTATGACGCTTCTCGAAGCCCTCGACATAGTTGGATTTCAGAATCTGAAGAATCACAATGGCGACTAGCCCTATCAGCAAACAACTAATTCCTAAGATCATCCCTACCGATAACAGTGATTAAATTTGATTGATTTTATTGAATTTCGTTGAAGTAACAAAGGCTAATGCTCCAAACACGTTTTAAAGAGGACACTGTCGTCGAAGTGGGAATTGATGAGGCCGGGCGGGGATCTTTCTTTGGACCGATCATGGCCGGTGCTGTTGTCTGGCCTCCACAGAGCTCCTGGACGCCCGAGATCGAGAAGTTGTCCTTAGAATTACGGGACAGCAAGAAGATCGCCCCCAAGAAACGCGAACGGATTGCCGATGACATTAAGCGACTCGCCGTTGCGTGGCACGTGGGATCTGTCTCAAACACTGAAATCGACGAACAGGGAATCACGTGGGCGAACCAGGAGGCCTTTCGCAGAGCTGTCACAGGTCTTCGAGACCAGAAGGGACTTAAAGGAATTCAAGATGAGAAACGCCTTCTGATTGACGGAGAACTGACGATCCACGGATATGATGGGGAACAGCATGTGATCGTGGATGGTGATGCGATCTATATGAGCATTGCGGCTGCGTCAATTCTAGCGAAGGTCGAGCATGATCGCTGGATAACGGACTGGTGTGATGCGAACTCGGTGGAAGCTGAGAAATACTCGCTCAGAACGTCGAAAGGATATGGAACGGCAGCCCATAGGGCTGGATTGGTCGCTAATGGAGCTCATTCACTCCACAGGCGTACCTTTGTACGAAAATATGTGCCTGCTGATCAGGCTCTCCCAAAACCGAATGTTGTGATTCAGGGTTACTTTAAACAAACAGTAGAGAAATGCTTAATTAGATTATAGATCTAATCGCATTTACTGCTGCTTCTTCTGCTGCCTCTTATTCCCTCCCTGCTGCTGCCTCTTCTGCTGCTGCTTCTGCTGCTTGTTGCCACCACCCACCTTGCGGGTTCCACGGCGAGCCTTCCTGCTGCCAGATCGCTTCTTTCCCTTTGTGCTGCGACGAGTAGGACGGGCCATTTTATATACTCTATGGTGTGATTTTTTTTGAAGGTGGTCGTAAAGGATGGCAAGGTCCATGGCTCTGGTACGCACAAAGGCCTCGCCCGAATAGGTATGGACCTCCTTTGATTCAAAAAACAAATATTTATCCTCGGCCCCTGTCGGATTCTGGCCGCGAAGCTTCTGAACCCACTTCACGGGTTCGAACGGAGCCACTTGCTGATCCTTGAGGCCTGTTCGGACCAGAACAAATACGCCGGGTGCTCCGTCCACTGGCAACGAGTCCATCGGACTGAGTTCAAGTGTTTTCTGAAAGACCCATGGATCTGATGCCGGATCACCGAACTCTGACAGACCGGATGGGGTCAGACCGAGCTCGGGATTAGTCATGGACCGGAGGTAATCCACAAAGGGCACCTCCGTAAAGGTTGTGCCCATCAGATCCCCGTCAGGATTTCGCATCGTCGTAGCCCCCACCATACCGCCTCCCGCAGATCTACCGTATATAATCGTATGATCGGGTCCAACCTTGGTAAGCTTTTGACTAGCCCTGATCACTGACTCAAAATCCTCCACGGTTTTCACATGTTTCTCCCGTTGTCCTTTAAACGTCCAAGCCTCTGAATCATCACCGCCGCCCCTGGCAAAACAGAAGGCCATCACGAACCCTCGTGTAAGGAGCGGAGCCCAGGCCGCATAAGGCCATCCCACAGGACTCGTGAGACCGTATGAGGAATACACATAGCACAGAAGGCCCTTTGCCCTCTCAGTCTTGGGATGTTTTACCAGAACATAGGGGACTTTCGTGCCATCTGCCGAGATGCTATGGTACGTCTTAACCATCAAGTTTGGCAGAATCTTCTTGTACTTCGGAGCCCAATTAGAATACTTGAGATTCGGATGGCAACTATCGTTTAGGACGAACAGAACGGCGGGATAATCTGTGGGTGTGCTCACATAGAAACTCTGGAGCTCATTGTCCTTGGTTTTGGCCCATGGATTGGGCTCCAAATCACCGAGGACTGAATAGACTACCTTTGCGTCCTTATCAGCCTGACAATAATAGAGCGTCTGGCGGCCCTCCTTGATCGTAATCAGATGACCTGAATCAATATTCGCCCAGACAGGCTTCTCGCCCTTCGGTAAATGCCAGGAGCTCAGAGGCTCGCCTTTCGCAACATATGTACCGCCTTCATCATACATAAGGAAGGCACAGGTTTTGGACAAAGGCATCTGCCAGACAGTGTTCTCGTAGACCCTGACAAGTGTCTTCTTTCCATCGATTCGCCAGATCCTGGATTCCTGCCATGTACTTGACCGACAGAACAGTGTATCATCAGCAGTCTTGAAAATCCCGAAAAATCGCTCGGGGTCATGGTCCTCAATGACCAGTTCCTCATGCGATCCCGTATCAGCATCGCAACATGTAACCTCAAAGGTGTTGAATGTGTCCTTGGTCTTAATAAAATAGCAGAGACCATTGTGAACACAGACTTGACCACTGACCCCTTCCTTCCGCCAAATTACTTTTCCAGCCACATCCTCACATATTAGCTCGGTCTTGTACTGATCCTCTTTTTCGTCCCTTGTATAGTAGACCCGATTATTGTAGACATCGATGTCGCTCATTTCCTTGTAGTCAGTGGACCAGGCCCAACGCCAGAAGTACTTAGATCCACCTGACGCAATAATAATCGTGCCGCCGTGAATTTGGAAGCCCTCGAGTTTCTGGAGTTGCCGACTAACCACGAGCTCCTTTTCAAAGTCTTTTGCTAGCCGTTTGACTTTCTCAGTTATCAATGGCCTTGATAAGGTTTTCTCCTTGGCTAAGAGTCTATTCCATCTGGATCCCTTCATGGTTTCCATCCAGGCACTGTTATTTCGCCAAGTCAGAAACTTTAATTTCCTCACAGGATCCCCTGTAAGTCTCTTCTTCTTCGTTAGATGATGCGTCATGACCCCTACTAGATCAGCATATTATTCGTGAATCTAAAGCGAACCCTATAGGAATTATAAATATGATTCAGTGTAACTTTGTCTTCGATAAGACGGCTCCAAACACAACGGTTGGACTAGCGGAAGATCTATTGAAGCAGCTGAGAGCGACGGTTAATCTGGCCAAGGCCAGACACTATGATTTGAAGGAGCCCCTTGCCTTCGGAGACATCAACATTCATGTCGGGATCCCTTCCTTTGGATCGATTCCCTGGGCCCACAGCAATGTTCTAATTAAGGACGAAAAGGCGTGGTCTGAGGAATGGAATGCCTATTTGCCTTTTTTTGATGGACTGGTTACAGTTGCCGATTTAGTGGCAAAGAAGCCCGAGCTACTGGTGTCCATGAAGGCATTATGTGATACGGCTGTCAAGAAGCGACCCACGTCGGGCGTTGTTCACTGTCCGCCCATCCTAAGAGTCGAGGACTGTCCGCCCATTTCTGTCGTTACCCCGACCTATAATCGCAGGGAACTCATTGACATCGCCTTCCATAATCTGATGACGACGGACTATCCGAAGAGCAAGATCGAGTGGATCGTGATTGAGGATCACGAGGACTCCACCCAGATGGCATCGGAAAAGATCGTAAATTTCCAGGTAAATAATCCTGAGATTCAGGTGAAGTACGTGCCGATTCAGGGACGCATGACCATTGGACAAAAGAGGAACATTGGTGTGGAACATGCGACGAACGAGATCGTACTGTTCATGGACGACGACGATCACTATCCTGTGACCTCGCTTAGACGGCGTGTGGCCTGGCTCACCAAGGGCTACCGAAATGCGGACTCCTCGATGCCTGACGCACGAGCATCCATTGCGTTTTGTACGACGATTGCCCTGTACGATCTGGTACGGGGTGTCTCGGCGGTGAATGTGCCCCCTTGGGGTCTAGGTCTAGGTAAGCGAATCTCAGAGGCAACGTTCACCTTTTATAAGTCGGCGTGGTTAGACCGAAAGTTCGATGACGTGAGCGTCGCAGAAGGGGAGACCTGGATCACGGGTCGAGAAGGGTTGTGTCTAGAAATGCCGCCCCAACAGGTGATCGTAGCCTTCACACACAAGGGGAACTCGTCTGGTCGCCGTGTACCCCCCGCTGATGTCAAGGAGATCGCGTGCTTCTGGGGATTTCCGAAGGAGTATCTGATGTTTATTCACAAGTTGGCGGGGATCGAGGTGGAGGAGGAAGGTAAGAAGGTTGAAAAGGCCAAGAAGAACAAGCTGATTAAGAACGCTTAGCCCGTTTCGTGAGTCTGCGGCCCTTCTGGAGTCGTTTTCTGGAACCGCCTTTCGTTGTAGCAGGTGGTACTGGAGTTGCTTCAGCAGTTGATTCTTTACCAGCACCTATTCGTCCAATCACATTGCTCACGGCTTTCGACATGGCTTTCGCAACATTTACAGGGGTAGCAGGAATAGGTTCTGATACTGGTTCTTTTGATGATGCTTGTTCCGCAACTCGTTTCTGAACCTCTTCTTCGATTCGTTTGTCTTCCGCCTCTTTTTTGGCCTTTTCCTCTTCCGCCTTCTTGGCCTCCGATTTCTCAAACTGGTCCTTAGACTTGTCTGTGAGTTCCTTCCCTTTTGCTGCGGCAACTGCTTTTTCGGTCTGTTCCGCAATTGTGTCAACTGATTCTACCATGGCTCCAGTTGCGTCAAGCAGCTCATCCATTTTCGCCTCAATCGCCATCTGATTTGCGGTTTGTTGTCGCTTCAACTCCTCTAACGCATCTTGAGCCTTCTTAATCGCAATTTCTTTGGCCTTTGACAAATACAGGTCTTTCACCTTCGATTCAATCGATTCTAGATTAGGACCTATGAGACCCCATTCTCGTCTCTTAATAGCATTAATGATCCTATTCACGGCAAACACTTTTTCGTGAATGAGTTCATAATCTGGCATATCCAGAATTTCATAGAGGGTCTGTGTATAATCCAAAATAATCGCATCTGTCAGATCACCTTTTAAGGACGCAAACTCGCCCAAATCCTTATTCGAATATTCGGCTTTGATCACATAGTTCATTACTTTTAAAAAGGTATTGTAATCAAATCCTTTGAATGTATGCGTGATTGTATCTTTTGGAAATAATTCCGCAATGATTGTTTCAAGGGACGGTACATCTATAGGATTATTTGATGCGTCAGTAATAGCCTGTTCAGCTGCGGCCACGTCTGTTTTCAAGGAAACCTCTTTATCCCTTAACTGCTGGAGTTCTTTTTTGAGCGTTACAGCCTTATTATGAGGGAGATCAGCTTTAGCCTGATCCTGTTCTGAAACATTATCATCACTCTTATCCCTGTTTGGAGCCAAATAATCAAGCATCCCTTCCGCCATCAAGAGGGTCTTCCAGTCATGGTGACCCTTTTCTCCCACATAATCATACAGTTCTTTACAGGATTTTTGGAGAGCATAAGGAGTGGTAGGAATTCTGGCCAACTGTAAGGCGATTCTGAGAAATACATTCTGCTGGGCAACTCCAATAATCTGCTGAACCTCATCGGAGCAGACCGAGGACGGTTGGGCGACAGCCGCTTGAACTCGTTGAATGGTTGAATCCGTTGGTAGACGCTGATTAACAGCTCTTACGTTAGCTGGTGTTGTAGATCCACCTTCCATAGCCCCTTTAACTGCCTCCCCCTCACAGATCTTCTTATTCAGAATCTGACCAAAGACCGTGTACACCTGTTGCCTCAGCTCAAACGGAGCGAAGGTCTGAAAACAGGTCAACATGAATCCCATTGTCGCAGATTTGAGGACGCTCAGAGTAGTCCATCCAATATCCTCTTGTACATCGGGGCTCACCATATTGAACATACTGACAGCAACCTTGCCCAGAAAGCCCATATAGACATAGGAGGCCTCAAAAAAGCCTGCGAATGACAATAAGGCTTTGATCCAGTCCCCCCTCAGAATATCAGCAGCCGACGCAATGACGGACAGGGTCTTTCGTAGGAACGGCATATCGAATCCGGGCATCGACGTGAAAATTCGGACCATGTCGAGACCGAGGTAGGTCAGAAACATGAAGGTGCGATAAGGGAGAGGGATCTCTGATACGACCTTTCCAACGGGACCTGCTACGGCGAATGCTCCAAAGGGATGCGGATCGGGCTTGAAATCGGAGGCCAGCTCCATCTGGAGCGTCCCTGACGTCCTCGCGAATCCTTGGACCATCTGATTGACACTGTCGATCGCATTCAAAAAGCTCTCGTATAGCTCGTCTATGCCGCTAGCACCTCCTGACTGAGATTCGGGTCCTTTCACCATCGATCGTAGACCATCTGCCAAGGGCTGGAGTCGTGGTTCCAGATTGATCGCCTCTTCCTCCGTAAAAAAAGGCTGTCCTGCCTCGTCCGTGAGCCTGGTCAGCCAACCATGTTCGTCACCGTTCTCTAAGGCAGCCGCGAACACATGAAGGATCGCCTTGATTCCTTTCATCACATTTTCAACGGCTCCATCTTCTTTTGAAGCGACGTCAATGGATCTTGATATCGCATTGACACTGCTCATCCCTAGTGTTTCAGGGTATTATTTTTAATGATCTGTATCACGGAACATTAAAAATAATTTAATTTACTAGTCATTTTGTTAAGCACTAGCAGTTCGGTAACCATCGCTAGCGATGGTTACCTTGCTGCGAGGCTTGAGACTGTGTCTCAAGCCGAGCAGTTCAGGCACCCCTCATCTGCCTCCCCTTCCTTCTGTTGCCTGAGAGCCTCAGATTTCTCCGCCTCCTTTTGAAGCTCAGGATCGATCGTGAACTTCTGGGCCATCACAGGGGCCTTCGTTCGGAGATAGTATTGCCCCGTCTTCAATCCCTTCTTCCAGCCGTAAAAGTGCATAGACACAATCTTGTCTTTCGTCGGCGTGTCCAAGAACAGATTCAAGCTCTGGCTCTGACAGATAAAGGCTCCCCTATCCGCCGCCATGTCAATCAGGACTCGTTGCTTGATTTCCCACGCCGTCTTATACAAGTTTTTGGTCGCCTGTGGAATGTCTTCGATGCTCTGAATGGAGCCGTTGCGGGCGATGATCTGGTTCTTTAAGCCCTCGTTCCAAAGACCGAGCTTCAGCAGATCCCTGACGAGGTACTTGTTCAGGACAATGTACTCACCTGACAGAGTACGCCTGGTGTAGATATTGGACGTGACGGGCTCAAAGCACTCGTTGTAGCCCAGGATCTGACTGGTAGACGCTGTGGGCATGGGGGCCATCAGCAGGGAGTTTCGAATGCCCCGCTTGACCCGTTCCTTCAGGGCCAACCAGTCCAGAGTCCCGTCAGTCTGTGTTAAAGGTGTAACAGGCGTACCAGTCGGATCGAGCCACATATCAAATTGTAAGATCCCCTTGGACGTTGGAGATCCCTCAAAGGACGAATAGGGTCCTTCTTTGGCCGCTATTTCGGCCGAGGCTTCCAGTGCGGCGAAATACATGTGCTCGAAGATCCGCTTATGAAGAGTCTGGGCCGTCGCCGTTTCCCAAGGGAGTCGCATCATGGCGAAGATATCTGCGAGACCCTGAATGCCCAGACCGATTGGCCTGTGTCGCTTATTGGAGCGTTCCGTCTCGGGCGTCGGATAGAAGTTGATGTCAATGACACGATTCAGGTTTCTTACGGCCACCTTGACAACTTTTCTGAGGCCATCGAAATCGAAGGTCTTACCCTTGACGAAGGCAGGGAGAGCAATGGATGCCAGGTTACACACGGCGGTCTCCTCCGAATTAGAATACTCGATGATCTCTGTACAATTGCCTGTGAGAATGCCATTGAAGACTCCCGAATGCTGCTCGGGCTCATTGAAGCAATAAGTGTCTGTGAGTCGGCCACTATTTTCAATATGGCTCACGGTCATCATATGACTAATGCCTCGAGGATCAATCCAGCTCATGAGCTCCGTTCCTTCCTTTAAGTCCTTTGCCTCCACTCGCCTAGCATCCAGGATCTCTTCGTCTCCCTGAAGGATGAACTTATGATACGGTGTACAGTCGATATTCTTATGGCTTGTTATAATTGTCCCTGTCTTTGTATTGACGGCGAGGTTTTTGATGGTGACTTTCAAAACTGGCTGCTGTTCTCCTGTTTTATGGACCCTGGTTTTCGACCACTTGTAGCCGTTCCACACGTTAATATCGAGTTCCTCGAGCGTCGCAATGGGCATGTCACCTGCCTTGGTGAGAACCATCGTTTCACCGGCGACGCACAGATTGGATGACTTAATGGTCCCCAGATTCTGTTGATTCGACTTGGCATTCGCAGCGTCCTTGTACAGCATGTAAGGAGTGCCTGTTTCGATCTGGGACAGGACAATGCGATCGAAGAGCTGTCTCGCATCCACTTGTCGCCTGCCTCGGCCTTCCGCTTCATAACGCTCATACAATGCCTTGAAGGCGTCGCCATGGACATCGGCGAGTCCAGGGGATTCCGACGGACAGAAGAGCGTCCATGGCTTATCCGCCTCCACACGCTCCATGAAGAGATCGGGGATCCAGAGAGCATAGAAGAGATCCCTGGCACGCTCGTCTTCAGACCCCGAATTGAGCTTGAGTTTGAGAAAGTCCTCCACGTCGGCATGCCACGGTTCCAGATAGATTGCGAAGGACCCGTTACGCTTGGATCCCTGGTCCACGTAGCGTGCCGTCGCATTGAAGTTCTTGAGCATAGGTACGATTCCCGTTGAGGTCCCGCCGTTCCCATTGATATAGGACCCCTTGGCTCGAAGGTTGTGAATATGAAGACCGATGCCACCGGCATACTTACTGATCTTGGCACAATCTGCCAGCGTCTTGTAAATTCCGTCGATAGAATCCTCGGACAAGGCGATAAGATAACAACTTGAAAGCTGGGCCCTGGGACTCCCCGCATTGAACATAGTGGGAGTCGCATGGATAAATTGCTTTAAGGACAGGAGCTCATAGGTCTCCAGGATAAGGGCCAGACGTTCCGCATCCGATACAACCTTATAGGCCCCCCATAGACCGACCGCCACACGCATCCACATATGCTGAGGCCGTTCCAACACCTTTCCGTCAATTCCACGGAGCAGATACTTCTGTCGCTCTAAGGTCTTGAATCCGAAGTAGTCTAGCAAATAGTCCCGATCCTGATTCAAAGCATTGTCCAGCTCTGATCCAAAGGTATCGACCGCTGCCATGTAGGACTCTGCCAAGTAGGTCATGGCTAGTCCAGACTTAGGATTGATTTGACTCGAGATGGTCTTCATAGTCGTAACAAAGGACGGACAGGTGTTGGCTTGGTGATTGGATACGATGATGCGAGACGCGAGGGTTCCATAGTCTGGATGGGTTGTGACGAGGGAAATGGCGAGTTGGGCGGCGAGTTCATCGAGTTCGGAGGTCTTCACTCCATCGTAAATGGACGCAAGGGCTCGCTGGGCAATGAGGGTGGGATTTACTTCGAGGGGCGTGAATTGGATCGAATGGCTCGGCCTCTGGCCGGCACAGATTTGAATGCGATGAAGGACCTTGTCAAAGCTGACCTCTTCTAGGGAGCCGTCACGTTTCTGGACCTTCATACTATATAAGGTATTCATTCCGGAGATTCGTTGATGATCGCAAAAAATGTTAGTAGGGGCCGTCAATTTTACCCACTATAACGTTTTTGTAAACGTTATAGTAGGGATGAAACATACGATGTTTATGATCGGACTTTTAGTGGCAGTAGTCGCAGTCGCGGCATACATGAATCAGGGGCCTCTCGAAACATTTTTAACCTATGTCTTTGTGCCACGATGGCGGGGATCGGGTCGACGATGGAGGCCTCACTATGTGACGTACGTGTCCTCCGAATCCTTTCAGGATTCGGGGGACAGAATTCGGTATCGTTCCTCTGGAACGATACCGAACGTGGAAAACTTCGCCGATCAGCCCGCCTTCGTAGCATCCGAACCTGAAAAAGATGATGTGACGACCTTTTTGCCGAATTCGCCTGCTGTCGCGAATCTTAATGTAGACGAGACGTATACACTTTTGAGGGACGATAACGGCATTACGCCTATGCCGGCTCCCGGCCAGATCAGCTGCGTCAATTCCCAGACTTGCTACATGACGGATTTCAGTCATTTGCTGGAACAGGGTGGGAACTTCCGCCAGTTCACGAACAACTATAAACGCCAGGGACCTGACAACTGTACAGCTCCTTTCCAAGAAATGGTGGCGTCCTTTTACAAGCCTTATGACCTGGTCGTTCCGTCAGCACCGGCGAACTGTATTTAAATCCTAATTAAACACCGATCCTCTTGTTCGGGTTTCTTCAGATCCAGGAAGGACGGATCGACCCTCGCTCGTTCCACATCGGCCCAGAACGCATTGATCGTCGGCTGAATGGTCGGCCACCATGTAGCCGATGCCATGACCACCTGTTCATGCCACTGATACAGGGACCAGGGTATAAGCTCTATGAGTATATCCCCTTCCTGTAAGTGAAGCCAATTATCAGTAACATTCACGGGTCCATACTCGTACCGCCGAGTCCGAGCACCTTCCATATCCACGTGTTCTACGAGGGCTATTTCGCCCTTGTATAACCCAGGCCCATCACGCTTTAAGGGAGACGAATAGGGTGAATTAAAGACCGCTTCCACATAGTCACAGGCTTTGAGACCCGTGACATGAAGCTGCATCTGGATCTGATTGTAATAGTCCTTCGGCACCTTTCCGTCTGGTTGGCGAGTAACGGGACATTTGATCTCAATGAGCCTGCCCGTTTTTTGGTTGGAAGGATCCGAATAGATCAGCCCATCAGGGCTCGCCGAGCACCGGTTATCATGGGGATTTACGAGTCTGCCGAGTTCCTTGATGGTCGTCCCATACTTGTAATTGAAGATGTCCTTCACAACTGGCTCAAATCTGATGCCCCAGTCAAAGGCCGACATGGATCCACTTTCGACTGCTAAGGGCTGAGGAGGACGTGGTTGAGGATTCACCTTACTCATCACGAGAGACGACCGGACCTTGGGGCCGCCAAACAGAGCTCCGAGTTCTGACGCCGACAGAATCGTGCCCATCTGGAGATACCAGGCCGCCGTCCTCTGTTCCATTTGGGGCCTGGAACAGAGCTCATCCATCTGTTCCTTGCTGATCTGATCTGTCTTTGCCAGACCCAAGAGGTCTCTCCACACGTCTTCATAGCCACTCAAAATCTCCTCTACAAGGACATTTTCAGTGTCATCAAACCCAAATTCATCGGCCAGATCCTCGGCCGAGTCTAGCCATTGTTCTAGCTGGGTGGTATCCTGAGGTTCAGGCTGGATCTCAAGTAAATGGACCCAGGCCTGGATTTTTTCTTTCCAGTTCATGCTAACTTTGCCACAGGAGGGACAGCCTCTTCAAGTTTATCGGTTATTGCGGGAGCAGTTCCAGGGACGCCTGTTCCCCCAACAGATGTCGCCCTCTTCCTCCTGGTCCCATCGACCTTCTTGACCCTCGTGAACCCCCACTTGACGGTCCCATCGGATATACGACGAACTTCTAACCCCCGAATGCTCTTTATTTTCTGAGCATCCACGTCATAATCCACGATCTTGTGGGTATTGAGGAGCTTGCGATCCAAGGCGTTGCTCAAGAACGCAAAAAACCGACTCTTTTCGTCCGCTGTAAAACTACATTGAGGGGCCATTTCCTCTGCGTACATTCGCAGACGATTCAGTCTAAGCCCCCTCTCAAGGCGATGCCAAGGGCGAGCAAAGGCCTCCTTGGCCGATGTGTCTAAGAGGTTTCGCAAATGGTCGCCGCCTGCCTGTTCTGTGACAACCGTGTTTGTCGCTGGCTCAGGTTCTACAACAGGCCTCTTTAGAGTTCTATTATGTTTGGGTTCCATGGTGTCTATATGTTATACGCTACTAGCCTTTAGACCAAATTAGACATTGAATGGTTCAGGATAACATTCAAAACATCTGTTAATTTCAAAGGCATCAATAATTCGTTCACTGGTACGGACATGAATGGCTGTTTTCCTATAAGCGTATAATGAAATGTCCTCCAACAGTGAATAGACGGGTCCGATGTCTCTGTCCAATCCCACATCTGACCGATGTCTGTCTTCATTGTATCGATTTCACAGTAATGGACTGTCTGTTTACTTGTTTTCACGGTTTTAATGGTGGACGAAAAGAGGTCGTTGGGTACCAGGACATCCTGGACTGGCTGGTCCTCCTCGGACCAGAGACTGTTTCCCCCCTCGGTAAGGATGCGAATGCTATAAATTGTCTTGTCGCCCTTTTTAACGGATGTTATATAATACGGTATGATTAACATTTGCCTTTTAAATTAATTCTGGAATCAGAGTTTAGACCCTTAGACCAATGAACTTTAAAAATGGGCACCCTTAGGTGCCCATTTTTAAGGTTTCATTGGCCGCGGCCCGTAGAATCTTTAAAGTGGGCATCCGCAGGATGCCCATTTTAAATATTCAAGGGTCTAAATTCATTTCAAAAAGGCTAGCAGAGATGACACAGCCCTCCTTCCCAATTGGCCCCGTTCCACCAGTGCCTTTGCCAGAAATGGTGATTCGCAGCAGGCGAGAGCTGTCGGTCAAGGACACGACAAACGCACGGTTCTTCGAACTGTGGCAGACAGACGGAAAGTATGGTGTTTACAATCGTCCGGATCTGAATAAGCAGGCACCGTTTCATGAGTTCCTGCCAATCAATAGTCGCTCCTCAGACAAAGGGTACAGACGACAACCGGTCTACGAGGCCGGCGGACCCAAGCTCGGACAGAATCAGTACTTTAACAAATATGATCCGTCTTATGACAGTCGCAATGCTGTGAGGGAACTTCAGGCAGTCGTTTATGAGGACAAACCGGTTGAACATATTCCTCAGAATAATTCGTTTCTGACCCGGTCCATGGCGAATCGCTGGATTGACGCAGAGGAAATGAAACAGATGACAGAGGCGGCTGAACGAATGCGACCTACCATGGATGATTATGCCAAGTCGTATAGATGATGACAATTGTACGAAATCCTATAAATAGATGTGCGACCTGTGTCGAGTCAATCCAAACACCCATTCCTTTGAAAAGATTACGGAACAGAGGGGAACGCATGTTTTTTACACGTCATTCCAGCATATTCTAGACTACAGCCACTTTCCGTCCGTTCGCAATCACATTGAACTGGGCCTGGCCCCTGTAACAGGTAAACCATGGGCCTGGATCATTGACTGTAAGTATTTAGAATCGAAACATCTGATCCAGCTTCACTTCGCTGTTCAAATGATTAAATATTTGCGACGAGAACATACACGTTTCTTACAAAACATATATATTCTGAATGGAGGTCTCCTTGTAAATGTCGCATTAAAAACATTGATGCCATTTGTTGACAGGACCTTCTATAAATCTATTATTATGATCGAAGGGAGTCGGCTAGATATTTTAATGCGACTGGAGGGACTAGGTTGGTCCTTGAAAGAATCGGAACCTATAATGAATAGGCTTTTGTCAGAGTATAAATAATAGCTGTTGCCACAAATACAATCGCAAACATCTTTAATGTATTACATATTAAACAGCCATCATTCATAGCTGAATTGTAGTCCCAGTCATACTGTAATCGTTCATGCCTTTTTCGAATGTTCATTGTTACTCTATAAAACTAATTGTAATGTAATCAAATTTTAGTCAAATGATAGCTCCACGTTTGATCCAACCAGAGGTTGGATTAAAAGCCTTGCTAAGTTTCGACTTTAGTCGAAACTTAACTCGGCATCTGCTAGGTAGCTTTGCTACCTAGCAGATGTTCTTGCTTTCGTTCGATTAATCGAACGAAAGCTCGGTTTTAATCCAACCTTTGGTTGGATTAAAACCCTCGTTAAGTTTCGATGTTAGTCGAAACTTAACTCGACGTAATTCGCATTATTAATCTGAAGCTGCTTCAAGGAAGATGCCAGTTGCTTCGTCCTGCGTCTTCTAGTGCCCTTCGCAGTCGTAGGAATCGCAACCGCATCTGTTATACTGACAGTAGACGCATTTGACAGAGTCGAATTAGCAGAGCTCGTTTCTGATTCCGCTCTCAGCCTCTTCTGAGTCTGGGTCGTGTCCTTCAAAAACTCGTTATATCCCGCCTTCAACGTCTCCTGGTTGGCCTCAATGTAGTCCAAAAGGCCAGATTCTAAGGCCCAACGAAAGAAGTTCAGCTTCCCAATCGTCGTAATAAATGGCTCATAGCCTGCCACGGAAAACTGGATTCGCTCTCGCCGACAGTTCGTATCAAAATACTGCTTGTTATAAGCGTCAAGCTGACCCTTATACGACTTGTAGACCACGAATCGTTGTCCATTGAGATCATATGCCGTGAAATTCTTCCGACTGTACTTGGTCACGAACCAGTCGATAATGCGTAGACTGATTTCCGCCTCCCCTACCAGGTACGGCATGACCTTGTTCACATTAGGATTTGTCGCATAGAAGCGTTGAAGAGATGCGATGATTAACTCTGGCTTACAATGAATCTTCTGTCGCCTCGTTTGAGATTCTGGGATATAGGTGAGGACCTCGGTCATTCTGTGAGACGGTCGTCGTAGATTTTTAGGTTGGCTTTTTATACAGGAGCCGAATAGAATGGATGGACATAATCCAAATGCGAGTCTGTTGGCAGAAGGGGGAGGAGGAAGAATCGTTGCTATGAGTGGAGGATTTAGAACACCTATTGGTGAATTAAATAATAATGGCATAGAATTGGAAGAAATCAATAGGGTATTGGAACAAATACAAAACAATGAACGTATAGAATCCTTGAGTCCGATACGTCCAGATTTACAAACTGCCAACACTGCTTTAACAACTGCCATTAAAAATCCAACAACGGAATCAGTAACTACGGCTAAAAAAAGTCTTGCTACATTATCTGCGAATGCTACAAAGTTAAAATCAGCAACACCTTCTGGCGACAGATTAACACTTCTTGAACGCCTATTTGGTGCGATCGCAGTTGCTCAACGATGGGCAGGCGATAAGTTAAAAGCTCCTGTGGAAGAAAAACCTGTTGCTGAAAATGTTTCAGGAACTTATGGGATCCCTAATTCTGGAACAGATCCAAAGGGATTCCTATTAGAAGACCTATTCATCCTGAAAGAACCTATCATCGGCACAAGGGCTAGAAAGCCAACTTATGATCTGACAAGGTTGCCGAATGACGCAAATCAAACACTTATTGGTCATCTTGTAAACGCCATTCAGAATGAATCAGTAAGCATGAAAGTGACTGTAACAGAACCAAAAAAATAACGTATATTGTTAGGGAATGTCAGCACCGATCGGGTTTGATCCAAAAGCATCCATGTTACCGGCAGGAGACGGACAAATTGTAGGAATGAAAGGGGGTGGCACAACACCCTCTTTGAATCCAGTGGACATTACAGAATTGTTAAATGTCATTATTCGTCGTTTAGGAGATACACCTGTAGAATCAGGAAAAGAAGTTCAAATTTCTCGGTTATCAAGGGGAGGAGGTCTCAAACGCAAACGAGTTCTGAAAAAGCGAGTGAGATTTGAATTGAAAGATGTAACAAAGGAGTAGAGACAATGTCATCAGAATCAAAAGAATCACTAGAAGCTTCTAGTGAACTATCAGTTGCTCCTCCTATCACAATTATAACACCTGCTGAATCATCAAGTGAAAAGACAAATCCAAATCTTCTTCAAACAATTCTTGCTAACAAAGGCATTACAAATATAACATCTGATCACATACATGTTACAATTGACGGTGACGACCTAGTCATTCATATTAAAGTCCCTAAAGAACAGTCTATAGGTGTTCCAACTGCTGGAGGATCCCTTAAAAAGAAACGACCTCTACAATCCGCCAAGAAAGCGAAGACTGGATCCCTTTCTAACGAGTAGATCCATCATAAACAGCACAAAGATCCCACTGCTGACGAACAGGAGTACGTCGGTCTGGCTTTGGTCCGGTGAAATGGCATGGCCTCGCTTCATCTCGTCCAACCGATTCATAATGGTATCAATCTTGCGACTCAAGGTCTCATGACTGTTCCCATCGGTCTTCGGAAAGGTTCCTCCGGGCTTCGGCAAGGCCTGGAAAAAGGCCGTATCGGCCCCTGCCGGTGTCAGCGGTTTCCAGTAGTCCTTGACGGATGGAATGGGCAACTTGGCGGCTGTGGCCCTGCCATCCCCCTCGTCCGGATTCTTGTAGGCCATTGGATTGAATGCGGCCGTACTCGGCTCCATCAAAAAGTTCTTCGCATCGGGCCTATAATCGGCAAATCCATCCTCCTCGTCCGCCCCGAAGAAGTTCTTCTTGCCCCCCGTGACAACGGCGGCAGCATTTCCCAGAACGTCGGGTCCAGGGACATCATACATGCCAGCCTGTCCGTCCTGAACAACCTGAGCCTCATCCCTCAGCTTGCTGGAAATATCGTCAATCCCGAACTTGGAATAAGTTACCTTCTCAGCGTCAATGCCACTCCCCAGAGGAACCGTTAGCCTTGGCTGCTTCCCTCCGATATAGGATACTTTATGTCCGCCATCTTGAAAGGGTTCGTAGCCTTGGCTCTCTTCCACGGGTACATGCTCTCGTAGACCCGTGGCCGGATTCAAGACCGGTGCGTCGGGTAACTTTGTTTGCTGTTGTCTGTCTGGATCCAGATCCAGAAAGGTGGCGGCGGGACCCTTACAACGCTTTGCCTTTCGTCGCTCCTCTTTTTTAGCAACGGCATCCGCCATTTTTATACCGTAGGCGTCTTCCAAGGAACAGTAATTCATGCCCGAGAACTCTACCTGGACTTTATAAAAGTAATCTTCTGAAGAATTTACCAGAGGGGATGCGACAGGCATTGACAATCGGACTTATAGTCGTCGCAATGGTTCTTGGATTTATATTAACATATCGCAGTGTTCAAGAGCCATTTGATACAAGTGGATCCTTTAAGGCCTCGAAGGAGGAACTTGACGTATGTTGGAAGAAGATCTTGAGCTATCTTCAAAATAATCCCGATAAGGCCGATAAATTCATGTTAGAGGCGAAACGACTCCTCTTTAAGGAGGCTCTCTTTAAGAGTCCAGCCACTGATTTTAAGAAGTTGTTTGACGAGTACACTCCCGTCTTTTCTTAGCCATTTACAGTAGAGTAAGATGTCATCCATGGCCCTTCAACAACAATCACAAGGAGGTCAGTCAGGAGGTGGATCACCCCTTGATCTTGTGGTAAAACATTTGGATACGGTCCCAAACATGATCTACGGCTTGATCACCATTATTGCTATCGCTTTTTCCGATAAGATTCCACCTTCCTTTAGTATATTTGCCGATTCGGCCTTAGGGAGACTGATAGGGGTTGGAATAGTCGTGGCAATCACTCACTTCCTTGGATGGTCCTACGGTCTCCTTACGGCTGTCGCCTTCCTTCTTGTCCTCCGTGCGAGCCCTCGTCTATCCAATCAGAATGCGGATGGCTTCAAGGACATGGACACTCGTGAAATCCAGGGGAGCAGGTGGTTTGTAGAACGAGTTCTGGGAGAGAAGCCGAGGGAGCTGATTAACCAGGATGTGACAACACAGGCGATTAAGGGATAAAATAGCAGTATCTTCTAGAGACGAATGAAGTGGCCTGAGATTCTGACATTTAATAGCGGGACAGATGGATTTCTGCGACTTCTGGTGGTATCTGTTGCGACAGTGATTCTGGTGATGTATAGTACGATTTTTGAAGTAGAATACAGTCCTAAATTGATTGATCTGTATATGTATCCATGGTGGCGTATCTTGACAGTTCTTCTAATTCTGGCTGCGTCGCTGTGGTGCCCCAGGGTCGCTATTTTAGTGGCCCTCGTGATCTTCATGTATTTGGCGGATATGAATACGCTGTTGACACCCTTTGCGTCAACGGTTAAGGCATCGTAAGATGCCTATCCTTAGGTAAAGGCATCGTAAGATGCCTATCCTTCGACTAGGCATATTAGATATCAGACTCCCAATAGATTTCCACATGTGATAGCAGAGTTAGAGGATGAGTCTTCCCGGATTAGCAGCACATTCATTATCAGGTATGTCATCTATGGCATTATCACCAATAGAAGCAATTCTAGGTGCTTTTAACGGGAATCTGTATTTCATTGGTATAATGATGTTAATACTAAATTTGGGGGGTCGTTTCATTGTCATGGAAGTCAGTAAGGATCAGGAGCTGTTTTTCCAGCATCCGTGGGTCCGCAGATTCCTGATCTTTGTGGTACTCTTTGTGGCAACTCGTAATATCTGGATCTCTTTTTGGCTAACAATTGCGGTGGTTCTGGTCCTCGGATATCTGTTCAACGAGAATTCGGCCCTCTGTATGTTCGGTAAGGGCGGAGCACCCGGTGCGTCCTGTGCTGGAGACGATAAGGCAGCTTCAGGAGGGGCTTCAGGAGGGGCTTCTCCAGGTGGTATGACTCCCGAGGAAAAAGATATCTACCGACGCCTGAACGAGAAAAAGGAACGATATGATCAGGCAAGTCTGAAGGAGAAGGAGGTGGCCGCTAAAAAATCAAAGTACGCTGATCCGGCACTCGTCTATATGGCCAATTTGTCTTTGCTCAAAGACGCGTAATTAAATTCGTCAAATAGAATAGAATGTCAGATTTTAATGAAGTCCTCCGTCCTACAAAATCAAAGAAGTCGGCAGGTCCTAAGACCGCAAAGGCCCCCAAGGCTCCTGCGGGTCCTAAGCGTCCAACTCTGCTGGAGCGACAAATAATGGCTCGTGCTCATTTGCTGGGGCGTCTTGGCTCAGAGCCCAAGGGCGTCAATGTGACGGCTCTCACAAAGGTGATTGGCACTGCGAATGAAGGGGCCGTGTTAAACGCAATTGTAGCCAGGGCCGAAAATGCCGCGGCAAAGGCAGCAAGGAGAACCTCTGCGAAGGGAGAGTTAGAGGAGCTGGTCGCCGAAGCTCGTGCGGATCTTATCCGTGCGGGTGTCGCGGCTCCCACAAAGAGGGATGTGGACCGACTTGCGGGCATTCGTCATTCGGGTGCCCATGGTCTCACAGCGGAGGACTTTCTGTTAACAAAGAAGCCTGTTGGAACTCGCAAGCGAAGGGCCAACAATATTAGCCTGGCCAACGTTGTCCCCGAGGTCGATGTGTGCGAACAGTGCCGCCTCAAGCTCATGTTGGAAAGCTCTTATGAAGGTGCGAATGTTCAGTACAATTCTGTTCCTGCTAGGTCCTTATCTAGGTCACGAAGCAGAAGCAGTCGTATTCGAAGCCTTGGCCGAGCAGCCGCAAACCGAGCAGCCGCCCGTTCTATGCTATCTAGACCTTCCAAACGATACACTCGCAGACAGAGATCTCCTCTCAGGTACCAGGGTTCTGCTTAAATATCCAATTTAGTTAATAATTTTAATGTGATATACATTAAAATTATTAAACATTTATTTTTACTTCTTTATAGCTTACAGCTTTTGAGCAATTCCAACATTCTCTTTGTATTGTTCAATGTTTCGTGCGATATCGGACGTGGACCCAGCTGGATCTTGTGTAGATACACTTGTATTCGGTATGTTTTCTATTGCCACCGTAGCTGCCTGTATGAGTGTGTCGTAGCCGGTGGTTATAGAGCCACTAACTTCTGAACTAGGATTCTCTTGATTAACAGGAGCTCCTGAAACATCCTGTGTTCCTGAAATATCTTGGGCTCCTGAAATGTCTTGTGTTCCTGAAATATCTTGGGCTCCTGAAATGTCTTGTGTTGATGGAACAGAATCTATCTGATCACCCTTTGACACTGATACGGCTGTTGTAGTACATAATGCTCCCATTCTTTTTGTTCTACTATAATCAAAGATTTAGGTTGTTGCGTGTAACAATTTTGTTACACGTTGATTGCGTGTAACAATTTTGTTACACGTTGATTGCGTGTAACAATTTTGTTACACGTTCAAAGTCATCGTATTCCCCACAGGAAGCTGTGCCTTCCTTCGCCTCCCACCACCACCTGTTCGTCCCGTAGCGGAACTCTCCGCCTGGCTCCTTATATCCTCGCTATGAATGCTCTGAATTTCTGCGAGAGCAGCCTGAGCGGGAGGTGAGTTCATCGCCCTTGGAATAGGTTGAAGAGGGCCTGAGGGCATGGGCGAAAAGATGGGATTGACATTCACCTCCGCATTACGAACCTCCTGGAAGGTCTGAAGGATATCATCGACGCCTGATGGTCCCTTCATTTCACGACGAACAGGTGGTGGGGTTTGCTGTTGCTGAGACATAGGAGAATTGGGTGCCTGGAAGAAGGCCCCTGTTGTAGGTACAGGTGATCCCATGCTTTGAGCAGGCATAGGTGGAGCTCCCATAGCCGCCCCCATGAAATTGCCGAATCCTGGGCCCGCCGCCTGGGCAGCAGCAGCCGCCATCTGCTTGGCCAATGCTGGATTGTTCTTCAAGATATCATCCATGGTCATGTTACCCATCTTAGATCGGAAGAACGAGTTGCTCATGTGGAACATGAAGCCTGATCCGACCATCATAAACAGAAGACGTGCCTCAGGGGGCATCTGACCCTTGCCCTTGTACTTGTCATAGAGCTCCTCGAAGACCTCGTCATAGTCATCCACGTTCTCGTGAACGGATTCAGACCAGCCATCCAACTGCCAATCAAATGGATTGAATTTGTTGTTCATGAGCTCCAGGCCCGTGACAACACCCATCATCATCTGACGCTGGAACTTAATGGATGACTCGAGGTTGCGAGCGTCCATCAGTCGCTCAAATTCCTGCTTGATCTCATCGAGCGAATTGTCCAGCGTGAACCTGCGGCTAATCTGAAATCCCTTGGACTCCAGGCGATTCAGCTTGTTGATCATGTCGGCCTTTTCCTTCCTCTCCTCCTCGGGACTTAAACGTTTCAAGGGGGCCGTAAGATTCACACTAGGTCCTGTAGCAGTTTGCTGGTTATCAGACGAGGAAGATGATGACTCACGATTAATTGTAAATTCAGGAATGGCCCCTGAGTCACCCGTAGGGATATCAAAGGAAATGGACTCCAAGGGTTCCAGGGGGCCAATACTGATATCGGCAGAACTTGCGTGCGACATGGGGACATGAACTGTATTGGATGAACTACTACTCATAGAACTAGAGCTGCTATTGTTGCTATTGCTGCTACTCTTTGTTACCTTAGCATTAGTAAGGAGTCCAAACCCTAAGTCGTCACCCAAATCACCCGCCGGTCCTAAGTCGATGACATTCCCCAGATCGGAGGACATTCTCACATCTGGCTCCGTCATAGATTCGGCGAACGATTGCATATCATGGATTGATACCTGGCCGCTCATATTCTTGACTCCCTTGTGATTATTTAAGCTTCAATTAATCGCATTTAAATATTTTACTTTTTAGATGTGATAAATTATATATTTTTTTAAAAATAATATTGTTATACGAGATGCATGATACCGCAGCTACAGCAGGTAAGCTTTTTGCGGAAGTTTACGGTGGTTTTGGCAAAGTTGTTGTTGACATAGGGGGTAAAAATGTTAATGGTTCACTTAGATCTGCTTTTGAAAATCTTGGTATGAAATATATTTGTGTAGATCTTGAAGAAGATGAATCTGTAGATATTGTAATTAAACCAACTGATAAATTACCATTTGAGAATGGTTCTGTTGATTTAATTGTATCAACATCATGTTTTGAACATGATCCTTGTTTTTGGATAACCTTTAAAGAAATGACTAGAATATTAAAACGCGATGGATTTATTTACATAAATGCTCCAACCAATGGGCCATATCATTGCTATCCTGGAGATAACTGGCGTTTTTACTCTGACGCAGGACAAGCATTATCTTACTGGAGTAGTTATAAATTCTCAAATGAACAAGTTTTTCCAGTCAAAGTTGTTGAGACATTTCATATATTGCCTAAACGTGATATGTGGCTGGATTTTATTTGTGTTTGGAAAGCTACCGATGAAATACAAAAGGATATAACTGTTTCAAAAAGTATTTCGCAAAATATTGGCATTTTAGAAAAAACATTGAATGATAATGGCTATAAAACAAAAAAGAAGTGCTAAATTATATCTCAAAGTCCATACACATACAGACGGCGTCAGACATATCGGACTTTTTCTTTGCTAGGGTCCATGCCTCTGTGAGTTCTCCCCTGAGTTTTCCAGAGTCAATTAATTCCTGAAATCGCTGTTCTGATCCGAGCTTTCTGTCGGCGTAGCCCGCATCGCCCTTTTCGGCCCCCGTGACTTTCTTTTTCGCATGGATCAGATGGAAATTTGGATTCTGGCTAGCCACTAGAAATCGCTCTCTCAAGGCAGCAAACAGTAAAATCTGAACTGTCTTCATATGGGGATTTTTCAGAGCCGGCTGGTTTTCTAACAGGATTTCTTGACAGGACGAAAAGATGGTCCAGCGATCCGTGACCATGGTTCGAATAGCATCATGGAGGGCCACCAAGGTCTGTTTGGCGGCATTGGGTGCCTTGACCTTTGTAATAGGCAGACTGTGCCTGGTCTTGAGGGCAGTAATCAAATCTTCCTTGGTCTTTCCCTTGAGATTGAGAGCCTTCGCAGCAGCCTTGAGCACCGGCATTAGCGGCATCTTCAGTCCGTCTTCTTGTAGCAATGGATGAGTTGCGGGAATGTGTCGTTTACAGGTGGGGCCAAGGACGGACTCATAGGATGCTTTGGACTTACATTTGGAGCACAGGATCGCTGCTGCCGTTTCAGAGGCGAGTAGATTGTAGTTTTCGAGAGCCAGGAGTTCCTGGTTTGAAGCATCTTTTCTCATCGCACAAAAGGCAAGATTCTTGATTCCAATATCAAACGCAACAAGGATAGTCATCTTGCGTTAGATAGCTAATAAGGATTTAGACTGTTCATAGAACTCGATATGCTTTTTTACGTTCATTGAGGAGCTCCTGGATTTCTTTCAAATCTGTTGAAGAGATCTCGATGCGAGTTGTCTCATCGGCTGCCCTGGGATTTCTTCTGATGGGGGGTGGTTTCGGTTTTAGAAAATGGCGAATGGCGAATCCGATGGCGGCTATGCTTCCAATGCCGACTGCGATGCTTGCTACAACAATTGTGGTGGTACTTTCTGGAAGATAAGCATATGTTTTATTGACTATGGGGCTAGTGCTAGGGTAATAGATTTTCATGAAGAGAGGGGTGCTCGTAGCAGTCATGGTTCCATTAGATGGCCAGGGAGTAATGAGGAAAAGGGGGGTCGGTGTGACAGTAATAGGGGCGGTGGCCGATGAAGACGGATAGTTGGTTATGTAGTAAAGGGGGGTTGATGTGGCTGAGGTGTTTTGTGTTGATGAGATTGTTATAGAGGATGTTACAGAAGGGCTTATAGATTTTGTTAGTGTGTTGGATGAACTTTTAGTGAGGGTCTTTGAGGGACTGTTTGTGGATGTGATTGTTAAGGATTTTGAAGTGCTAATAGATGGTGTGATACTAAGGGTATTTGAAGGACTGACAGACGATGTGATGGTGACGGAAGTTGATGGACTGACAGAGGATGTGATGGTGACGGAAGTTGATGGACTGACAGAGGGTGTGATAGAGACTGACGTTGATGGACTGAGAGAGAATGTGATAGTGATTGAATTTGAAGGAATGACAGAGCGTGTGATAGAGACTGATGTTGAGGGACTGACAGGGGATGTGATAGAGGGTGTAAGAGAACGTGATAAAGTGATAGTACGTGTAATAGAGGGTGTTAGAGAAGGAGTATCAGAAGAAGACTGAGGAATGGCGATTGTACCAGTAAAATGATAAGAACAGGCAGGACTTTCATTAACATAGGTAATGCTATTCGTGGAGCCATACGAATAACTGATGTAGGAATTGCGTCCTCCTGAACATCCTGCGACCGTGGAGCCTCCTGTATAGGAACAGGCACATGCGAGTCCATTCACCCTACAGTTCTGAAATTTACCCATGGAAATATAGCCGGATCCATAGGCCTGTGTGACATTAATGCCAGTATTCACAATAATCCATCCATTTGATAGGACAATACCCATTCCATAAATAGTAGTGGCTGAATAACAGATGCCGCTGGGTGAAACGGTAGGACTTAGTGTAAGAGTTCTTGAAGGAGTTAGACTGATGGTATTAGAGGCACTACGAGATGTGGAAGAGGTTTCTGAGGGTGTTTGAGAGATGGAAGGGGTTTCAGAGGGTGTTTGAGAGGGAGTCAAAGAAGTGGAAGATGTTTCAGAGGGGGTCAAGGATATAGAGGGGGTAATAGAGGGTGTCAAGGTGATAGATGCTGTTTGACTAATAGTGGATGTTATAGAGGATGTAATTGATTTTGTAGGTGTGATAGAGGCAGTAGAGGTTGGGGTGATTGATTCTGATGGAGTGATTGAGGCAGTAGAGGTAGGTGTTATGGATTCAGATGGAGTGATTGAGGCAGTAGAAGTGGGTGTTATGGATTCAGATGGAGTGATAGAGGCAGTAGAGGTTGGGGTTATGGATTCAGAGGGTGTAATAGAGGCAGTAGAAGTAGGTGTAATGGATTTGGTAGGGGTTATAGAGGAAGTAGAGGATGGTGTTATTGATTCAGAGTGTGTAATAGAGGCAGTAGAGGATGGTGTTATTGATTTAGATTGTGTGACAGATTCGGTAATAGAGGGTGTAATTGACCCAGTTTGACTAATAGAGGATGTGGTAGATGACGTATATGAAATTGTGGTTGAAATGGAACTGGAAGCGGCAAGTGATTGTGTAATGGTCACTGTCATAGAGCGTGTAGGAGTTATGGTTGGACTTAGACTAATAGAAGTGGAAGGAGGAGCAATCACATCATAAGAGACTGCGATAATGGGACTACCTCCATTATCCACAATATCCATCGGATTGGTAAAGGTAATTGTCATGCTGTCGCCCTGTACGACACCAACCGAATGAAGAGAGGTTGTCGTGAAGTCTATGTACTCCCAGTGGTTTTCCGTGCCGCACCAGGATAGACCACATTCAGATTCTTGCCAGGGAGCATACTCGGGTGCTGCTTCACAGTTCGAGGCAGTACAGCATGCTTGGACCGCAGACGCACTGACTCCATTCAAGGTAATTCCTTGATCATCGTAGGAACTATAGCCGATTCGTTGGAACGCAATTTGTCGAATGCCAATAGTACCTAATTCGGACACGTTAGGTGCCCAAAAGGTAAAGGACGGAAAGGTGACAGTGCCTGATCCAGAATCTACACACCCCATACCATCAATAGTGCCACTATACGTCTGGAAATGGATAGTGGCATAGGTTACAGAAGTCCAAAGAAGTAGCAAAGGTACCAGCATCTATTTTAATAATTCAATATTATAATATTGAATTATTAAAAAATTAAAGTCTACTTAGACCAATCCAATCAAGAGGATTTCGGAGGAAAAGAGAGCCCCCGCAAAACTGAGAATATGGACGAACAGATGCCAGAATTCACGCACGACGGGTTTCTGGGAATGCGTGTAGAGTTTTTTGAAGAGGCCGAGACCGTATATGGCGGCGGCGGAACCGAAGAAAATTCCTGCGAATGGATGGTTGGCGGGATTGAGTTGGAGCCAGAGGACAATGGCGGGAATGAGAATCGCCAGAATGGCGATCTGGTCTAGAATCCAGGTTTTCGATTGGCTCCAGTCTGTATGGTACACATAGACAGAGAGGCCGAATGCTATAAGGGATGTTGTCACAATGAGTGGATTTTGTAGATGAACACCAATACAGATATTGATAAAAAACAGGGTTAGATTGAGCCTATAATAAAAATGCCCTTTTTTGTCCATAGTCCCTATTGTTTAGGGGATAATAAATATACCAGACCAATCTTTGAGACCATGTCCATGACGGAAAAGGTGGCTGTAATTACTGTCTCTGACAGAACTTCTGTTTCTTCTAAGGCCCAGACGACTGGATACAGAGTCCATAGAGCTACTGTCAGATAAATTGCCGTCGTATGCTGCCTCTGTTTGAACAGAAAATATAAGATCGGCACGAAGGCTACGCAACCTATGGCAAAGTTCCAGAGTTTCTTCTTTTGATCTGGTTCCTGAGTGCCAAGGTAGCCGGCACCAATCATGAGGAGATCCAGAAGTATCAGACCTACAATAAATGTGATCGGAAGGTTATTGGCTAGAAAAATAGCGGCTAGCATAAGGGGCGTTGTAATGGCCCAGTCCGCATACCGATATCGCTGTTTATTATCGGGATCCTGTAACATACAGTAATATGCTGTGGCGGCGACGGCAGGAATTAGAGATAGAAGAATCTGTCCCTGGAAGGCTATTATTATGGAGGTGACGAACAGGGTTGAAAAGGCGATTGTCTGAAAGATCGCGGCAGTATCCGTCATAGTTCTGATTTTTTGACTTATGAAAAACCCTGGTATTATGATACGAGGACCAAGCGTTGCTAATAGCTGAGCCATAATACTATTAATTACCAGGAATATACATATGGGCACCCCTAGGTGTATTGCGACCCCCCTGGTAGGTATGAGTCAACGCGATATTCTTGGTATTGTTGCGGAGTTCCTTGGGCGTCGGGGGCATCACGAAGGTGCCGAAGAGAGGTGGTGCCTTGGCGTCCATTCGTTCCGTGCCAATCCCCCCATACTTGTGCGTCGGCACCAATTCGTTCTCAAAGGGGCTGGAAAATACCGCGACAGCAGGGGGCGGAATAGTTTTTGCTAAAGGCAAGGAAGACCCTGACCATTCGGCATGTCTCTGTCTCGCCAGATTAATCATAGAGTCCGTGTGATGGATCATCCAGAGTTTGGTGGTGAACTGTGTGCCAGGAGGCAGATTGTAGGCACAGTGAGGACGGTAGTCCGTGCCATTCTGTCCGTCTTGCATAGGGCCCGAATAGGCAGGGTAGCGGTTGTCGGGAGCCGGTTCGGCGGTCGGTGTGTTCACTAGGTTCCTGGCGAGTCGGCGTTGACTGCCGAGCGTCGGTTGTTTGGCGAAATAATTCGGATAGGTCACTGCGTTAAATCCGTTGAAGTCGATGCTCATCCCTATCTCTTACGATCATAATTTTATGCGATTATTCCTCATAAAATTATTATTTTACGATCTGGACTTTATGCGGCCAGTGTCTCTACCTCTTCATCGAGAGGCGATGCCATATCCAGAAAAGAGGACAAGTCGCCGGCAACGGTGGTCTGCTTCGAATCAGAGTTCCTCAGAGCCTCGAGGATCTGGCTTCGCTTCATGGAGGAGTGACCTGTGATGGATCGCTGTTTGGCAATGGCCTTGAGCTCCGCGAGCGTCATGGATTCGTAGTTCACGGTGGGCACAGATTTCGCCTTGACCTCCTCGACCTTAGAAGCGACAACTGCCGCTGCTTCGGCAACCTCAACACCTGAAGCAGATTCCTCGGGCAAAGGAGGAAGAGTACTTACCTCTGCGTCCAAATGGGCCTCCTCCAAAGCACTCGCATACAGGGCCTCTTCGTTGTTGTTATTGTTATTGTTGTTATTGTTGTTATTGTTGTTATTGCTGGCATTTCCGTTATTGTTGTTGCTATCCCTACTATTACCTCTCTCTCTCCTGCTACCTTGATCGCTACCCAGAAGAGGAGCCGGTAGTTCAGGGTATTCTCTTAGCTCCGCACTCATCTTGATATCCAACAGGATGGACTCCACCAAGTTGAGCTTCTGTTCGCACTGCTGGACACGGGTGTACAAATACAGGGAGACTGCTCCAAACAGTAAAATCAAAATGAGACCTACAGTGAGCGTATCATTTAAGGATGCCATCTGTTCTGTTGCTTCAGAGACTTTAGTTTCTCAGAAAATCACACAGAGGAGATTAATCCATTTTCGACCAGCAGTTCCTGGACAGAACTGACTTTACAAATGCCCCCTGTAAGTCGATAACTGTATTTGATGGTGCTGCCATCCACTGTAGCCGGACAGCAGAGGCGTTGAATGGTGGACGGAGCCTGCTCCACAAAGTCGAACAGATGGGTACTGACGATCGACATTGTATTCTGTTGTTGCCAGAGCCGTTCCGTATAGATTCTACAGGCCTTCTCAGCGTCAGGGGGGTTTGTAGAATGATAGAGTTCATCCAGAAGAACTAGATGTCTCTGAGCAGGATTTGCTTTCAGAGTCTGTGCCGTAAACTCGATTTCTCGTTCAAATCTCGACTTCTGTCCAGGCAGATCCTCGGGTGTTAAGCAGACGAACAGTGTGTTCAAGGGGCTCATGATTGCTTTGGAGGCTGGGGCACAGCCGTAGGTGTGTGCTATCAAACAGGAGGTCAGAACTGAGCGGAGTGTCGTGGATTTGCCGCCACGATTAGGGCCTGTGAGGAGAGCATGGCCTGTCTCCTGGCCCATGGAAATGTCGAAGGTTTTTCGAATGGACGATGGGACGTTGTAATCGTAGGCATCTGTCAGTTCCAGACAAGGACGATCAGACCAGTGAACGGGAACCATATTCGTCTGTCTTGCCAAACAGACCAGGGCTTCCAAGGCTCCCAGGCGTTTCCTGGCTGTTTTCAAATACACAGTATGGAGGTGAGCATGTGCCACGAGCTGTCTGGGATCTGTTATATCGGGTCCAAACGGGATGGGACTCAAGGTATAGTCATGTCCCTTAAAAAGGCTAACCGTGTTCTCATAGAGTGCTTTGAAGTGTAGAAGAGCCTTCGATTTTTTGACAATTATGGCGTCAATGGACGATAGATGCTTATAGGACCAATAGGGTTGAAGGAAGCTTTGTCCGATGGTCAGGAGGAGAAATCCCGATTTGAAGAGCTGGAAAATATCGAAGGGGACTGCTGATACAGGAGCATCTTTCACAAAATTGGGATCAAGAAGCGATGTGATCTGGCCTGAGAACAGAGTCGATAGGATCATGGTGTATCGACCGATAGTAATCGGTATGCTGAACATGAAGCGTAGAATGATAAAGGGCATAATCAGCATCATGAGGGGCATGAGAAGGGACATGCCCGGAAAGATGTAGACACGGAGGGCGGACCAAAAAGCAAGTAAATAGGGAATGAAGTTGAACGGCTGGGACCAGGGCTGAAGGAAGAGGAGTTCATTGAAGGCCTCGGTTTCTAAATCGGATGCCTTTTCCATCAGCGTGTCCAGCTCGGGTTCCAATTCTTTCAGGTCATGGAATGTCTGGTCCAGATGTTTTTTCAGATCCTCGTTCTTTAATGTATGTTGTAGTGTCGCAAACTCATAGCTCTTCTGTTTGAGTCGCTTTACATCGGAAGTCCATTGACCCGTTTTTTCTTTCAGGGCCTGTTTTCCCGCCTTTGTCCTAATCCCAATATAATCCGAAAGACGGTCTATGTTGACAGAATCCTGAATACGCTGTATATCCATTTACAGGTAATACGGGGAATCAATTGAGTCAAATTGACACAATTGATTAAATCAATAAAATTGAAGTCGTAAATTCGATTCTTACCGGCTGCCACTAAGAAAAGGCACTTAAACTATAAGTATCCATACTAAACATGTCACAGGTATCAGCACCTGTCACGGATAAATCCATCATGGAGACGATTGCGACAATAAGCAGTTGCCGCAAAAGTCTCGGTCCCACTCCTCCTGAGATTGTTAGAACGATTGAGAGTCTTCAGGCAACCTTTGCGAGTGGGGTAGATAATCAGGGATGGCGACGAGTTCCGCTTTCTACCGATTGGAGAAGGGGAGGGGGACGTTATGGCGGGTACAGCAATAGCGGCAATAGCAGTACTAGTAGCAGTACGAATAGCAATAATTATCGTCCGTCCAGACCTCCTCCTATACATACACCTAATTCTAGTTCTAGTTCTAGTTCTCCATCTAGTTCCAGTTCTACGTCCAGTTCTAGCACTGGTCCCAGTATTCCTCACAAATATGTGAGCAAGTTCAAGTCAGCCGAAAAAAACATTGACCCTGTTCTCCTGATTATTCAGGACAAGCTGAACCGCTTCTCTGTCACTAACTATGCCGAGATCCACGACTTCCTCTGTCAGATTATGGATTCTGGTAGAACAGACTTCCTCAAGAGCTTCATGAAGCTCGTCTTTGACAAGGCCACCATGGAAGAGATCTTCTGTCCGACCTATGTGAAGCTTCTGTCAGAACTTAGCAGCAAGTATGCGGTTCTAACGACAGAAATGGTCAATCGGTACAAGGAGTACATCGCAATCTTCAGCGATGTATCCGAATCTCCGGTAGCAGGGGACGGAAAGAGTGTAGTGGAAGCTGCTACGGTAAAGAAATATCGCCTCGGCTATTCTCAGTTCCTCGCCGAGATGATTAAATATAATATCCTCGATGCCGAGCTGTTCTTGAGCACGATACAGACAATCGTGGAGAGTCTTCCCAAGGTCGCCGCCACGAGTGAGAGTCGCAAGCTCCTGGAAGAATATGCCCACTGTCTCATGCGTATTCTGAAGGGCATTCAAGGACAAACCACGCCTCTTGCGATGGCCCTGAAATCCGCTCTCAGGGATCGGTTCGCCCCGCTCCTCCAACCTCTTACGAAAAAGAATCCCGAACTTCCCTCTCTCAGCGATACCGGTCGATTTACAATCATGGACATCTTGGACAAGATTAAAATCCTATAAACCCCTGGGCATCTATTTTTTTACTGGCTTCTAATAGAATGGCAAAGAAGGGACGATCCACAAGACGAGCAGGTAAGGGCAAGGGTCTTTTTTCCACCATCTACACACCCATCAGCGGAGCACTGGGCCTCGTGAACAGTGTGATCACTGGCACTACCAAGGGAGCCACACGTCTCACTCACGGTGCCATTAAGGGCGTCAACAGGGTCGGCAAGGGGCTCACCAAACGTCTGAATCGTGGGGTTGCTAATGTCGGTAAGGGTGTTAGCAACACGGTCAGGAGTGTCTTGCGTAAGAAGACCAGGCGTTCTCGCAAATAAATCGAATCTTGTAATTATTTTTAGTAGTGTTCCTAATAACTCTACTAAAATTGATTAGGTGCTGTAACAACCTAAGAAATAAGAAATATTAGTATCCAGAAAATGAAGCATACTTCTAGAATGCCTAAGAGATCGGGTCCTGTGGATGACGAGGAGACGTCCAAGAAGGCGGCGAAGCCTTCCAAAAAGGAGCGTCTAAATAAGAAGCGTGCTGGAGGCAAGCACGACGATGAAAACAGTAGCGACAGTGATGTGGACCACAGGGGAAACATCCGTGGCCTGATTGCGTACTCTGATGAAACAGAGTCCGAAGAAGAAGAGGAGCGTCCGGTCAAGAAGCGGAAGGCAGCACTCAAGGCGGATAAGTTGATCAAGAAGGAACTCGCAAAGGCCGGATCCAAGTACCGAACGAGACCCGAGCCCGAACCTGTTCGTCCCTCCAAGAAGGCCAGGAAGCAGGTTGTGGAGAGCTCCTCAGAGGAGGAATCCGAAGACGACGACTTTGAGGAGTTTGGCTCTGATGAGGATGAGGATGAGGGAGAGACCCTCGGATCTCAGGACACGGATGAGGAGGACGAAGAGGAAGAGGAATCAGACGAAGAGGCATCTAATGCGAGCCCTAGTCGTAGTGGAACGAATTTGTTGATCACGATCGGCGGAGGCGAGGATGACATCATGGATCCCATGGTGCCTCAGCGTCACAACATGAAGAAGGAGGGCCCAGCGGTAAAGAAGTTTGTGAAGCTGTTGACTACCCCTGTGGAAGACAATACGATTGACGCACATATTGATCAGTTCAAGGCATTGACGGGGGAGAAGCAGGAGGAACTGATCAAGGCGTTGGAGCGACGCCCCACGACGACGGACACAGGTGTCAATCTCATGTTGCGTATCCTGACCCTCAAGATTCCTACTGAGACCCAGGCTCTTGTCTTGGCCAAGTACAACTCGCTCCAGACATTAGATCCCGCCACGGGCGAGTACTTCAAGGTCCGCAACTGGCTGGATAAGATGGTGAGCATTCCTTTCGGTCTGTACAAGGAAATGCCCGTGAAGATCGATGATGGGTCTGAGGCATGTGCGAACTTCATGAAGGGGGCCCAGAAGTCCTTGGATGATGCGATTTATGGCCAGCAGGAGACCAAGCTCCAGATCCTCCAGTATATTACCACGAAGATCACCAATCCCAATGGCCGCGGAACTTCTCTTCTTCTGGTCGGCCCTCCAGGTATCGGTAAGACCAGTCTGATTAAGAACGGAATTGCGAAGGCCCTTGGCTGGCCCTTCCAGTTCATCAGTTTGGGAGGTGACTCTGATGCGTCGACCTACACGGGTCACCAGCTCGTGTATGAGTCCAGTCACTGTGGTAAAATCGTGAACTCCTTGATTGGGGCGAAGTCCATGTCCACAGTGCTTCTGTTCGATGAGGTGGACAAGGTGTCTGCGACTCCCAAGGGCGAGGAGGTTCAGAACATGTTGATCCATCTGACGGATCCCACTTCCAATGAGGGCTTCGAGGACAAGTATCTGTCAGGCGTGCCGATCGATCTGTCTAAGGTCATGTTCGTCTTTAGTGCTAATGATATTACCAAGATTGACAAGGTTTTACTGGATCGTCTGATGGTAATTGAGCTCAAGGGCTATGACGTAAAGCAGAAGGTGGCGATTGCGGAGCAGTATCTGTTGCCGGCGGCATTAAAGGATGTGAGCCTAGTGGAGCGGGTGGCGATCAACAAGGAGCTGTTGACCTACGTGATCGAGGAATATGCCAAAGAGGAGATGGGTGTGCGTGAACTCAAGCGATGTATTGAGCAAATTACACAAAAAATCAACATGCTGCGTATGTACAACTCCAAGGATCTGCCATTCTACATCAAGGACTTCTCTCTTCCGTTCACGCTGAAGAAGGAGCATGTGGATCTGTTCCTGAAGAAGAAGGAGGATAGGCATGCGGCACCCTTTGGGATGTACATGTGATGATCCTCCCTTTGGGAGGATCACCGCATCTAGATCCTCGAAGTGCCAAGGCACTTCGAGGATGTACATGTAGATCCTTAAAGTGAGAACCTCCAAATTAATATTTTTTGTTACAAATCTACCAAAAAATATTAGAATTATTTATGCGTATTATGCTTCATGAGCCACACAATCCGTCTTCCTCCGAAGATACAGGACATAGTTGGAGGAGCCGAAACGAGGCCCCTCAGGCAAGCTCTGACTCATCGCATCGTCGATCCACCACCACTTGTTCGTCACTGGATGAGCGATCTGGGCTGAATAATGCCCACCATTCCCAAATCCATGATGATCCGCGATGGCCCGACACTCATACTGCCACCCCTTACTGGGATGATCCGACTCGGGAGCAAAGTGGTCTGCCAAGGAAATCGTTCCTGTAATCTGAGGACAGGGTGTCTGATTCTTGCGGCCATCATACTGGAACCGTTTTAGAGCGACGAACAGGGATGATGGTAGTCTCCAGATGTGCGAGTAGGTTGTCGCCGGCTGACGCTTATCGACAGACTTGCGGCAAGGCAGACACTCATATTCGTCAATCGTGTCGGGGGCACACTCAGCCTTAAACCAGTCCTGAAGGTTGGGGCCATTACAGGGGATCTTGAAGACATTGAAAGTCTCCCAGCGATACGACTTATTGTGGCATGTTTGACATTCTACAGTCTTACGCATTAGGCCGAAGAACATGTCCACAATGGGACTCGTGTGACGGCTGAGAAAGGTGTTCCAGCCCTGGGTCGCCAGAGTCGTCATGGACGAGCCCTCAGGAGCATCAGGTACCACGTCTTTGGACTTGGCCTTTTCATTGAGAGCCTCGTGGAAGTTATCGAGTAGATAGATCAGATACTCATGACTATCATTCTGTCTGGGCTGACCGAAGCTCTCATAGACAGTGTCCTTCACGGCATCCTTAATAATGGAGAGGAATCCCATGGGCCTAACGTAGGCAGGCCTATGAGCCGACCACATACTATTAATCAAATCCTGGTAGCCCATGATGAGCTTGGCCTGAATGGATTCCTTGTCGGTACAGACAGATTCTAAGTCTTCACGCATTATGAACACGTTGAGTTCTGGGACGGCTCTTAGAAGCTGGATTGTAGAATTGGCATAACATGTGTTGTTCATATTCTGGAGCCCCACGATGCCCTTAGTCTCCATCGGCTTCTCTACTGGTACTTCAATTGGCGGCTGGTTAGGTTCTGATCCGCTAACATCGACTGAGGAAGGGGCAGATACTTCTAGGGGGAGTCCTGATTCCGCATACTGAGTTTCAGAATCAGTGGGTTCAAAGGAGAACCCCTCCTCGCCACTAGGTTCAAAAGAGGGGTCAAAGGAAAACCCGCCATCTTCATATGCCTGTACTGCCTCATCAAATGTAGGGCCTTCTGGAATTCCGTCGAACAGGGCCTGCGATGAACCCAGCGATTCAATCATGGAACTACCAACGGTAGGTTCAGCGGGAGCTTCCCCCTCTAGTCCCGTAATAAGCCCAGGGACTATGCTGACTGTTTTTATATCTTCTGACATGGATACTGTATTAATATCTTAAAGAGCTTAAGTGCTGTTAAAGATAGGAGTAGTAGTGAAGCGATGGCATATCCGAATTCAATTTTTAATATTTCGCTCATAAACGATTTGGATCGCTATTTTCCAGATGTCCTGTATAACTCGGACCGCTTCCAATCCGTCCAGGACCTCCTAGGCTATGTTCAGGGACAGTCAAGAGCATTGTGTCCTAATTTTGAAGCCCGACGTGCCCTATACAGGCAATATTTGGACGCATCAGGAGCACATGAACCTGTAGAAAATACGAATCGTCCCACAACACCACAGACGCCACCATCGCCCCAGACACCCGTTTCAGAGGATGTATCAGGAGAAGAGATACCTATAACTCCCTTGCGATACATAAGCATGAACCTTCTCAATGATGTTATAAATCTAGGAATGCCACCACTTGCCCCTATACGTCCATTCACAACATCTTCACGTCTTAATAACATTCTCTTTTCAACAACTTCATTGACGAACAATCTTATTTTTGAGCAGGAGGACTATGGAGGACTCCTAAATAGCCTCTTTGGTCCCATGGAGGATGTCATTGTGGCACCTTCGACAGAACAGATTCGTATAGCCACGACTGTATCAAAAATAGAAAAGTCAATGGACGATAACTGTGCGATCTGTCAGGAAGAGGTGATTGCCGACGCAGAAATTCGCACAATTAACAGATGTAATCACGCGTTTCATAAAGGTTGTATTGACCAGTGGTTCGAAAGGAGCGTTTTCTGCCCGATCTGTCGCATCGATATTCGATCAGAAGATATAGACTAAAAGGTTGTTCAAAAAAATATTAAATAGGCAATTTTGTCTTTTTAATATTTTAGTTTTTAATAATTTTTGTATTTTTATTTCATTATTTTACATATCAACTCCCGCCAAATCGCCTGGCAAGTGAGGGATGGACAGGCTGTAACTCTTCTCAATATCCTTCTGAAGTGCCAGCTCATCCGCAGATCCAATCAAGTTAATCGACACACCTTTTCGTCCATATCGACCCGAGCGGCCAATTCTGTGGAAGTAGTTCTCGCGACTGTTTGGCATCTCATAATTAATCACCAAGCTCACCTGTTGAACATCCACGCCTCTGGCCAAGACATCTGTGGCGACCAGAATACGACTCGTTCCATCTCGGAAATCCTGGAGACGCTTCTTACGCTCAGCTGCTTCCATATCGCCATGAATACACTCAAGGGTATATCCTGCGTCCAACATCCTCTTTGTCAGCTTCTCAACGGTGGGAATCTTATTGGCGAAGATAATCGCCTGATTGACGGACATGTGCTTGTATAAATCAGCCAATACATCGAACTTCCACTCGTCTCGTTCGCAATCTACGAAGTATTGGTTAATACCCTTGAGACGCACTTCTTCTGCGGGGACCAAGATCTTCACGTGATCCTTCTTCAAGAAGCGATCGGCCAGCTCTAGGACTTCTGAGGGCATGGTGGCTGAGAACATGGCCAGATGTGTCGATTCTGGAAACTTTCCAGTGGCCAGGATCGCTCGAATTTGCTCGGCAAAGAGTTCCTCCAAGAGTTGATCTGCCTCGTCGAGGATAAGATACTTCAAGTGATCGAGACGCATAGGTCCGTCTTTGCGAGTGATCAAATCGTAAATGCGACCTGGGGTGCCGGCGACAAACTGGACGCCCTGGCGAAGAGCCTTCTGATCGACGTGAACAGGTGTGCCACCGCAGAAGGAGGCAGTTTTGAGACCCTTGCTAGTAGCGGAGGTCTCCATGTACTGGCCGATTCCTCGAGCCACCTTTTCCGTCTGTTGTGCGAGCTCTCTGGTCGGACTAATGACAAGGACCTGTACATGTGGAGATGCTGCGTCCACATGATGAAGGGAGCCAATAGTAAAGGTACCCGTCTTACCAGTACCTGATTGACTCTGAGCAATAATATCGCAACCATCCATCATGGGCTTAATTGCGATTCGCTGAATTTTGGAAGGGTTTTCAAACCCATAGGAGTTAATGCCGCGGGCAACATGTTCTTTCAGGCCCATGGCATCAAATGATTCGAAGACCTTGAGATCTTCCATAGTGGATACTGACTTATTCGTTTCAGACATTTGGATATATATGTAGACAACTACGGACGAGTTTAGGTTCAAATTTAGCGTTTCAATTTTATCAATTTTCTTTTTTTCCAAAAATCGTCAAATTTGATTCATTTAAACGATCTATCTCTAAGCTAAATAGAGTCATAATGGCAGACGACGGAGATGATGGACAAATTGAGGACATGGAGGACGTAATGGATGCGTTTGATGAGATAATTGACGGAGAGGGTCTTGGTGAGGCTCTTGTGGATTCGATTCCGGGTCTGAAGCCGGAACTTCGTAGACTTTATACGCAGCATCCCGAGTTGATCATAGACTATTTAGAGACTGTGGTCAACAAAATACCTTTAAAGGTGGTGGAACCGACGGAGACTAAGCCTGATGAGAATCACACCACCTATCCCTTTCTGACACCGTTTGAAAAGACGCGAATCCTGGGTATGCGGGCAAATCAGCTGAGTCAGGGTGCCAGACCGTTCATTGATGTCCCCAAGACAGTCACGGATGTACGAGAGATTGCTCGGCTAGAAGTCGAGGAGAAGAAGCTGCCATTTCTCGTTCTAAGGACACTACCGAATGGACAAAAAGAGTATTGGAGGCTCAGTGATTTGATGTTGATTCACTAGAAACACTTGATCTTAATATTTTTTAGGGATGTTGTGCGGCGTCCTTTTTTGGCCTGGTCTAGTAGCATAAAAAATTGGCGTTCGTGAAGAGCGGAGGGGGCAATGGGAGGACTAGGTAATGGCGTTACAGGTAAGGATGCCACGGTAGTCCTCTCCATATTTTTTTTTACTCTATTTTGAGTTTACAAAAATATTTTAATGATTTTCACTTTTTAACGTCTCCAATTAATGGTGTGAAATTGGAGACTTAACGTCTCCAATTTTTCCCATTAGACAGGCTATAGCCTGTCTAATGGTGTGGTATTGGCGTCGTTAACGACGCCAATTCTTCCCGCAACTCAAACACGTGATGAAGATCGTCGTCGCCTCATCACCCGACCGCGTCTGCATTTCATACTTGGTACATTCCCTCTTCCCGCACCTTTTACACTCATATTCGTCTGTTGCCCTGCTCTTGTTCCCCTCCAGAATCTTCTGTTCTCGGATAAGCTGTTTATCCGCGAGTTCTTGCCAATGTTCAGGAAACATCTGGTACGCACTCATGACAGGAATCTGTTCCAATGAGATCTCACCACTTTTACAGCGTTCAAGAAGCTGCTTGTTCGGAATCGGCGACAAAGGATGAATATTCCAGAGAACAGTTCTGGCTGAGGACCGATACAGATCACAGAATATCGGCGACTTCCAGTTTCTCGGAATATAGTTCTTCTTGGCCTCAGATGCCGCCAAGGAAAGGAATGCCTTTTCCAGTCGATCTATTTCTTCGTCGTCAAACCATTCCTTTAGAAATGCCAATTGATCGAGTGTGGCCTGACGAATAGGGTGCGATGAGGCCGGCGTATCGATCGCCAGTTCCTCCTTGAAAGCCGCCGTGTCCACCGTGAGCATGGGGTTCGCCTTTACCCTGCGGGTAATAATGGGCTCGGGTTTCATATCCTCTCCGTCATCATAGTCCTCGTCCTCGTCTGGTTCTTCTGCCTCAGCTTCCTCGTCATCCTTCTCCTCGTCTTCCTCCCCCTCTTCTTCAGCTTCCTCCTCCTCCTCTTCTTCCTCCTCTTCGTCCTCATCCTCTTTCTCTTCCTCCTCATCCTCGCCCGCTTCCAAAAAGGCCTCCCAGGCCGTTGGCAAATAGGTGATAGGTTTCTTCCAACCCTGGCCCTTCGGACCAGCGACAATCACGATGTCGCCGAAAAGAGGCGGAGCATTTAAAGAGGCCGGCAAATCCGTGTTATTCTGAGTATCGGACTTGCCCTTCTTGTATCCGAAGAACGTCAGAACGTTCGCCGAGTCCAGGACAGATCCGATTATTTCAGGGGCTTCCTTCTTTCGCAAATATTTCTGAATTGTTTCGATGGTCAGAGTTCCCTGTTCATCCAAGGAGAGATTCGCCTTTCGAACCTCTCCTTTGACAGTAAGAAGCGTTGTCGTTATCGATGGCATTTACACTTACCTTTTAATAAGTGCTTAAATCGGCTTCAAGTTTATAGAGTAAGTGGAATGGGCGAACTTGTAATCTACATAAAGAATGACAAGGCCATGTTAGAATCTGACAAGAAGGTCACCTTTGAACAGGGATCAAACTGGTTCATCGATGATCTCGAGGACAGTTATGCTATTTTAGAACAAGGACGAATAGGGCCTTTGCTTTGTCAGAGGGTGGAGAAACGACCGTCCTCATGGACGGGGCCTGAATACATCGGATCCGAGACGGTCCCTATAAGGGTCATAAAAGAGGATGAGAGGGGTAGATGGATCCAGATCGGTGCCTGGAATCGTATTCATTGGAGACAGGGGCAGGCGACACTCTTTGACGCGGGGGGCGATCCCCAGTTCATCGAGGATCTAAATGTCTGGATGTTTGGTAGAGAATGTTCGGCTGGTTTCTAATAGCAGCCGTCGCTGCGGCTGTACCAATTCCCTTTATAAAACAGTGGACGGAAACAGGTGCCTATTACTGGATTGGTCTATCTGCCCTGTCCTATGCTGTGCTGATCTATGCCTACATGATGATCCTGCGGCACAATGACATCGCGATTGTCTATCCCATTCTGAAAGTCCTGTCCGTCCTTATTGTGGTTTGTGCGGGTCTCCTGTTATTCAGTAGCAAACTTGATCTTCAGACGGCCATCGGGATCTTGCTGGGTGCGACATCCATCTATCTTTTGGCAAAAGCGTAACGAACTGTGAGAATTTTAACCAGGGCCGTTGTAGATGGCGATAAGTACAGTCCAATCGGCGATTATTATCGGTGTTGTTCTGATTTTGGGATTCCTTGTCTATATGGCGATCAAGGATAAGATCTTCGGCTCGGAAGGATTTGAACATCCTGGCCCTGCTCCCCTTGAAATCCTGCCGACCTCCTATTCGCCCCCAAAAACCGTGGCTCCCTCCGGTCCGAACCCGCCTGCTCAGGAATCACCGAGAGGAGAGGTTGTTGTTCACGCAGATCCCTCGCCACGAGATCCCTTGGCCGACGAGGAGGAGTCTTCTATGGCAGAACCAAAAATTACCTATCCGGAACGACATTACAGACCCGCACCTTTGAACGATCAGGATGGAATCGCCTATGAAGCTGGCATTGCGGGGCCCACGGGCCAGAATACAGCAGCGAACGTCCAGAAGTTTGGCCTGGATACCATCCAGAACGGGGGCGAACTGTACAATGGAATTTATGCCAATGACGTGACGGAGAATCACAACTTTTCGGCTTTTTAGACTCTTTTTAAAGTTAGGCCTAAAGAATTCATTAAATATTTAAATATAAAATGAATTCCTTATCAATCAATGAACTTGTACAAGGCGTTCAATATAGACTTTACAGTGATGGTGGATGTAAGGGGATGGAAACAACCGTGTTGAGAACATACGTTGGATTAAATAATGGAAATGCGTTATTTTATGATGATTCTATGAAGTGTCCTGTTATATATGATAGTTGCTGGAGATTTTATAGGGTTTAAATGTTGCTTAGCAACATTTAATTATTTGTTAAAATATTGTTAGGCAATATTTATTTACGTACAGATGCTACCAAATTTGTCTTCTTACACAACGGGTTTAATATGATGGCATAGTAAGGGTAATAGATATAAGGGAAGAGGAAGCAAAGAGCAGCGAACATATAGGCAGTTTCCTGTGGATTTCCAATTGTAATGTTGTAGCAGTAGGACAGGTTGGCAGCACCGTAGCCTAGGAAGGCGTAAATAAGGAAGGCTGTCAAGCCTCCAAGATAGAGACCCGCCAGAATTGTGTTGACAATACCGTCTTCAATAACTACATCCTCCTTGTTTTCAAATCCCTCTGTCCCCAAAACGGCTCGGACGACCTGCTTTATTTTTGTGTGGATGGCACTCATTCTGTTAGAGACAGAGATTATTGATGAGTTTATCGCCGAAGGATCTGACGACGAGTCCGTCGTCGTTTCTTGATCTGTTTCTTGGTCTGTCGGCGTTTAGATCTGCGACCTCCAGATTGATTTGCTGCTTCTTCTTCATTTGTTCCAATATGACCACGTGTTACACCTGGAACTACTACACCTTTCATTTCCACTCCTGAGAATGTCAGACTTTTTACAAAGTTTCGATTGACTGGTTTTTGTCCTAGGTTTCCAGCGGCAGTAAATATAGTTTTTTTACTTGGTCCATTTCCTGGAGTTCCCCCAGGTGTAATACCAACGACTCTTGTAGCAGGTGAATATTTCTGAGGTGATGGAGCATGAGCTGCTTCAATAGCCTTTTCTGCCCTAGCATATGCCTTTAATAATTCATTTCTTCTTGTACCCTGTATAGTTGTGCTTATCCGAGGATTGGGATTACGTTTAGAATTAATAGGTGGTGGATTAATAGGCATATCACTACTTAAACGCAGAAAATATACCTAAAGCCTGCTTACTATGATACAGTAGAATGAGCCGATCAATCACAAATTCACGCCCCGTTACAGAAGATCGGGGAGCAAAGCGTCCTCCCCGTTTCAATCGCCTGGATGAAGATCACATCAAGGCGATTGAAACAATTTGTCGCAGACATCCGATCCTTCTGAACCGTATGGAAGTCCATTTACCGGGACATAGAGCCAAGCAGATCTTTAGTCAAGAAAAGCTCCTCGTCTGGCCCAAGTTTGATCGCAGGCCCGCCTGTTACCTCTTTTTCATTGACGGATACGCACCCTGCCTGTGGGATCCGAACAGACAAGAAGGCCTGACATTTCGATGGATCTTACCCCCCGGATTTGGACAAAAAGGTGCTACCGTATGCTTGGCAAACCTGCTCAAAGGTGAATCGACCCTTCAGATCGAGGATCTGCTGGTCTATGAGGGACAGGATCTCTGGTCGAGGCAGCCCTTCTCGAATCGTTGGACCTCCCTGAAGACCCTGTGGAACAGATTGCCAGCCGAACAGCCGTTACTAGCGGTAAAACCTCGCATTGTCGAGCCGATTTCCTTGGCTGACTGGGATGCCGCCTATGACGCCTCCCTTTCCTGGACAATTCAGCCAGAGTCACCTGGTCAGCGTTTTTACTGGTGGGATTCGATCACTCCTGCGGCTCCTAGCCAGTTCAGAGCACCGGCCCTAAAACGCGATGCCGAGGTCCATGTACAGATCTGTGCTCTCGCCAAGCCCTATACGAAAATCGGCTTACCTGATGCGTACTCACTCGAGGCCAGTGATGGCTCACATATTGGTATTGCGTCCATTTCCACGATGTCGCTCAGCCAACAGATGCGAGCTGAATGCGGGCCGGCGGGTCTTCGAGTGGAAGTCGTGTGGAACGATGACTTTAAGAAGTACCAGATCAGTAAAATCCTGGATCAAATAATTCCTTTGTCGGCTGCGTCTTTTTTTAGGAGGGTCTAATAGAGATGGCGACCAAGAAGAGTATGAAACGAAACCATTCTAAAAAGGCAGCCAAGAAGTCCTCTAAACGCCGACGATCCATGCGTGGCGGCGGCTGGACAGATAATCTGAGCCTACCGACGGCCGGCGTAGGAAACCAGATCCACGTAGAGTATTCTGGGCCAGGAAAGGACTGCCCAGGTGTCCCCATTCGCTCAGGAACGATCGATCCTCTACCTGCTCGTCTTAATTCGGGTCTGCCCGGCGTCGGCACTAGCCCTGCGTCTCATCCCATGAAGGGCGGTGCGACTCAGTTAGGATCTGGGGGTCCTGTGATTTTGAAGGGCGTCTCTGTGGCGGACGGAGAGATGCCAGGTAAGTTCCCTGGATCCTTCCAAGATATCAAGTCCGCTCTCCCTGTGACTACCACCTACAGACCCTCTCAGTCCGGCGGTCGCTACGGCTTCAGCCCTGATATCCTCAGCCCCAATGGAGTCGGCATGAGTACCTTCGGTCACCAGTCTGTTCCCTGTGAATTGGGTAGCTTTAACAAGATGAACCCCACGGAACCCATGCCTAGCCCTCCCCTGTCCAACATTCGCTCGGTCACCATGGGTGTCCAGGGCATCACATCGGCACCCTTAATGAAGGGCGGAAAGAGACGAAGAGGTAAGCATAATGGGGCTCACTGCCATATCAAGAAGTGTATGATCTGTCACCGAGGTATGCGAACCAGAAAGAGTAGGCAATCTGGTGGTGCTGGAGCACCGCTGTCATACAGCGTAGGACAGGTGGATACGATGCGATACAACGCCCCCACAGCCGGCTACACCAATCAGACAGTGTTGCCTCTGGTCCAGAATAACCCCTACATGGATCGCCTCGGATATGATGCGAGGGGTGGAGATGGGCGATACCATGCTCAGATTGGCGTGCCTGTGATGAGTGGACTCAATGAGGCCTGCTTAAAGACAAACTAGACGAAAAAGGAATACTATTTTAGGTCCTGATAACGATATAAAATATTACGTCTGATACAAGTATGAAAATGAAGTTTTCAGATGCGAAAAAGAAGGCCGTGGCCAAATTTGACAGTCCCGAGTTTATCGAGCGAATTCGTTCAGAAGATCCAACTATGGTCCGACAGCTGCCTATCCTCAAAGAAATAAACAAACTCGGATTTTTAACAACGGAATCTCAGGCTGGCAAAAACAGTAAAGGCAAGGATTATGAAATTATTGAACGAGCCTATATCTGTGGATTTATGCTAGAAAAAGATGCTGTCAAGTTCATACGGGACATGGGAATGATTACCGATAAAAATTCGGTCTATGTGCCATTAGTCGGCGACGAGATTCATATTCCGCCCTCCCTCGATATACCCTTAACCCTTCAAATTAAAAACGGTAAAACGGAGGTTGCTACTCATACATCCATGGCATTACCTAGGAGATGGCATGAAATGATGAGAAAACTAATTGGTCTCAATAAAAATGAGAAGGTTGTCTATATTTTCTGTTGGGACACCCATTGGAATCGTCTAGCATCCTCTAAATCTGGACTCTTTACAGACGTCCTAAAAGTCCTAAATCTCCTATAAGACGATTAAGCAATTCTCTGGGACTACTGCTGGCTTTCCCCTATCATCCTTAATCTGTTTGCCGACATGCTCAATAGAATAGGCACACTTTTTATAATATCTCTGTCTCAGCTGCCATTGACGAACATAGGTTTCATGTTGATCAATGACATCGATAATTAATGGCTCGATGACCCTCTTATCCACGGTGGTTCTCAGGATACGCCCTGTACTCTGCTCGACCTTTTTCCTGGGACTGGCCATGATCATCGCATTGAGGGCCTTGATATTCATGGCCTCAGAGGCCATCGCATAGGTCGCCAAGAGAACCTGACAGGTCTCAGCATTCGTATCCAGATCAGCCTGTTTCATGCCGCCCACGTAGTAGCCCCGACTAGTGGCCTCTGGCAAACCGGCATCGATCTGGGCCAGGTGGTCCCTACGTTCTGACAACACCAACACTTTTCGTCTCGGATCTGTGACCAAATCCTTTAAGTGCTCCAGTACAAACTCCGTTCTGGCCTTACAGGTGACGACTTGGGTCATAAGGCGTGCGGTCACCAGTTCTCCCCGCCAGTCCAGGGGCAAATCGGCATAGGCAGGATCGTCATTATGGTACCAGAGGGCCTTTACTTGGACAGTCGGATCGGGTTCCCTCGTTTTTTCCTGATAGACGGGCTTTCCGAGATAGTACTCAAAGACTTTCGTGAGTCCGTCATCGCGATCGGGCGTCGCCGATAATCCGAGCATATGAGGGGTCTGGATTTTGCGAAGAACACCGCTGAAATACTGGGCTCCGAGATGATGGCATTCATCGAAAATCGTAAATCCATATCCGCTGAAGGTATCAACAGGATAATCGCGAAGACAGATTGTCTGAATCATACAGATTGTAATATCGTATTCGACAGTCTCAGTTTTAGGACCTACATCTATTTTTGCCTCAATTAAACGATTCGTCAGCTCCTCCTTGGTTCCACTCACTTTCAGACCCGCTTCTTTGGCAAGTTTCTTCATTTCCGAAAGACCAAGGCCCTTAGATACAACTACTTCTGTCCCGCACTGGTGACTATCGCCCTGTATAATCCCTATCCGGGCCCCATCAATATACCGTTCAATCTCCCCTTTCCATTGATTCATGAGAAACTCCTTATCGACAACAATTAAGAAGCGTTTCCCGAGTTTGATCGCTATCGCCAGGGCCATAAAGGTCTTGCCCCTGCCACAGGGGACACAGATCAGGCCATTCGCCCCTTGTCCAACGAACTTGTCGATGATCTCTTGCTGATAGGGATAAGGAGTTCCCTTGAATGTGACGGTCGGAGGCAAGGGAATCCCAGGTTTTACGGTGACTGCTTCCGGTGGTCCAAATATATCGGCGGCCCAGGCTCGTGGCAGATAATAACGGGCTGTGCTCTCGGCATAAATCTTGAACTCGGGGACAGCCGTGGCAAATTTCTGGAGCGTCCGAGGTTTCACCGTCAGCTCCTCTTCAATTTGCTTGACCTCGTCCTTCGTTAGCGACTCTTTGAGAATCGAATAGCCCTTTGATGTTAGGACTTTATTCGGCGTCGACATTGATGATCGTAGCGTATATCTATTCTACGATCAAATTTTAAGACTAATCACTACAATAGAGGAGGATGATCAATTCAAATGAATACGTGGCTGTAGGGGCTTTAATCCTAGCAGCATTTGCTACACCAGTCGTACCATGGACCATTCTAAAACTATTGGATTACATGCTCGTTAATGTCTTTGTGGTCGTCGCTCTTTTAATTGCCATTAGCCACGGTCCGGCCACAGGCATCATGGCTCTCATTCTGGCGGCGATGCTCTACATGGAACGCAATCGCCACAAGGTTGCCTATGCGAGAGTGAAGTTCGCAAAAATCATGGAGGCGAAGAAGGACAATCAAGCGACCGTCGAGGAAGAGGGGAAGCCCCAGGAGACGGTGCCCGTCGTGGAGTTTGATGAGCCAGAGGACGATGACATGATTTATTTGCCAGGGAAGAGCACGGGATCCGACAAGTTTCATCGTGTCCCTTTTTCGGAAAATCTGAACGACAAAGAACCACTTCCAACTGTTCCGATCGGAGCCAAGTCCGCCCCCATTTTCAAGGACTATCTTCATTAGACTTCCTTGCGATCCAAGAACTTCGCATAGGCCGCCGAGCATAATTGTAAAGGATTTTCACTACCCGTCGCAGCCGTTTTCAAGCTCGCTTTATAGGACGAATAGGAGTCATCGGTGTAACAGGAGTGGCGTCCTCCGTTCAAGTCCGTGAACTGGACGAGGACCAGAGGGACTGGCGAGTTCGGCACCACCGACATCGTCTTTACGCAATCTGTGCCGCGGCAGTCCACGTCTTCGATCGCCTTCATATTCTGGCAACTGTCCATTTTGTTACGATTCTGTTCCTCTGTCGCATAAATGCGGCACTCGGGTTTCCCCGTATTGTGAGCGACTGGTCCAGACAAATCCTCTGACAATGGTTCCCCAGTACACCCTTTTCGTCTCGCTCCCTCATAATACTTCAAGCCCTTGGGACAGAACTCTGCTTCCATGCTCTTGTAATACTCCTGGAGGACTTCACGGCAAGACGGCTTTCCGTTTTTGGCAGAACCCAGAATACAGCTTCGGTTCATGCCTTCTCTGGGAATACAGACACCCCCCTCTAGTCGTCCGTCGCAGCAGCTGGAATTGTCCTGACTGTCATAATAATGCTTCATATTCATAGGACAGGCACGAAGACCCTCTTTTATTGCTGCGAATCCCTCTTTCACGTACAGTTTCTGGTACATCAGAGATCCCATAATAATCACGATAAGGACGCACAGGAGATACAGAAGCTGCTCCATCACTGTTTATCCATAGGAATATTTATACAGAGAAGCCCTCCGCTGAACCAATTCTGCTTGCCATAGCAGCTCGCCTAATTGCTATTTCACCTGGATCTGGAGCATTGGACCACAGAATTAAAAAAATAATGAGACCGATGACTATGATGCCTCCTATCATACCCCCTACGATTCCAAGAATTGTTTCCATGGACAGTCCAGGAACGCCGACGCCAGCGGCGTTCAGCTCGTCCCGTTCTTTCAGTATCTTATCAAGGGTGGCGGCATCTTTGGGAACTACGTAGTCGCCGGACACCGACATTTGACTAAATGGCACGCATTTGTATTGTGTTGTCTTGTAATACGGACAAGAGTTCTTGTCGAAATTACTGCTGAGGGCAGGCGGCTTCAGATTGTATTGGACGATCTTACCGAACTCTTCGTAGGTAGCCGCGATGAGTTTTGTAGGTATAAACCCCTCCCTGCTCATAGTGGCGACCGATTTGACCCCGTCAACTATGTCATATGTTATGACGGTCGCATAGCCATCCAACAAGGCCGGAGGAAGCCGATAATCTGTCGTGTCTTTCTTCAAGAACTGGAGGTCCTGGCTATTGAGCGTACAGCCGACGGGAAAGTAGGTGACGGTCGTATTCAGGCTAAGTTTTTTACTGAAATCATCGGGATTTACGAGGTCGACGCACATGTTGTATTCATAGGACGTCGCCCGCACATCCTTTTCGTCCTTGTCGTAAAAAAGGGTCTGGAGGGAGGCTGCGGGCTCCTCTGTGTGGATCAGTTGTCGTAGATATCCTGCCCGACTTTCCTGATTGGATTCATAGATCGGAAAAATCACGAGAAGAACCTTCGGGGCCGTGGCAAATGACGGATTGCTACAGAAGAAGGTTAGCACAAGATCCAGCTGGGGCATCTGAAACGCCGTTGGTCCCTTGATGCCTTCTCTGTGCGTAGGACTACAGATCTGTACGTCCATGAGCCTGTACTTGTTCCCTTTCATGAGGATGATGTTGTCCGTGGATTCATCCACTCTGTGATTAATTAAGCCAGGAGGGGATTGACGAGGAGCAAAGGATAATATAAACGGGGGCTGTTTTACTGCGATCGAATCAATGAGCAGTTGATCCAGGTTGCCCTTTACAATCTGAAATCCTGTCGTTGCGTCAAGAGGACACGTCATTACCGATACCGTGGAAAAAAATACAAAGTGCCCACACACCTTCGTTATAAAACATTCATAAATTTGACAGGATGCCTAAAGAATTTAGGATCGCTAGAATAGAACCAAATGCTACTCCGACTCGTAACAGGATTCGCATTTGCTTTTGCGATGATTGCTGGCCAGGCTAGTCCATGTCAGCCCGCAGGAACAATGGGTGGCTGCCCTAACGCTACTAGTACTTTGGCTCCGACAAAAAGTGTGGCTCCTAGTCCCTTCTACAATGTAACACGCAACGTAACATCCTTTCCTCCTTCGATATCACCCTATCCGTCATTTATGGGATATAATCAGACAAACGGCTCTCCTTTCAAAAGTCCTGATCCAACACCTCTTCCATCTAAAGATCCCATTCCCTCTTCCTCGTCGAATCCTAGCCCAACACCTGTACAATCTAGAAATCCTGCTCCTTCCTCGGATCCTAGCCCAACACCTGTACAATCTAGAAATCCTGCTCCTTCCTCTGATCCTAGTCCAACACCTGTTCCATCTAGAAATCCTGCTCCTTCCTCTGATCCTAGTCCAACACCTGTTCCATCTAGAAATCCTGCTCCTTCCTCTGATCCTAGTCCAACACCTGTTCCATCTAGAAATCCTGCTCCTTCCT